GGGCGAGGATGGCGTGCATGTCTCGGTCGGCCTGCCGTCGCCGTGTCAGCTCAGACTCGGCATCCTGCACCCGCTGCACCAGCGACACGTGGCCGTGATCGGGCTTGACCAGCAACCGGTGGTGCTCTTCGACCAGCTTCTGCAACGACCGCCACGGGGCCAGCAGCTGCCCGAATCCAGCGGTCAACGCCGACACCACACCCACCAGGGCTGCGACCTGCACCAGGGTCACCTCAGTCAGCACCGGGTCGGCCATCACCACCTCGTGGCCCCATCATAGCCCGCCACGCCCACCGCCCGGCCTCGGTCGGGGTGGTGACCCATCCCCACGCCACAGCGAGGAGCAGGAGCCGAGCACATCGCCAGAGGTGGAGCACAGCCCACACGGCGAGCACCACGCATCCGGCCCACAGGGTCAGCGCGGCGCCGGTCACGACCCGTCGCCCGTCGAGGGCTTGGGGTCTGGGGTGAGGAGGGATAGGACACGGGCGCACATCTCGTCGTGAATGGCCCACATGGGACGCCTGGCCTCGTCGGAGATGGGCATCGCCTCGATGTCAGCGGCCACCAGCGCGGGTAGCCCCGCAATCCGCACACGCAACGCGGCGTGCGCCTCATGCTCTGCCGCTTCGGCGCGCCGTTGGAGGCTCTGGCCTTCCTGCGTGGCCAGCAGCATGCGCCGCTGCATGAACTGAGGCTTGCTCAGCAGCCAACGGATGAAGGCGTGGGTGCCCTGTGGGTCTCCAGGTAGAGGCGGAATCTGGCTGGCGTCTTCCGCTGCGGCTTCCAACTCCGCCACCCTCGCCCGCTCGGCGTCGCGCTCTGCTGTCACCCTGGCCACCTTCGCGTGCCACGCGGCGTGCGGGCACTCGGGGCTCGGCTCCCATCCAGGGCCGATCATGTGCTCGGTCCAGACGTAGCGGACTGCGCCGCCCTTGTGAGCAGGGTCGAGGACGACCCATGATTCGGGAAGCGCAGTCTCTTCCCCATGGATGCGGCAGCCATTGACGAGGAGCATACCGACGCGGGCGCGGACTTGGTCCACGGTCAGGCGCGGCGTGCCGGGCTTGTCGGTGCTCATCGGTCCTCCTGGACTCTGGCACGGTGGAATCGGTATCGACCACGGCGGCCCCGGCACTCCTCGCCGGGTTGGGCGCGGCAGCGCCCACAGGCGCGCGCGATGGGGCCGGGATTCCGCCCATGGTCGATGCTGGCGAAGGTCGTCTCGGCGCCGATGATGCGGCGGAACCGAGGCGGATCGTCGTCGTCGTCGTCGTCGTCGTCGTCGTCTCGGCGGGATGGCGGCGGCGGAGCGGCGGGGGCCAATCCCCCCAGCATTGTGGCCATCAGGAGCGCGGTGTGGTGTTGCCGTTTCATCGGTCACTCCGGGGCATCGAGGCGGCCCACCGCCACAGGTGAGATCCACCCCAGATGAGGAAGAACACGATCACGGTGTCGATCATGGCTGGCCCCCGCGCGACAGACTGGCCGACAGGGGCTGCAGGCCCCCGGCCTTCCGGGTCGTCACGTGTTCACGGTCTGTCTTCTTCATGTCGCTGCGCCACGAGCTCGCCCCGCCGTAGGCGATGGACTCGAGGTAAGCCCACTCGTACCAGTGCTTGCCCTTCAGCGTGGTGAAGGAGGCCTGCACCTGGCTGCCGGCGACGGCCTCGACCTTGGCCCGCAGTGGCGGCAGAGTTCGGCCACCTTCGCCCTGGAAGCGGACAGTAAGCACGGTCCCCACGGGGGCGGGGGCGGTCAAGACGACGTCTCAAGCGAGGGGGTGGTGAGCCCACCGTCGAGCAGCTGCAGCACCTTCCGCTCCTCGACTCCAAGGCGCTTCTGCTTCTTGTGAGCCCGGTACGTGTCGCGGAAGCTCTTGCGGAGGGTGCCCTCGGTGTCGGCCGTGAGCTTCATGCAGAGGTCTTGCCAGCCCCCGCAGGCGTCGATGCCGGCGTAGACTGCATCACGGTCCCCTGGGCGCTCGTTCGGGCCGAAGTCCCACTCGATGTGCCAGGACTCAGCCACCCACTCGGGGTCGCGGCGGCGGCGCATGCCGGCGGGGGGGTCCATGCTGCCGTAGCGGCGGATGCCCTGCACGACCCGGCCCCATGCCTGGTCGGCGGTGTCGATCTCCTCGAGGCGGCGGCCGGGGACCCGGGCCAGGATGGTCCCAGGCTGCGGCCAGAACTGGCAGGCGGTCGGGTCCCGCCGGAGAGCCTTCAGCGCCGCCCTGAAGTCGTGGTTGCTCAGGTCGGCGAGGTCGTCGCGCCACAGGGCGATGGTGAGCTCGATGGCCTCTGGCGACTTCGGGGCGTTGGCCACGCTGCCGGCCAGCAGCTTGCCGATCTCTTCGATGATCACGGAGCGGTCAGGCATTCTGGGCCTCCTTGAGGGCTGCCTCTTCGTCGAGGGCTTCGTTGTGGAGTCGGGCGAGCAGAGAGAGGTTGGCGTTCTGGGCACGGGCGCCGGCGGTGAGCCCGCCGACGGGGCTGCCGGTGGGTGGGCCGTCGCGTGGCCTGACGCCCTGCACCTTCAGCAGGTACCGGTCGGCCACCTTGGTGAAGGTCCCGAAGGTCGCGGGCTCGCCGTCGTGGGGCCACGCCCGGCCTGCTGCCTGCTCCTCGAGGTACAGGTCTGCGGCCGCCTCGAGTCGGTCGGTGCGATCGGGGTGATCGAGGTGCAGCCGGGCGATGGCCACGAGGGTCTTCTGGTGCCCCCGGTCGTTGTTCCGGCCCTTGAACCGCCACGGGTACTCGACCTCCGGGTGGCGACGGCGCCAGGCGGCCAGGAAGGCGTCGGAGGCCTGCTGGCACAGGGTGCTGGCGAGGGTGTCCTTCTCGGGCTCGGGCTGCCATCCGCCGTGGGCCTCGACGAGACGGTCGAGCACGACGAGCGCCTTCCGGCCGATGCCGGGCAGGGCCTTGGCCTCTGAGCGCCGAGCCTGGGCGAGCTTCGCCGTCGAGGTGTAGCCGGCTGCCCGAAGGGCTTCTCGCTGTGGTCGGGTCAGGCCTTCGAGACGTGGGGGAGGGGGGGGTTCTGGGGGGGGTACCTCCCCATGTGTACCTGTAGGTGTAGAGAGAAGATCGGGCGCGTGGGAACCTGCCTGGGGAGCGGGCGGGGACTTGGTGGGGACTGGTGGGTCGATGACCCCGTGAGCCTCGGTGTCCGAGTGGGGACTCGGTGAGGACTCGGTGGGGACTCGGTGGGGATTCTTGGGGTACTGCTTCTTCTCGGGCTCGGAGGCGATGCCTTCCCTCCGCTCCCAGGTGACGAAGTCGGCGATGGCGCGCTGCACCGTCGGCCGGGCGCCCTTGCGGCTCCACCCGGTCTTCCGGTGCACCTCACGCTCGGTCGGCTCCCGCCCGTCCTCGAGCTGGCCCCAGACGTAGTGGTAGATGACGAGCTTCGGGCCCTTGCCGTGCCGGGCGTAGTCCCAGGACACAGCCTCGGCGAGGAGGTCGGTGGGCGTGGGGCGCCAGGTCATCCCGGCTCATCGCGCACGTCGGCGCCGGCCCGTTCGGGCTTGTCGTCGTTCATGATGTCCTCGGTTCGTCTCCCGCCCCTGGTGCGACCCTCCCCGGTTGCATGCCGGGGAGGGGGGCCGAAGCCCGCACCGAGGACGTGGTGTTCAAGAGCCCGATGTGGGCTGAGAAGGAGTATGGCACGCTGGGTCGCTCGCGGCAACGAGGAGCACCTCGACGCCCGCGGCCTTGCAGCGCGCCACCATGTCGGCGGTGCCGCGACCCCCGGGGAACGCGAGGCACATCAGGTCAGCTCCGCGCTCCTTCGCCAGGCTGCGGGCGATGTCGAGCAGCCAGCGGTTCCTGCGCGGGCCAGCGGCCTTCCCGCCGCCGCGCCACGGGGCGGGGACCTCGATGAGGGGGGCGGCCATGGTGTTGCACCACTCGGCGGCCAGCATGTCGGCGCCCGAGCGGCAGCCCCCGGTGAGGACCAGGGCGGGCATCAACTCGAGGAGCCGGTCGCCGACGAGGGCGGCCTCGGGCTCGAAGCGCATCCAGCGCTGGCGGCGTGGATCCTCGCGCTCGCCGAAGTGTCGGCCGCCGCAGACGATGAGGTGCAGCGGCCTGCTCACGGCGAGACCCCCCAAGGCAGAGAGGTCTGGCGGACGCCGTTCGTGGTGTTCGTCCAGACGACCTCTCGGCTGGGCTTCCGCCTTCCGGCCGCCCCACGAGGCCCTCGTGCTCGAGAGCGCCGCACGTCCCCGGCCACGCCCTCGACGGTGAAGACCACGCAGACCACTACGATGATGGCTGCGGTGACAGCCACCCGGGCTGCGCGTTGGCAGAAGGGGGGGCGCTCGGCCATCACCCAGCCTGCCATCGACGGAACGCTGGCACCCAACCTACGAAGCCCTGGCACCTGTAGCCGAGGGCCAGAGCGTCGCCTCGGGCAAGCGACGCCGGCGGCCCCCGCTCCTTGAACCAGCGCCAGAACGAGGCCTTCACCTCGAACCAGGGGACGAGCACCGGGGTCAGCGTGCCGCCCGAGGTCCACTGCACGAGCAGGAAGGGGGCGCCGCCGGCGGCCAGACATGCGTCGAGGTGCTTCGCCTGCGAGGGGTTCTCCTTCCCCGAGCGCCGCTCCTTGTGCACGAGGCGGCTGAAGTAGAAGCGCTCCTCGGTGCAGCGCTTCACGTCGAAGTGCACCGACACGCCGTCGCCGGTCCCTCCGTAGTCGCAGGGGCCTGCGCCGACGAAGAAGCCCGTGTGCTTCCTCGTCTGCGGGTTCGTGCTTAGCACTCGGAACTCAGGGGGGACGGGGTAGACGTGGACCCCGGGGTCCCGCAGGCCGGCGTGGTACTTGTCGACGTCGCGCTGCAGGCTCTCGCCTGATCGCTTCCGCTTCGATTGCAGATGGCTCTTCATCAGCGTCGCCGGGACTTCGGGAACCGGAGCGGGCTCTTTCCCTCGGACACAGCCTGGAAAGTCCAGGCGGTCACCCCGACAGGGCGCGCGAGGTACTCGGTCAGCCCGCGGGGGGTCAGACGGGGCGGCCTACTGTGCTCTCGAGGGTAGAGGAGCCCCAGGTTGTAGAGCCGGCGCATAGACCGAGTGACCGGTATGGTGCTGACCTCCATTTGGGAGGCAATCTGGCTCGCGTGCCATCCATGGCGTGGGTTCAGGTGATGAACGTATCCTTCGGTGAGCACAGCCCAGTCAATGGGAGAGAGTGTGCGGAGGTAGGCCGGAAGGGTCGGGCTGGGCTGCTGGATCGTCATGGGTCCTGGCGGGTGGAAGGTGAGACGAAGGATGGCGGGGCCCAGGTGGACCCCGCCTCGAGATCAGGTCAGTCGGTGACCCTGCCGATGATGGTCTCGGTCTGGCGCGAGCCCATGCCCACGAGCCAGTCCTCGCCGAGCACGACCTGGAGCTTGTTGGCGAGCTCGTACTGGGCCTCGCGCCGGGCCTCGCGCCACGTCGGCATCGAGAGCCGGAACTTCATCGCCTTGGCCTCTCGGTCCCACTTCATCGAGACGTGGACATCGACGTCGACCTGGATGTCGGGGGTGGCCAGGAAGGGGGCGAGGCGCAGCTTCCAGACGGGCTCGATCTTGCCGCTCACCGAGGTGTTCGTCTCGCCGCCGCTGAAGGTGACGAGGCCCGTCGGGTCCTTCTGGACCGTCATGTTGCTGCCGTCGGTGACCTCGAGCTTCATCAGCGAGGTCAGGATGGTCGCGGCCCCGTCGGCCTCGACCTCGACCCACTTGTTGTCGGCGCCCTTCTTCCGCGCCATGCGTGGGGCGAAGGTGTCCTGCACGGTGCGGACGAAGTCGAAGATGGTGTCGAGGTCGTGCCAGGTCGGGCCGCAGACGCGGCGCCAGGTGGCCCAGGCCGCGTTGTCCTCCAGGGAACAGTCGACAGAGAGCCCCTCCACCTGCCAGTCGTTGGCGGCGGCGGTGACCTTCGACTCGCCGACCATGATGGTCACGTCGCTCGGGTAGCAGCGGTCCCTTTCCCTCTCGCGTAGCAGCCACGACGCGAAGGCGACGAGGTGCGTGAAGGTGTGGCGAGGGTAGACCTCGTCGGGTCCCTTGTCCTCGTGGCGCTGGTAGCCCTGGTTCTGGCCACCGGCGTAGAGGAAGACGCGGCGACGCCCGTCGGGGTGGGTCTCGTACATGGGCTTCGCCGAGGCGGCCCGGGCCTGGTCGATGAGGAAGGAGAGGGCTTCGCGGATCACTGGTCACCCCCACCACTCTCGACAGAGAAGGGGAGGGCGGGCTGCGGCGACTCGCCCACGGGCTCGACGTACTCGCCATCGACCATGTGCAGGAAGGACTTGGCCGCCCGGGCCTTCGGGGTCTTGCTGTTGACCTGGACGTCGAACGTCAGCGGCGCACCGGGCATGTCCCGGGCGGAGAGGCCCTCGACGCCGATGGTGATCGTCATGCTGCCGGTGGCGTGGCCGGTGGAGTTCCGCGCGCTCTCGTGCGAGATCACCGCGTCGATGATGCGCTCCAGGTGCTGCTGGAACTGCCGGCCCACCCGGCCGTCCTGGACATCGCCCAGGGTCTCCAGGGTGAGTGTTGCGTATTCTTCGGGCATGGGCTCTCCTTCGGGCTCGACGCCCGCGTGCTGTTGGTTCGCGCCCTCAAGAGGCGCTGGATGAAGATGTGTCCGCAGCGGGAGCCTGGACGCCCTCACAGGGTCGCCTACCCACACTCTCGGGGCGACCAGGCTGGGCTGCGGATGAAGCCGCACAAGAGCCGCTGGGGTCAGCGGTCTGCGGGTGCGACGAGGAGAAGGGGGGCGCTGGGGGCCAGGGCTTCACGTCGGAGCCGAGGAGGCGCCGACGGATGCCGCGGCCCTGCCAGGAACCGTCCCGCTTCCGCCAGATGACCAGCGACGAGTCGGTCTTGCCGGAGGCGTTCTGGTGGTCGCGGCCAGGGCCGTCGTAGGAGACGCGCCCGAGGTCGATGGTCTCGTCGGGCCATGCCTGCTTCAGCACAGGGTCCCAACCACGGTCGCCAGTACGGCCGAAGATGGACGAGGGCAAGATCCAGGACACGAGCTCGTCGGCGTCGCGCAGGGCGTCCAGCAGCATGGCGGCCGCGTTCGACCAAGGCGGGTTGCCGACGCCAGCCATGAAGCGGGGCGTGCCTGGCATGGGGCCGCGGGCGGCATCCCAGACGTCCCAGCCCAGCGCGGGGTCGATGTCCGACGCCCAGACCTCGAGGCCGGCAGCCTGAAGCGGCTCGACCCAGGCACCGTCGCCGGCATGCGCTTCCCACACGGGGCCGCGCAGCCCGTGAGCGTAGATGAGGTACTCCACCAGCGAGGCGGCCAACGCACGAGGTGTGTAGGCGTTGTCGGAGCCAGCGGTGGGTTGCGGTGGCGGCGGCGCCCCGAGGAGGCGGATCTGGCTCACAACAGGACGCAGCGAAAAGCGTCAGGGGCCAGCCCACCACCATCCACCATGAGCAAGTCCATAGAAGGAGCGGGGACGGGTGGGCGGCCACCTGACGGAGGAAGACCCGAGCCCACAGTCGATCCTAGATGGCACACGGAAGACCAGCTGAGGGTGTGGGCTCGGGCGGAAAGGGAAGTGCTGCGACGCGGGCGCTTGCGCATGGGTGGCGTTGAGCGCCTCGCGCCGCAGCGGGTCGAGGCGGATCTGCCAACACGACTCGACCAAGATGGAAGGAGGGGCCACCACGGGGGGCGGGCGCCAAACGGGGCAAGGGCGTTCATTGACCCTGCACGCCTCGGCCAGTTGCTATTTTGTGCTGGCGCGTCTTCGGTGCGGCCGAAACGTCAGCGAGCCCGAGCGACTCGAGGGTCAGGTCGGGCAGCGCGTTGATGAGGGCGCGCAGCTCAGGCATGGTCACGACGCCGTTCCGCTCGATGGTTTCCAGGCGACGCAGGCCGATGCCCGTCTTGTTCGAGACAGCGGTACGGGTCCAATCGGCAGCTTCTCGTGCCTCCTGGATGAGGCGTCCTGTCGACTGGTCCGTGGCCATTGTGGCTCCTGTGGTAGCTGGGAGGCTTCTACCTCAAAGTTGTGGGGTGCGCCACTTTTCTTGAGAAAACCTACACACGGATTGTGCGGCCGAGATACAGCACTGAGGCCAACACGGAGAACACCATGCGCAGGACACCCTACGATCTCTGTGGCTCAGAGAGCCCAGACCCCGCCACAATCGACGATAGCGCGTGGCTCTACGCCGTCGAAGAACAACGCGAATCTGCCGACAAGAAGCTCGACGACATCGACGTTGTCAATGGGTTGCTCGACGAGGGTCCCGACGAGTGGAGCACGGAGCCGAGCGTCGTGGCGCTGGCAGAGGTTTGGCTCGACTTTGCAGGCGATGATGATGTCAGCCACGCTATCGGCGTCTACCACGATCTGTGGGGCTGCCTGTACGGCAGCGGCAACTTCGATGGCCGACTGGCTGCGGCCGTGCTCGGCCGGGCCTTCTTCGTCCTGTCGGCCCATGGCCTCGGCGTTGTCGACCTGCGCGGCCTGGCCCCGCTCTACATCGAACTGACGGCGGACGTCCTCGAAGTGCTGGTGGCCTGATGTTCACGCACTTCACGCGACCGCGCGTCACCAACCTGGGGATCACGAAGATGATCCTGATGGAGGAGGCGTCCAACGCCCTGCTCCACGGAGACCTCGCCGAGGCACGTGTCCTGGCTGACGTTGCCTCCACCGACGACAGCCTGCGCCGCCTCATCGACACCGCCGTCTTCGCCGTCGAGCGAGCGGCCGACCCTTCCCGCCACCCAACCAGAGGATCTGCCACATGATCACCGTCTCGAACCTCGGCCCCATCAGCGAGGCCTCCGTCCCCACCAACTCCACCGTGACGGCGCCGTCGCAGTCGGGCAAGACCACCCTGGTCGACGCCGTCTGCTACGCCATCGTTGGCACCGACGCGCACGGCAAGGCCGTGGGCGGCGACCGACGTCACCAGTCCGAAGGCGCCGAGGAGCCGGCCAAGGCCGCCGAGGTCTCCTTCGACTCTCCCCGGGGGAAGATCTCCCGGCGCATCACGGCGAGCAGCAAGCGGGCCGACATCGACGGGGCGAAGACCGACAGCCGCGGCGTGGCGCAGTGGCTGGGCCTCACCGGCAAGACGACCATGGCCCGCCTCGTGCTGGCTCCGCTGGCCTGGACCAACCTCTACGACAAGGAGCGCGGCCGCCCGCTGCGCAAGGCGCTGATGTCCGTGCTGCCGCCCGTCGACATGGGGGCCGAGGTCAACGCCATCCTCGAAGAGGAGGGCGTGTCCATGTTCAAGTTCGACGCGGTCAGCATCAAGCCCGCGCTCGAGCAGCAGACCATCACGAACCGCCGCGAGGCCGTGGCCGAGGGTCGCGTCGAGCAGGCAAAGACGGCGCTCGCTGCCCACCCCGCGCCCGGCGCCCCCGACGGCGACGCCGCCGAGGCGCAGCTCGTGCTCGCCGCCGACGCTGCCCACGCGAAGTGGGCCTCGGACATGGTGACGCACACCGCTCACGTCGCCCACCTCGAGGAGCAACACGCTGCCGCCGTCGCCCTGTACGAGGCGCAGGCCGACGCCGTCGCCCGCTGGGAGCAGGAGTGCGGCCGCATCCGTGAGCAGTACGCCATCAACACCCTGGCCTACCAGAGCGCGATCCAGGCCTACAACACCGCCGCCGCCGCCGCCAAGCAGTGGGACACCGACGTCGCCGCCCTGGGCCCGCAGCCCACGCTGCCGACGGTCTCGAACGTGCCGATGTGGTGCCACGAGGCCAAGGCCAAGGTCGGCTTCGCCGAGCGGCAGCTGCTCGATGTGAACACCTCCTACATCGAGGCGCGCGACGGCGATCACACCTGCCCGCACTGCAAGCAGGTGTGGGCCGACGGCGGGACCCCCGAGGTCGAGCGCCTGACCCCCCTCGTGCGCGCCGCCGAGAAGGCGTTGATCGACGCGCAGGCCAAGGCCGAGGAGGCCAAGGCGTTGATCGACGCGCAGGCCAAGGCCGTCGTGGCCCACGAGCAGGCCGTGGCCCTGCGTCACCAGTGGGGCGAGTCGAAGCTCACCCTAGGCTCCCAGCCCCGCGTTCCCTTCGCCCCCCGGGAGCCGGGCGCGGCCACGCTCCCCGACAAGCCGCAGGCCGCCACGCAGCCCGTTTTTTTTGTTCTTTCAGCCCCGCCGGCGCAGCCCCCCGAGGTCACCCCCGAGGCCCTCGCCGCCGCCAAGGCCACCATCCAGGCGCACGTCGACCACGCCACCCACCTCTCCACCCACAACGAGGCGGTGGCCCGGCTCGAGGCTGAGGTCGCCCAGGCGCAGGCCGCCCTCGAGAAGGAGACCGAGGAGGCTGCCCGCGTCCGCTCGCTCGTCGCCGCCGTCCGTGCCGCGCCGAGCCGCGTGGCCGAGCGCCAGGCTGCGTACCTCGGGGACCTCGGGCCCGTCACCCTGGAGTGGGGCGCCACCGACAAGGAGCAGGCCGTGGAAGTCTTGATCGACGGGCGCCCGTGGCAGCGTGCCAGCGCCGGCCGGCTCCGCTACTCGGACCTGTACCTCCGACGCGCGCTGCGCCGGGCCGCTGACCTCGGCTGGCTGCCCCTGTTCGTCGACCAAGCGCAGGACTGGAGTGGGGAGTGGCCCGAGGTGGAGAATGCGGTGTTCCTTCGCACGGCTCCGGGTGAGTGGAGCGTGGAGTCGCGGGCGCGGGGTGCCGCGTGAGTTCCCCAGTATGGGCCAGCGAGGTGTCCGACCTTGTCGAGGCGGACCAGTGGGAGGGCGACGTTCGGCGGACATGGATCTGGCGAGCGGAGGATGTCGAGCGGGGAGACGCGCTCATCTGCACCTGGGACATCGACGACGTCCACGTCCGCCTGGACTCCGGCACCTACGAAGCCCAGGCCGAGCACCACGACGACATCCCCACCACGATGCGGGCGCTGCTCGCTGGCATCGACGCATTCAACCGACACCACGTCAAGGACGCATCGTGATCGGCTCTTACTGGTTCGTGCACGTCAACGTCGACTACGAGGGCGAGCACCCGGAGAGGGGCCACCAGTACGGCGTGAAGCTCGACTGGCTCGACGACGGGCACGCCAAGCCCAGGGCCACCAGCGGGACGCTCCGCTGCACCTACATCGGCGAGAACTTGGGACAGATGCTCGACGACCTGTTGGTGGATGCTGAGTTGCTCGGGGTGAAACGGGAGACCGTGTCGAGGGGCACCATCGCCGAGGGGGCCTTCAGCAAGACGGCCTTGATCTACAAGGACCCGCATGGGGTCGGGATTCCGCCGCAGATCGTCGTCGCCATCCGCACGGCGGGCGTGGCCCGCGGCTTCCACGTCGAGGCCGGCTGATGCGATGGAAGACCGCCCGGGCCCCGCGGCCGAAGGAGGGCGACACGCGCAACCGCTGCGTGTTCGCTTGGATGCCCGTCGAGATCGAGGGCGTCGCCATCTGGCTGGAGTACTACGCCGTGACCGAGCGGTACGAGGGGTGGCGTGAGTCCATGGTGCCCGGCGAGGAGGACCCGCCGTGCTGGGTGGTCATCCGCCGCTTCCTCGGCGAGAACTCGCCCATCCGCTCGGACTGGAACTAATGAGCGTCAACGCCGAGCGAGCACCATTCTGCGGAGGGACCGACGCAGCGAGCATCTACTGCTCCGTGCGCGGCCTGCCCTACTACGGTTCCGCGTGGGAGGTCTGGGCAGAGCGGCACGCACCGGCAGCCTGTCCCCCTCGCGACCCGAGCATGAAGCGCTGGCTCGACTTGGGCAACGTCCTGGAGCCCTTCATCCTGGGCGAGTACAACGCCCAGGTAGCAGACCAGGGGCTGCATGCTGGGCGCTCCCGGGTCATCTACGGGCCCGAGCCCTACCAGTGGATGCGGGCGCAGATCGACGCATCCATCCTCGACACCCGCAACGTCGAGGTGGGCGTCGTGGACGCGAAGAGCCTGCGCCTGCGGAAGCTCTGGTTCGAGCAGAAGGGCGAGGTCAAGGTTGCCTCGCAGCCCATCGGGTACGAGATCCAGACCCTCTGGTACCTGGGCCTGATGCGCCTGGAGCAGCAGCGCCAGGGCCGAGAGGCGACGGCTGTGTGGGCCGATCTGGCAGGCCTCGACCTTGTCTCCGTCAACGTCCTCGTGCGTCGCATCCAGCACGACGAGGACCGCTGGGCCGACATCCTGAACGTCGTCATCCCCTGGTGGGAGCGTCACATCCTCGGCGGCGAGCGCCCCCCCGACGACCACAGCGAGACCTGCCGAAGGTGGCACCTCTACACGAAGAGGCGGCCGCCCGAGAGTCGCATCGCCACCGATGAGGAGCGCGAGCTCGCCGAGAAGTGGGTCGCAGCCAAAGCCAGCGTGAAGCGCTCGACCCTCGAGGCCGACATCTACGGCGCTCGCCTGCTGTCCCGCATGACCACCGACAAGCTGCTGATGGGCCCCGAACACCGGGCGCCCTACGTGTCGCTACAGGCTGGGGCGCATGGCTCCCGGTCTCTCCGTTCTCACAGATTCCCTGACCCCGAGAGGTAGACGATGTCCGACTCCCCCTTCATGCCCCCCGCCCGCCGTGAGCACGGCAGCGTGGCCCGTCCTCGCCAGGCCCACGCCGTCGAGGTGGCCCAGCAGTCGTCGCCCGACGCCAGCTTCCTCCTGCCGCTCGTGCAGATGGCCAAGGATCTCGATCGAGACGAGACGCGGATGCTCGACGCCGCCCGCCACATCGGCATGCTGCTGGGCGAGTCTGGCTTCTACAGCTTCCGCATGGGCGGCAAGGCCGTCGAGGGCCCCACCATCGTGATGGCCGAGGCCCTCGCCAGCGAGTGGGGAGGGCTCGTGCATCAGGTGGAGATCGTGAGCGCTCAGCCGATGAGCAGCGGCGGCCAGCGGGTGCACCTGCGGGCCCGGGTCATCGACCTGTGCCGCATCGTCGTGGGTTCAGCTGACTCGGTCATCAGCACGGCACCGCCCCCGGGCCGGTTCGCCGAGAAGCTCGACCAAGCCGAGCGCTGGCACGGCATGCAGATCCAGAGCGCGGCCTCGAAGATCAAGCGGAACGCCATCTTCGACGTGCTCCCCGGGTGGTTCGTCAGCGAGGCCGTGGGCGCCGCCAAGCACGTGGCCAACGACATGGCCCTGCGGGTCAAGAACGCCGACGGCCAGTGGGTCCAGGTGTCGCTGGGCGAGAAGATCGACCGGGTGCTCAACAGCTACTTCCAGGAGTGGGGCCTGACGCCGAACGACCTCGCCGCCTGGGTGGGTCACGACGTGCGCCTCTGGACCGTCGTCGAGATCAACGGGCTCACCGCCCTGTGGCGCGAACTCAAGGAGGGCACCGCCACCTCCGACACCGTGCGCGAGGCGGGCAAGCCCGAGAAGGTGAGCCCCGACCAGGGAGCCCGCCCCGTCCCCGAGGCCCTGCGCACCGAGCCCGCCGCCCTTCCCGAGCCCGTCCCCAACTTCCAGCAGGGTCAGCCCGAGGCCCGCGAGAAGGTCGCAGCCCAGCCGACGTCCTCCTCGACGAGGCAGCAGGACGATGCCCCGCCGCCCCACGGCGAGTCCCAGCAGGAGGCGCCCACCCCCGAGGTCGAGCCTCGCTTCACCGACGAGTCCGAGGCCCGCGCCTACATCGACGACGCCAACGCCAAGCTGGGCACCTCCATCGAAATGGCAATCCGCACGAAGGTGGGCGTCAGTGTGACCATGAAGCCGAGCGACGGGCGGCTCGGCGCACCCAAGGCGCTGGCGTGGGCCAACGCGCTGCACGCTGCTGAGCAGGAACTCCTGGCCGAGGCGAGCGGGGGCGCGGAGTGAGCGACGACAGCAAGCCTCGCCTGCGGCTCGTGCCCAGCGTTGGCTCCGACACCAAGGTCACCATCGGCGTGCCGAAGACCGGGGTCAACGGGTACCGCACCCCGGCCGAACTGCAGGCCGCCGAGCTTCGCTTCCGGGCTCGGCGTATCGAGGCCATGCAGGGTGTCCTGGCCTGGGCGGCCGAACTGCTCGACAACGGCAACCCCGTGCCCGAGAGGGTCCAGCGCTGGGATGACCTCGGGCGCCCCGGCCTGCGGCAGAAGACGTGAGCGCCTACCGCTACTGCTCCACGTGCAGTCGAGAGGTCGTGCCCCTCGACGTGCACGAGCGTGAGGTGCAACGGGCGCGGTGCGCGGCCCGCCCTGCCGACGAGCAGGAGCGTGAGCTGCAGCGGCTTCGCTCGATGGTGGCCGGCATCGACCTGGCCTGCTCCCACCTGCGCGAGGAGAACAAGACCCTGCGCGCCGCACTGGCCCAGGCGAAGCGCCAGTCGCACCGCCCCGCCGCCCTGCCTCGCAGCGTGTGGCGCTTCCTGGCCCGCGTGGCCCACCCCGACAGGCACCCCGACACCCACGCAGCCCACGAGGCCCTCGTGTGGCTCAACGACAGGCGACCGACATGAGCACCTGGACCACCATCCGACACCCCTTCGACGCCCTTCGTGGGTGGCTCCAGCGCTGGCTGAACATACCTGCTGGCCTGCCGCTGAAGCTGTCGGCCTTCGAGGACCGTATCGACAAGACCGCGTCGCGCCAGGGCGCCCTCGAGGTGGCCGCTCACGACGAGTCGGCTCGGGTCGCTGGAGTGCTGCACAACTGCAGCATGAGCCTCGCCGGGCTGGCGCAGCAGCCCTACGCTGACCCAGCACTCTTGGGCGTCCGCTTCGGGGAACTCGACGTGCGGCTTGATGAGGCCGACTCCATCATGGCGGCAGCCGCCGACGCCATCGACGTGTGCCACGTCAGGCGCACCGCTCTGGCCACCTACGTCCAGCTACAGCACTCTTCGTGCTCGGCGGTGCGCAGCGTGCTCGGGGTGCCGGCCACCGCCCAGCCGTGCCGCCTGCGCCCGGGCACCCTGCCTGTGCCGTGCACCCTCGAGGGCTGCCCCCAGCGGGCCATCCACGGGCGCCTCGAGGAGCTGATGCAGGAGGCGCTTGGGGCGAGCGGCGAGGGGTGAGCGTACTCCGTGTCGGCAGCATGTACGCCGGGCTGGGCGGGCTCGACCTCGCCGTCGAGGCTGCCTACGCTCACCTGGGCGACGTCGAGGTGGCCTGGCAGCTCGACCTCACGGGCCACGAGGTGCGCCGACGGAACTGGCCCGAGGCCCTGCAGATCGTGGGCAACGTCAACGAGATCGCCCCGGCCGACCTGCCGCGCGTCGACATCGTGACCGGGGGCTTCTCCTGCAAAGGGGTGAGCGTCGCCGGCAAGGGCGAACTCCTCGAGCACCCCGAGACGGCGGCCACCTACTGGGGCCTGCTCTGGTTCGTCGCCCACCTGCGCCCCCGCTGGGTGGTCATCGAGAACACGCCGAAGATGCTGACGTGCATGCGCGAGCTGATGGAGAGCCACTACGGCGAGCTCGGGTACGGGGCGACGTGGGTGAAGTGCAAGGCCTCGGACGTGGGCGCCCCGCACAGGCGGGCCCGCGTCTTCGTGGTGATGGTGCTCGGTGGGCGGCACCGTGGCGTAGTGGAGCCGTCGCCGTCGCCGTCGCCGTCGCCGGAGAGGGAGTGGCCCACGCCGCTGCAGTCCGACGCCGAGGACGTGAAGTTCAACGGGCACCGCCGCTCTCCGTCGCTGAACTTCGAGGCGCGGCAGCGGCCCTGGCCCATGTGGAACGACCACAAGGCGAGCGGAAGCCGCAACCTCGAAGGCTCCGGCGCCAACCCAGGCACGAGCCTCACCGACGCCGTGAGGCCTGACCGTGCTGTTCGGGAGGACGTGGTTCGAGAGTGGGCCACACCCAACGCCGGCAACTTCAACGAGAGCGAGAGCCACGAGAGCCACGAGAGCCGGTCTCGCGCGCTGGTCGAGGCTGGGTCAAGACCGCTGTCTGAGCCGCTGGGGATGCAGGTGAGGCTTCGCATGAACCCTGGTACAATGGGTGAACCTGGAGCTGCCCATGGGAGTGTCACCAACCCCGATAGACCTCCGCCCGTGCGCGTACTGCGGGCAGCCGATGCCTCGGCGGCGCTACCCGAAGGGGACGCTGGAGCCCCCCTGCCTGTACGCCAGGCGGAAGTACTGCGACCTGGCCTGCTCTGGGATGGGGCAGCGGAAGACGAACCCGACACCGGGCGCCATCGGCAAGCGGGTCAAGCCCCTGCGGGCCGCGGCGTGCGAGCGGTGCGGAGCAACCAGCAATCTGAGCATCCACCACGTCGACGAGAACAGGCTGAACAACGACCCGAGCAACCTGCAGACGCTCTGCTCGAGGTGCCACACGACGGTGCACTGGGAGACCGGCAAGACCATGCCGGTGAAGTCGCCACCGTGCCGGGTGTGCGGGCAGAGGAGCAAGGGCCACGGGCTCTGCGGGAAGCACTACCAGCGGTGGAGGAAGTGGGGGGACCCGCTCATGGTGAAGGTGAACCAGTACTCGGGCCCGGTGAGGGTCACCGAGTAGATGGCCGGTCGTGGGCCACGCCGGTGGCGCGCGACTACAAGTGCGGCGAGCTCCCCAATCGGGTGGGTTCCGAGGCGCTCAGCATGCAGGCCGGGAACGGCAAGCGTTTGTCCGCGGCGTGGGTTGAGTGCCTTCAGGGCCTCCCCATGGGCTGGACGGAGACCGAGGGCCCGAGCCAGCTCGCCGAGGCCCGGGCCCTCCTCGAGGCTCCCCGCTGGCCACGCGGCCGCTACCCCGAGGACTGGGACCGCACGGTGCCCTGGCCCGGCTACGACTGGGAGCCCCCGCGCACGCTCCCCGACGGCCCCCCGTGCCCCGGCCGCCCCGCCAGGCTGAAGCTCCTGGGCAACATGGTGAACCCCCAGCAGGGCGCGCACGGGATCCGTGCGGCTCTGAGGGGGCCCGTGCAGCGGGGGCTGTTCTGGTAGCTCAGGCCTCGGCGGGCTCGGGCAGCGGCTCGAGCTCGATGGCCAGGGCGATGCAGGTGCAGATGCTGGGGAAGACGAGGCTGATGAAGTACATGCTGGGCTCCTGACCGGGAATCACGAGGATACCTGGCGGAGGGGCCGGCGCCAGAGCACCTGATCGGCGCTGGTGACGTACTCGTTCTCGCCGTAGCTGGAGAGGGCCACGGGCTCCCACGGGCCGAGCGGTTCGTGCTCATCGTCGCTGCTGTTGGGGTTGGGGACGGTGCTGCTGTCGCCCACCCAGTGGTCCCAGGCGTCGGGCTCCTGCTTCGGGGCCAGGGCGTCGAGGCGGCGCTGGACTGCGTCGGGGTCGAGGAAGCAGACCCTGTCGGACAGGGCGCAGATGCGGCGCACGCTGCCGTCGGCACAGATGATGCCGAGGTCGGTCTCGTCCGCCACGAAGACACGGCCCTCGTAGTCGAGGTCGTCAGCGCTGGGTGGCTGAACCAGGAAGGGCGCGACGCGCACGCGCAGGCCGATGAGGTGTTCGTTCATGGTGCCCTCCTACGGGCGGTGTCGAAGCCACGCTGCCACTCGTCGACCAGCTGGCTGGCGATGACGTGGACGTCGGGCTCCTGGGGGTTGGCGGTCTTCACCCAGCGCTCGCCGGCAGCAAGGCCACGGGCGAACGCTTGGGCGGGGGTGAGCAGCAGGCGGAGCATCAGTCCGTCTGGTCGAGCATGTACTGAGCCTCGCTCATGGGGCCTCCGTCACGCCAGGCAGGCTGAGCGGGTCGCAGGGCGGGCAGTGGGTGATGCCCTCCTCCCGACCCTGGGCGTCGAGCACCCAGGTCAGGCGGAACCGGCGCCTGGGCAGGCTCTCGTTGCAGACCTCGCAGACATCGTGGTCGTCGGCGGTGGGTGGGTCCCAGGCTCGCAGCGTCATGCGATCACCCGCAGGGCCAGGGCGTCGGCCAGGGTCTTGTAGGTGCGGTGCTTGTGGTGCCCGTCGATGGAGAGGTAGTCGAGGCGGATGTCGGTCATGCGTGGCCCCCTGGGGTGCGTGGACCGGCGGCCCACTGTGCGATGAGCATGGCGTCGCCCGCGCTGGCCCCACCGAGGCGGGCCTCGGACAGCGCCTCGGCGTAGCGCTCGGCGCGGGCCTCCTGGGCGTAGTGGTCGACGAGCTGGTCGCGGTCCCGCTCCAGGACGGCGAGCACCAGGGCGCAGAGCCAGCGGACTGCGGCGTAGTTGCCCGTGCGGGTGCAGAGGCCTCGGCCACCCGCCTCGGCCAGGAGGTTGTAGATGCTGATGGCCCGGCGCCGGATGTCGGTGCCCGGGGCGAAGCTCTCGCCGGTCTCGACGAGGACGGCCTGGAAGAGATCTCGGAAGGCGGCGGTGTCGAGCGTCGAACTGCCGTCGTTGGCCTCGGTCCAGGGGAGGTGAGCGTTGACGAGGCGGGACGCGGACTCGCTGACCTCGTCGGGCCACTCCAGGCTGAGCCCGTAGAGAGCCTCGTCGTCCTGGCGGGCGGCGCGGAGGGTTGCGACGAAGCGGGCGATGGTGTCGGCGACGCTCATGGCTCCACCAGCCGCACGGTGCAGGGCCCGAAGCCCTCGGCGTGGACCTCGACCTCCTCAGCGATGGTCCCCTGCGTCACCTCGGTGCACAGGGCGAGGTAGTTCCATGCGGCCCAGTCGGCCGCGCCCTCGGCTTGGTTCTTGGAGAGGTCGCCGTCTTCGTCGTTGACGGGCTCGACGTCGAAAAGGATGCTGATGCTCACTCTCATGGCAGGACTCCCATGGGGTCCAGCGGACCCCCGGTGGCGATGATGAAGGCCAGGCAGACGCCGGCCAGGACGAGGAGGAGGACGTCGCCGCAGGTCGCAAGGCTCACAGGCGCTCCTCTCGCCGCCGCTCCCAGGCCTCGATGCGCTGCTCCCCCGCGGCCTCGGCCCACTCGTCGTGCACCGCGGCTCCTGCCTCGAAGGCCTCAGCCTCCTGCGCGGGGGTGAGGGTGATGTCCTCGCCTTCGATGTCGCCGCTCCAGGCCTCGACGACGAAGAAGCCTCCGCCGTAGCCGACGCTGGGGTCGGGCTCGTCGAAGTCCAGCTCGACCTGGACGGGCCGGTCGTTGATCTCGATGGTGACGGTGATGGTCATGCTGCCTCCTCGCTGACGATGACGACCTCGGCCTGGCGGGCGGGGGCCGTCGAGACCACCGACACCGCGCTGTCCTTCGACGTCGTGACCTTGCCGTTGCACGTCGTGAGCGTGGGCGCCTTCACGGCTGCGATGGCGGTCGCGGCCCGCGTCTTGAGCGCGTTCGTCTTGTCCTTGTCGGCTGCGATGGACTCGGCTGCGATGGCCTCGATGGAGACCTCGTCGAGGGCGCTCTTGTCCAGGGCTCCAGCGACGATGGCCTTGACGGTCACGCCGTTCAGCTTCGACAGGGCGGTGGCGAGCAGGGCCCAGGGGTCAGCCTTGGCCACGACGCGCTGGGTGTAGACCTCGCCCACCTTGACGGTGCCGTCGAGGCGCAAGGTGACGTCGCAGTCGAGGCTGTGGGTGCCCACGGCCAGGTCCTTCCGCGAGACCTTGGCCGCAGCGGTGAGCTGCTTGCCGAGCAGGGCGAGGACGGCGGGGTCGAGAGTGTTGAGGCTGGTAGTCATGTCGGCTCTCCGTGTGTCTATCCAGGCCTTATCCGACTACAGCCTGCGCGCTACAAGAAAAGTGTAGAAGGCTGGCACGCCCTGCCCTCGCAGGTGTGCCAGCGCGCGTGAGCTCACCGCCCAGGTGGCCGCTCAGCCGAGGGCACACCCCGAGCAGAGGTCAGGCGTCTGGCCGTAGTCCATCGCCGGCTCCTCGCCACACTCGACGCAGAGGGCGGGCTCTGAGCGGCCGGGGAAGGTGGCCACGGGCTTGCGCCCCGCGATGAAGCCGCGCTGGTTCAGCAGCCTCATCACGAGGTCCTTCGTCGTGAGCCCGATGATGACCACCTTCTCGATCGTCACCGTGTTCGTCGGCTCGAGCCCGGCCGCGCGACGTCGGGCGATCGTCCTCGCCTTGTCTAGGGACGTCGTCCACTCTCTGGTGTCCTCCCCCTCGGGCATGCCGTCTCGAGAGCCGTCGTCGTCGACGCTGTAGACCGTGTAGCTCAGGCTCACGATCCACCCCCGTCGTCCAGCGCGGCAAACCGCAGCACGGCGGGCGACGCCGCCACCAACGACGGCAGCACCTTGCGCAGCACGGCAATCTGCAGAGCCAGGTTGTGCTTGATCTCGTCTCGCTCTGCTGGGTCCGAGAACGGGCTGTCCTTGCCGATGTCCGAGAGGCGCTCCTCGAGAACGTCGGCCGTATCCGACAACACATAGTAGAGTATGGCGACTTCCGCAGTCGTCAGGTCGAGCATCAGAGCCTCCGAGTGGGCGCCGCAGGGGGCGCAAGGGGAGCGGGGGGGAAGACGGTGGCGGCCAGCACGCGGGCCGCGAGGGCGCCGCCACCGCCGAGGGCGAGGGCAGCGAGGAAGGTCAGGGCGAAGCGCATCAGCTCACGCCCCAGTGCCGGCCGATGACGCGCTCGGCCCGCGCCAGCTGGAAGCTGTTGAAGTCGTCGCCGTGGACAGCGTCGTCACCGAGGCCCGAGTAGGCCTCCAGCAGCAGGTCTTCAGCGGTGGGCGCCTCGTCGAGGGAGGCGGACCAGTCGGCGGCGACCTCGTCGAGGACGGCGGACAGGCGGGCAGCGGGGGTCATGCCGTCACCTCTTCGGCATACTCTTCAGCCAACGCCAGCGCCTGGGCCGCCGGCAGCGAGGGCCGCAGGTTGGCGATGCTGCGGGCGAACTCCAGCCAGAGGAAGACATGGCTGACCTCAGCGAAGGGCTCACCCACGCGCCGGCTGTACTCGTAGGTCACGTCGTGCAGGGTGGGGGTCATCGGGACACCCCCAGCCCAGCAGCCGCGTAGTCCCGGCTCTTCGCCGCCATCGCGCGGCTCGTCTCGGCATCGCACAGCGGCTTCGGGGCGACCTCGCAGTAGCGGCCGGTCAGATCCTCGTAGGCTGCGGCGTACTCCAGCGCGGCGGACTTGCTGAGGCTGATGTGCAGGAGCTTGCTGTCCTCGTCGCGGATCACCGTGTAGACCTCGGGGGCCGCGGCGAGGAGCGCGAGGGCATGGTCGCGGCGGGTGATGCGGGCAAGGGCGCTCATCGGCGGTCCCCGTCAAGCTCGAGGCCATCGAAGTCGGCCAGGCCACGGGAACCGTGCGCCATGCCGGCCATGCGCCGCTGCTCGTCACGCCAGTCGTCGTCGCTGTCCAGCTCGATGGCCTCGCGGACGAGCATCGCGACCCGCTGCTCGTGGCGCTCGAGGGTGGCGCCGAGGTGCACCTTGGCGAAGCACTGCGGCCGGTGCGTGACGTCGACGGGCCAGTAGCCCACGCGGGCCATGCCCTGCGTCTCGCTCCAGTGCGGCGGCCCCACCTTCCAGACCCACACCGTGCCGTCGACCACGCCCTGCTCAGCAGCGAGGCGGGCGGCGGCGTTGCGCACCAGCGACCGCAGCTTCCGCTCGGCGTCGGGCTGGCGGTAGTGCGTCACACTGTAGGGCAGCGCGTACAACCCGTCGTCGTACTCGTCAACGTAGGAGCACCACAGGGTCACCTTCCCCGCGGCGGCCTGCGCCTTGCGGTACGACCACACGCCCTTGCCCTGCGGCATGACCTCGCTGTCGGGCACGACCAGCACGTGGAAGGCGTGGCAGTCACGACCCACCACGTAGGGCAGCGGCTCGCCCGAGGTGTCGATGCTGCTGTCGCGCGGGTCGGTCGTGCCGCTGAAGTCGAACCACCGGTTGCCCTGCTCCGCAGCACACGCGGCGGCCATCGCCCGGGCCGCCTCGAGGGTGAGGGTCTCGTCGTGCTCGTCGTCACCCTGCTCGGGGTCCCAGCCCCGCACGCAGTAGTCAGTGCCGTCGTGGCACAGCGCCACCACGAAGCGGGCGTCGCTGTTGGCGCGGAGGGTGGACGGGGACAGGTAGAACGTGTCAGTCATTCGGGGACTCCGTGGTACACGATTCACGTAGCCCACCACGCCTCACTTGCCTACAAGATAAATGTAGGGCACCGCGAGAACCACCACCACATCTACATTGTGGAACTCAGGCGAACCTGGCGCCACACGCCGACACCACCACCACTGAAGTCTGAGTGTGGCTCACCCTGCACACTCACCTGTAGAGCAGAACACGCACGCGCGAGGAGCAGGGAGCGGCGGCGCGACCCGGCCATCCGCGACTCCGTCGGGCTGGCTCTCATCGGCAGGCGCTCTCCCGGGAGGCCGAAGCCTGAGCGCGAAGCGACAGTGGGGACAACGCTACCCGGTCACGTCAAGTCGAAGCAGCACGAACTCAATCATACCAAGCACTTCCACATCGAATCCAAAGAATCCAAAGCGGGCATGTGCAGCAGTGACTCGAGCACGGGTCACTCGCAACAGAAGTGACCGGCCGATCACATCCGGCTACCGTGCCCCCAAGAGGCCACCCCAGGCGCGTGCGTCGGGTTCGCCCGCGCCAGCACCTGAGAGAATCCGGCCCACAGGGAGGGGTGATCGTCGAGAACGTCGAGCCTCTCGACGCTATGCGTTGCAGTTTTTGGCGACGGTGGCTCGCTCGGGCTCGGTCAGCCACACGCCCCAGCGCTTCTTGCCGGCCGGGGTGGTGTACTCCATGAGGTTCCCGAGATGGTGGTGCCGAGCGTAGGTCGAGTAGCTCGCGCCCCGGTACCAGAACTCCATCTCGCCCGTTGTCGAGCCAGCCCTGGGACGGGATGGCCGGGTGCCGTTCGGGTACGACGTCACAGTGCGTGTGGGCTGCTCCTCGGTCGGTGGGTCGGGCTCGAGGTCCACGGCCGGTGCAGGCTCTCGCTCGGGCTCGAGCACCTGCTCGGGCGCCGGGCTGTCGGCCAGGCGGCGCAGAGCAGCGGCCACCTGCGGGCGCATGAAGCTCAGCAGGGCTGCACGGATCTCAGCGTCACCCACGGCGGCCACCTGCTCAGCGGCAGGGCCCAGCACGAGGCGGGCACGGACCTCGCAGGCCTCACGGTGGGCGGTGGCCTTCAGGTAGGCGAGGCGGGCCTCGTGCTCGATCTCGCAGGCGTCGAGGTACACGTCGACAGGGTCGGGCGCACCGATGGTCAGGCCGGGCAGGGTCTCAGTGGTCATGGGGTCTCCGGGTTGGGTGGGTCAGACGATGACGGAACGGAAGGCAGCAGCCTCGAGGAGGTGCTGGCCCTCGACGTGGGCGGCGCCGTCGAGGCGGGCGATGGCGTAGCCCCGGCGCAGGATGCGACCGTGCGCCCGGCCTGACAGGCCGTAGGCGCCCATGATGCGGGCGAGGCAGGCGCGGGCCTCGTCGGAGGGGCGGGCTTGCTCGACCAGCTCATCGCCCTCGAGGGTCGCGGCCAGCGTGCCACGCTCCCGGGCGGCCACGACTCGGGCCTGGACGTCGGCGCTGGGCTCGCCCTTCGGCGCCTCGAGCACGTCCTCGGGGGTCGGGGTGTGCAGCCAGACCACGACGTCGAAGAGGTCCCGGGGGATGCGCTGCTGGTACCGCTCGACCACGACCGAGGGGCAGGTGCACTGCCGGGTGGCCGAGCCGAGGTAGCCGCAGGGGCAGGGGTTGCAGGCGCCCACCAGCATGAAGTCGGCCGGCATCGTGGTGCTGCCCGAGGCGCGTGTGGTGGTCACGGCCTTGTCCTGGTGCGCCCGGCGCATGCACTCGATGACGCTGCGGGAGAACTCGGTGACGTCGTCGAGGAAGAGCACGCCGTTGTGGGCCAGCGTCACCTCGCCCGGGCGGAAGGCGGCAGAGCCGACCATGCCGGCGGCGCTGACGGCGTGGTGCGGCGCCCGGAAGGGGCGGCGGGTGGGGAGGCCCGAGCCCGTGGCGTGCAGCCCCGTGGCGTCGTGGATGGTGGCCACCTCGAGGGCCTCGTCGCGCGTCATCGGGGGGAGGATGCTGGGCGTGCGGGCGGCAAGCATGGTCTTGCCAGCGCCCGGGTTGCCGATGAAGAGGACGGACAGGCCGCCGGCAACGGCGATCTCGAGGGCCCGCTTGGCCCGGTGCTGGCCGCGCACTTCGGACAGGTCGAGGTCGTGGGTGGGGGCTGGCGCGGCGGGCGGCAGGGTTGGCGCGTCGCGGCCTTCGACGACGTCCTCCAGGTCCAGGACGGCGCGCACCTCGATGCCGTCGACGAGGGCAGCCTCGTGCCTGTTGCTGAAGGGGACGACGACGCGCTTGATGCCGGCCTCGGCCAGCGCCTTGACCATGGCGATGATGCCGCGCACGGGGTGCACGTTGCCGTCGAGGCTCAACTCACCGATGAAGGCCGTGCTCTCGGGCACGTCCATCTGGCCGCTGGCAGCGAGGACGGCGACGGCGATGGGCAGGTCGAGGCCCGTGGTCCGCTTGACCATGTCGGTCGGGGCGGCGTTGACGACGACGCGCTTGCGCGGGAACTCGAGGTCGGCCTCGACGATGGCGCTGCGGACACGCTCGGCGGTCTCGCGGACCTGGCCGGCAGGCATGCCGACGATGACCATCGAGGGCAGCCGACGCACGAGCTCACACTCGATGGTGGCCAGCTGGCCGGTGGTGCCGCGGGTGAAGGCAGAGGGGACGGTGGTGGTGGTCATGGGTGCTCCGTGGTTCCACAGGTAGCGTAACTGACTACGCCTACGTTGCCAACTGGTGGAGTCACATGGACCACAGTGTACTGGTATGCTACCAAGCGTAGTGGAGGTGTCTATGTCGACTCGATCAACGCCCACGTCCCTTCGACTGCCCGTCGACCTGATGGAGTGGGTGGACCAGAAGGCCAAGGAGGGGGACCGCTCGAGGACCCGTCAGATCGAACGCATCGTGCGTCAGGCGCGTGCTGCCGAGCAGGCCGAGCAGTCGGGCGGCGCGTGACCGGCGACCTGGCCGAGCGCCTCGAGGGCGCCGTGGTCAACGACCTGCGGGCTCAGCTGGCCCGAGCGGAAGCGCGTCTCGAGGAGCGCGAGTCGGACATGCACGTCCGCATCCGTCAGGGCTACGACCGCACCGTGAACGACTACCGCATCAAGCAGTTCAACGCGGACGCCTGGCGGGCCAAGGTCGAGCAGCTCGAGCAGCAACTCACCACCACGCGGCAGGCCTTCCGCTGGGGCTACCGCGCCCTGCTGCGCCTCGCCCAGTGGGAGCTCGCCGCCGCGAACCGGGACGCAGAGCCCGGGCACTGGCCCGCCGGCCAGGAGTGGTCGGACCTGGGCGGCAGCAGCAAGGGCGCCTTCCTGTCCCTCGCCCGCTCGAGCGCTGACATCCCCGACGAGGCCTTCCTGGCGTTCGTCCGCACGGGAGCGGTGAGCCTCGAGGAGGAGTGGGACGCAGCCGAGACGTGGCCGATGCCGCGACTGGAGAAGACATGATCGACCCCGAGCCAGGAGCAGAGCCGAAGCTGGGCCAGGAGTGGGTGTTCGACGACTACCGACCCCTGCCCCGTTCAGTGTCGGGCGTTCCGCTGCTCCACATGAAGCGGGTGCGGCGCATCACCGCCCTCGGCCGGCGTGACCCGGTAATCGATGACCCTGAGTCGGAGTGGCACGGCAAGCGGGACTGCACCTTCGGGTCTGGCTGGCTGGTCCAGTGGGACCACGGCGAGGTCGAGGAATACCGCGCCTGGGGTGGCCTCTTGAACGACGAGCCCGCCATCAAGGACCCAGCCCCGCTGTGGCCGCCCGACGGGGTGTGCGTCAACGACGGCATCCTCGCGGAGGGCGAGACCGAGGGCTACCGCTACCACGACGAGGTTGTCGGCCCCGGCGCCGCCCGCAAGGCCGCCGACGCCGCCCTCGACAAGTACATCCAGCGGAGGGAGAAGCGATGAGCGCTCCCGACGACAGCAGCGTGGGCACCACCTTCCAGGCCGAGGGCGTGGCCGCCATGATCATCGTGGTGCTGACCCTGGCCTGCTGCTGCGGCCTGCCCTCGGCGCTCTACATGTGGACCGTCGACCGGGTGCTGGCTGCTGAGGCGAGCCCGTGAGCGGCCCCCGCCTCCTCATCATCGACGGCCACCACCGAGGCCAGCGCGTGGGCATCGGCGACAACCGACCCATGGTCAGCCTCATCGTGGGGCCGAGCGCCGACGGCGTGGGCGGCGTCGAGACCCAGGACTACCACCGGGTGGTGCTCGCCGCGAACACCTTCGAGGAGGGCTCTCAGCACGTCAGCGTCGAGGTGTGGAGCGTGCTCCCGCAACCCAGCCCTGGGTACATCCTGGCCCAAGTGCATGCCCTGGCCTTGGAGGCTGCGCCATGATCGAGTGCATCGACTGCCGCAAGGCCCACGACGACCACAAGTCGTTCTATCGGTGGATGTCTGCGCCCGGGGTGCCGCAGCCAGACCGGTGCCCGATGCCGCCGCCCATCCAAGAGGCTGTCGGGTCCGTGCAGTGGCCCTCGCCGCAGCGGGAGATCGACATCTTCAACCCCTTCCCGCTGAGCATGATCGACGGGTCCCCGCCACCGCCGCAGCAGCACGGCCCCATCTGTGCCGAGTGCCAGCAGCAGTGGCTCGACAGCCTCCAGAGGAGAACCGCATGAGCGACATCTTCGGCGACCACATGCTGGGCTTCGAGCAGGCGCTGCTCGCCCTGAGCGCCAACAGCAACTGGCTGGCGAACACCGTGGCCGAGAAGCTCCTGGTCGAGCACTACATGGAGCTGAGCGACATGCTGGAGCTGGCCGCCCAGGGTGAGCGGAAGTTCGGAGAGCTGCCCTCGTGGCGTCACGGCCACCCTATCGACGCCCTTGTCGCCCGCATCGAGCGGCTGCTCTACCGGGTGGAGCTTGTCGTTCTGCTGGACTCCCCCAGCTACCGCTTCGCTGACGAGAGCGCCGACGCTGTCTTCGGCAAGTGGCGCACCCATGCAGCCGCGCTGCACAGCCTCAAGCAGGAGGTCTCTTGAGCCTCACCCTCCCCGCCATCGTGATCGACACCGAGACCTCGGGCTGGGCCACCGACCCCGAGGCCCGCGTCGTCGAACTCGGCGCCGTCTACGTGGACGCCCGCGGCGTCATCATGTCGGAGTTCAGCATGGTGGTGTGCCCCGACGACCCGCTGCCTGAGAAGTCGAGCGTGGACAAGGCGCTGGCTGTGTCGGGGCTGAGCCGGGAGGACGTGGCTGCTGGCATCCGAGAGTCGAGGGTGTCGGGCGCGTTCCATGACTGGCTGCGTGCCATCACGGATGGAGGCCAGCCCGACGCGGACGAGTGGCTGCTGACTTCGTTCGGCGTGAAGTTCGACCAGCCCATGGTGGAGCGGATGAGGGCGTGGTCGATGCACGGGGAGACGTTCTGGATGCCCTGCATCAAGGACGAGGCTTCCACGCACATGAAGCTCACCGACTCCATCCCTCGGAACGTGAAGGGCCACCGCAAGGGTGCCGCCTCTCTCGCGGATGCCGCCGCCCACTTCGGCCTGACCCGCGAGGGCGATGCCCACCGGGCGCTGAGCGATGCGCGCCTGGCTGCCGAGGTGATGGTGGCTCTGGTGCGGGCTGAGGCGGGAGCATGAAGCGGCTCACCCCCCAGGACTACTTCGACAAGATGCACACCTACCTTGCTGCCGCGCAGGACAGGGTGCACAGCGACGGCCAGCGCTACGCTCAGATGCTGTCCCTGCACGCACTCCACGTCGGGCGAGAGTGCGATGCGATGGTCCTGAAGGACCCCGCGCTGGCGACTGTGATGCGAGAGCGGATGACCTACGAGGCGGTGGTGGAGCAGGCGGAGCGGGACTTCACCGAGGCGCGGTCCCGGCTGGCGGAGCGTCTGGTGGACATGCGCGAGGCGACGGTGGGCCTCAGTCTGCACCTCGCTGCCGGGGAGAAGATCGCCGCGCCTGAGCCCAGCGACCTCGCCGTCGAGGACGTGGCGCGCATCATGCGAGAGCGCGCCAGCCTCATCCGCGAGGTGACCGAGCGCCTCATCTTCGAGGGCCAGGACACGGGGTCGACCAGTGCCGATTCGTGAACTCCACTGCAGCACCTGCGACACCCAGGCCGAGGTGCTGGTCAGCATCACCGAGCCCGACCCGCCGTGCCCCGAGTGCAAGGCGCCCCGGCGCAGGCTGGTGAGCTCGACGTCGTTCGTACTGAAGGGCGAGGGATGGGCGAGGGACAACTACGGCGTGAAGCCGAAGGGAGGGAGCCGATGACACCTGAGTGGATCACCGAGGAGTACATCGAGGCCTGCCGGAAGGCTCGGCATGTCCAGGGCTGGTGGAGCGCCACCTGGATGCCTGGGCGCCACGAGGGGCAGGGGTTCGTGACCTGTACCTCGGAGAACGGCGGCCCCTTGATCGCTGACCATGGAAGCCGCGCGGCATGGGCCCTGCCGCCCGTGGGCCAGGGCATGCAGGCGAACGTGCGTGTGGGGGACTTCTTCTGCAACACCGACTGGGTCAACCGCCCCGAGGACAAGCCGAGGGCGGTCGTTATCTCTGGTCAGGCTGGCGTTGGTCTGTGGCGTGGCCCATCGAACTGGATGCTGACGCTTGGCGACCGGGTGCCAGACCAGGACAACGTCTTCGAGCGGGGCACGCACGTCCCGCTGGAGCACATGGCCTTCATCCCCCGCCTCGACCAGCTCCTCTGGATGTGGGGAGGCTGGACAGGCAAGGCCACCCACTTCCTCCGCGGCGAGGGCGTGTTCCTGGCGGAGTGCCCGGCCGACGTGTTCTGCCACATGCCGCCGCTCCTGGAGTTGGTCGAGCTGGCCGACGCCCACCTCGCCACGCTGGGCTGCCCTGCCCGGGAGGTCACATGACCATGAGGCGCCGTGACCTGCTGAAGGCCCGGTGGCAGGCGAATGCGGCCATCGCCCTCGAGGGCAAGTAGAAGACACCACCCGCCGACGAAGGAGGTCTCGGCATGACGAAGTACCACAAGATTCAGAGCATCTGGAAGCGCACCGACCGGGGGGTGTGCATCCCCCATGCCTGGTCGCGGCCAGAGCTTGGCTACCTCTCCGAGCTGGAGTGGGAGTTCACCGAGAAGGTCGATGGGACGAACATCCGCATCGGGCTCGAGCTCGTGGCCGATGGCCCGCGGTCTACCCGCGTCCGCCTCGACTACTTCGTAGCCGGGCGGACCGACAACGCTCAGCTGCACCCGAAGCTCGCGGCGGCCATCGCCGACCTCGACCTCGAGTCGAAGCTGCACGAGCACTTTGGCAACGACGACGAGACGGAGGTCGTGCTCTACGGCGAGGGCTACGGGGTGAAGATCCAGAGCGGCGGCAAGTACCGGCAGGACCAGGGCTTCGTGCTCTTCGATGTCCGTGTGGGCCCCTGGTGGCTCGACCGTGGCGACGTCGAGGACGTGGCGGAGAAGCTGGGCCTCGACGTGGTGCCCATCGTCGGCCACGGCACCCTCGACGACGCCATCCAGATGGTGCACGCCGGGGAGCAGCGCTCGACGTGGGGCGACTTCGTGGCCGAGGGCGTGGTGTGCAAGCCCGCAGTGCAGCTGTTCAACCGCAAGGGTGACCGCATCATCTGCAAGGTGAAGTGGAAGGACTTCCTGCGGCTGCGGCGCGAGGGCATCGACTTCCTGAGAGAATGAGCCCGGCTGCTATGGTGACCCCATTCGGAGGTCTCCATGCTTGAGAAGTTGAAGAGCCGCAAGTTTCTGGTGACGCTGTTCACTCAGATCCTCGTCGTCATCGTCGTCGCCCTCTTCGACCTGCCCGAGGAGCAGGCGACGACCATCGTCGCGGGCGTCGTCGGTTCGGCCTCGGCCTACGTGCTGGGCCAGGGCTATGCTGACGGCCAGGACGCTGCAGCATCGCCGCCCGCAGCCTCAGAGGAGTAGGTGGCGCGCACGAGGCAACACGTCTGCGATACTGCGGCCGAATCCCCCTGACAGGAGCCCGTCATGGCCCAGAAGTACCGCCTGAAGTCCAGCACCGTCTTTGCCGCCCAGTGGGACGGCCAGGACACCATGCCGGTGGCTGACCTTCTTGCGGATGGCGCGTCTCTGAAGCCCTCACGCGACAAGTCTCTACATGTTCGGCGCTCGGGCAAGGATGATGTGGTCGTCCCCCGTGGGGGCTATGTGCTCCTTGACGCCAAGAGTGGAGAGCTGTCGACCATGGATGGGTCCAGTTTCGGCAAAGCCTACCGAAAGGCTCGCTGACGTTCGGGTTGCCCGAACCCCAAGGTCGCTGCTACGGTTGTCGCGTCAACAACAACAGCGCCTTGGAGGCCTCGTGCCTGACAGCATCACCGCCCGCACGGACATCGCCTCAATCAAGGCGCATGTTCTCAGCAACACGAAGAACGTCGTGCCCACCGTCGAGGCCGACGCGCAGCCGAAACGGGGGATCGACAGCCCTGCTCAGCTCGAGCGCGGCGTGCGGGAAGTGCTGAGCGACCTGCAGATCTCCGCCGATCAGGCCGCCGCAGTGGCCGACAACCGAGTGAAGGTGTTCTCGTGGTGCCCGCCGGCGCAGGGCTACCTGGGCCAGCAGGTGACGATGTCGCAGTGGAAGAACATCGTCTGGCGCGCGGTCAATGCGATGATCAACGACTACCGCATCAAGCAGTTCAACGGCGACTGGCAGGTGCTCCGCTGGGACTACGACGGCGCGGTCTCTCGCTTCTACGACCGGGTCACCCAGAACGGTTCGGGCCCATACGCTCAGGACCGGCGGTTGCCCGAGGAGCGGCAGAAGGCTGGCACGAGCCGGATCACCGAGACGATGAGGCACCTGCTGCTGGTGGTCGTGGTCGTCGATGTGAGCGGCAGCGACGACATCCAGTTCAACAAGAAAGACGGCACGCCTCTCGACGACGCGCCGATGTCGTCTCGGGACCGGTCGATTGCCGCTGGGCAGCAGGAGCTCGCCGAGCAGCAGGTGGCGATCCTCAACCGTCTCGACGGTGCCAACGAGACCGATGCCTTGCGGCGTCAGCTGGCCCAGTTGGCTGCCCAGGTTGAGGCGCTCACCTCAGCGCAGGCTGCGTCCACGACCCCGGCCCCGAAGAAGCGGCGCACGCCTCGCAAGAAGGCCACAGCCAAGGCCAGCCCGGTCGAGGTCGAGGCGCTGCCCGAGCCAGCCAGCAACGCCGACATCACGAGCCAGGTGCTCGTGGCTGACGACGACCCCGCTGGCGAGTAGATGGCCGTCGCGCCGAACAAGCGCATCGAGAACCAGCCTGGGCTGCACGTCACCCGTCTGGTTCGGAAGGCGCTGCAGAAGCGGCCGGGGCAGCGTCGCCACTCGGCGCGGCTCCGTGTGCGGCACGGCGTGTTGGTCGACTGGCGCCTCGAGGTAGACGTCGATGGCGGGCACGGGACCTTGCAGACTCGCCTCGAGAGCGCGCCCCGGTTCTCGTCGGCGCTGCAGCTGTCGGTCAACGAGGAGAGCGGCAACCCCCGGTGGACGGCGGAGTGCCCCCGGTGGTGCGGCGAGAGCCGCCAGTGCCTGGGCCGGTCGGAGATCATCTACTGGCCGCTGCACTGGAGCACGCCTAAGTGGACGCCCTTCTGCCTGCCTGGCCACTGCTCGCTCTGCTGCGGGGTCTACGTGGCGTCGCAGGGTCGACCGGCAGAGGTGACGGACCTGCGGTCTGCCATCCGTCGGCGCCACTACGAGCCGGTGCAGGCCGCGATCAAGGCGGGCGGGGTGCACGCCATCCATGCCAGGATCGCCATGGAGTCGGAGGGCGTGGTGGGTCGCTTCCTGACGAACGACCGTCGCACCCACACATGGGCCCCGCGCCCGCGAGGTGAAGCATGAGTACGGGGCGCAACGGGGTGCCGGCACTGGGCGCGGCCTTGATCGCCTGGGTCAAGGACAACCACCCGACGGGTCCTGGCCTGATGGCCTCCCGTGTTCCGACGGACACCGACATCGCCACCGCTCTGGGCTTCACACAGCAGTGGATCCAGCAGCTCGGCAGCGGCAGCAAGTCGGTGTCGGTGGGCGCCGCCCTGCGGATGCTGCGCACCCTGCACGATGACCATGGCTACCCGAGGGCGAGGATCATCATCGACTCTCCCAGCGGCACGGTGGTCATCCTGACGGCCCATCCCGCCGAGAGCCCGAGGCCTGCGGCGCCCAGGCTGGAGCGCGTCGAGTCAATGGCGGCTCGGTGAGCACGAACGGGCACAACGGAAGCAACGGTCACGGTGGCCACCCGCCTGGGCCTGGCGACATCACCCTGCGCAGCGGCTTCAGGGCGACGCAGCGGATGGTCGAGTTCCGCCTCATCGCCGACGAGTGCTGGGACCCGCTGTTCCAGGAGGAGCCCGACGGCGCGCTGACGCTCATCCGCCCGGCCCTGCGCATGGTCGCCCAGGTCATCCGCTACGCCCGGAAGGAGGGGCTGCTCGAGAAGCGCCTCAAGGGCGCCGAGCCCGTGCACATCACCGAGTTCAAGCGCTGGGAGAAGACGGACGGGTTCAACGTCTGGTGGGCAAACACCTTCCCCGAGGTGTCCGAGCTGACGGAGACGGACCTGCGCATCATGGACCACGCCTTCTGGGACACGACGATCAAGGGCATGCTGCGGGGCGACCCGAAGCACTGCGCCAACTACGCGAAGGCTCGGGCACTGATGGTGGACACGGACCCCGGGGACGACTCGCTGCAGGCGTACCGGGAGTCGCACAAGGGCAACGGGTGGAAGGCGGCGCCACAGCTCGCTGAGGCCTGACCGTGACCCAGCTGCTGTCTATCGGCGAGATTTTCGACGACGCGCTCGAGTACATGAGCCGTCTCGAGATCGAGGTGAAGCGAAGCGAGGACGGTGGTCCAGGTGGGACCATCCGCTTCGACACGCCGAACCGGGAGCAGCTGATCGCGCAGCAGTGGTACGCCCCGGGCATCGACCTCGTGGTCGACGTGAAGGCTCGCCAGGTGGGGCGCTCGACGCAGGAGCAGGCCAACGTCCAGGCCCGCTGTCACACCTCCCGGGTACCTCACCGTGTCCTGGTGATGACGAACCACCAGACGACGACGGACGGCTGGATCCGCAGGGCCGAGGTCTTCAGGGACGGGATGCCGAAGGCGCTGCTGCGCCAGGCCCCGATGAACATCAACCTCGGCAAGAGCGTCATCAAGTTTCCGCTCAACAACAGCATCATCAACCTCGAGTTGGCCGGGGGCAAGAGCCAGGGTCGTGGTGGTACCTACGACGGCTTCGTGGGCGAGGAGGTGGGCTTCTGGCGCAACGCCCGCGAGGTCTACGCAGCGGCGACAAACGCTCTGTCGGACGACACGCCCATCCACTTGATCTCGACGCCGTCGGGGCCGGGCACGCTGTACCACGAGAAGGTGCTGTACGCGCAGCGGCGGATGGAGTTGGGCGACCCCCGGGTGAAGCTGAACTTTTTCCCCTGGTTCCTGCACCACAGCTACCAGAAGGCGCCGCCGCCCGACTGGGAGCCGACGCAGGCCGAGGTCGACTTCGCGCTGCTGCACGGCCTCGACCTGGGCGCCGACGGAGAACTGGTGTCGGTCAAGGACATGCGCCGCCTCTACTGGCGGCACGACAGGATCTGGGGCGCCCGCGGCATCGGGGAGAACCTGTTCCGCCGGGAGTACCCGTCGACCCTCGAGGAGGGGTTCCTCGACTGGAAGGGTGGGTGGTACGACACTGCCTACATCAACTCGCTGCTGGCCGTGCACATCGGGCAGGAGATCACCGGCGAACTGCGCATCTACCGTCGGCCCGAAGCTGGCGAACTCTACGCCATCGGAGCCGACCCGTCGTGGTGCGTTGGCGGGGACTACTTCGCGGCCGTTGTGATGGACTCCCGTGGCCGGGTGTGCGCGGTGCTGCACACCAACAAGGGCGGGGAGATCAGAGCGGCTCAGATGCTGAGCCGCCTGGCGGGGGTCTACAACAAGGCGCTGGTGCTGGTCGAGGCCAACACGGGCGGTGCCGGCCCTGTCATCCTGCGGTTGCTACAGAGCGAGGGCGTGAAGGTCTGGTGCACCTGGGACAACGGGAAGCAGAAGTTCTGGACGACGGTCGGCGGCACGGCTGGCAACAAGGCGCTGGCCTACTCGCACTCGCGGCAGATGGTGAACGCCGGCGGCCACGACATCCCCGACCTGCCGCTGCTGCGCGAACTGCTCGCCATCCGCGAGGAAAAGGGGCGCATCGAGGGTCAGGACGGGAACCATGACGATCTGGCCGACGCTCTGGTCCTTGCGGAACAGTGTAGGCTCGCGCTACCGAACGCCGAGGTGCTTCGCCCGCAACGGCACAAGCTCACGAAGAAGGCCACGCCCAAGGCGGCCCACGCTCGAATCCAGGAAGTGCTCCGATGACCGACGCTCTCGCGCTCGCCCCCGAGCCCCTCGAGACGGAAGACGAACTCACCCCATCGGTGGTGCTCGAACAGGTGAAGGCCCACGACACCCGGATGGATCACCTGCGCACGCGGATGGGCGCGGTGAAGGCGGCGTACTGCACGCGCTTCTGGGAGTGGGTGCACAACAGCAGCGACGAGCTGGGCGACTATCGTCTGTTCAGCAGCGATGTTGAGCTCAACAAGATCGCCCCGGCGGTGTGGACTCACCAGGACGCGCTGTTCCCGAAGCGGTCGAAGCTCGAGGTTGGATCGTCAGCGATGACGACGGGCGACCCCGAGAAGATGGGCTTGCTGCTGAACGGCGCCATGATGACCGACGAGCAGCGCGAGCGGTGGTCGTCGCTGCTGGTAATGGGCCTGACGATGCCCATGTGCGGGATGAAGGTGAAGTACGAGGCGGGCACGAAGCCAGCGCACCAGCGGGTGAAGATGCGAGTGTTCCCGGCCTGGGAGTGCCTAGTCGACGACAAGGTGCACGACAAGGGCGAGGCGCGCTTCTGGGGCCACGTCTACTGGGAGCGGAAGGCGGTCATCGAAGATCGCTACCCCGACATCAAGGGCAAGTTGACTGGCGGCCCGCGCACCGACTTTCTCAAGCGGCAGTCGTCTTCGACCTCGACGGCGTCGACCACCTCTCGGGCGAATACCCACAACGATACGGCGCCGAGCGACATCAACGCCTTCGTGCGCGTCGTCGAACTGTGCAACATGGTTGACGAGTACGAGGACCCGAAGACGGGCGAGCGGTTCAAGGGTCGCCTCGAGGTGCACCTGATGGATCAGGGCGGGAAGCTGGCGAAGGAGCCGGTGTTCGTTGGTCCGCTGCCCTTGTGGGAGCCCGACGGCGGCGACTGGCTGCCACACATCCACATCCACATGTTCGAGAGCGAGCCCGAGTACCCGCTGCGCGGCCTGGCACCTGCCTGGATCTGGCTGCCGCAGCAGCTGGAGATCAACGCCACGCTGTCGAAGCGGTCTGCCAAGGTGGCGACAGACACGGTGCGCAACGTCGGTTTCGAGAGTGTCCTCGGGTCTGAGGGCGCGACGAAGTGGCAGTCCATGAAGGACAACGAGCTTCACCTACTTGATGACGAGGCGGGCGCGAAGATCGGTTTCGATGCACGCAAGGCGGTGGCGACCATCGCTGCCAACCCAGGCCTGTCTGACGTCGACCAGCACCTCGTCATGGCGGAGCGCCACCTGCAGAGCAACGCGGCGGTGTCCCCGGCGGCGCTGTCCATCACGCAGGACGTGACGGCGCGCGAGATCGACGCCCAGGTGGACTACACCGACAGCCGCTTTGGCCGGCTGCGGTCGGCCCTCGACATGACGATGGCTCGAGCGTCGCTGCTGTGGGCACGCGCCATCGTGGCTGCGATGTTGACGTCGTCGGCATCGGCGGGTGGGTTCGAGGACACGGTCGAGGAGGTCGACTTCGTAGAGCGCCCTGATCAGGACGTGGTCGACCCCGACGAGTTGCTGGCCGAGCGCTACGGCGACGACGAGGCCCCGGCCAAGAATGAGGATGACGAGGACACCGAGCAGGAGGACGAGGACGAGGACGACCTCGTGGGCCCCGACGGAAAGGTCGACGACGGCTTCGGCTTCATGCACGAGCTTCGTGAGGCGGCGACGCCGACGGCGGACGACGACGGCCTCCTCGAGGCGCCCGAAGGCGACGGCGCCCGCGACATGGCCGAGGTCATCGTGCTGCAGAACGCACGCAAGGAACGGGTCGAGATCACCATCGAGGACATCGACAGCGAGTTCACCTACGGATTCAGCGAGGAGGGCCGGAGCCCGCGCACCTACGCGGAGATCCAGACGAACCTCAAGAACCTGCTCGAGCCCTACAAGGTCGAGTTCCTGACGGCGGTGGCGAAGCGGGGCACACCCGAGGGCATCCTGGCTGAGGCCTCGATGCGCGCCATGTGGTCGCACTTCACCCTGCCCGAGCAGCTCGACCCCGACCGCCTGCTGTCGCAGCTGGCACAGGCCGAGGAAGAGGCAGCCGAGGAGGGTGGTGACACGCCGCCCGCCGGTGAGCCCGCACCTGCCGATGCCCCGCCAGCTGGCCCGCCGCCCCCGGGCGCTGAGGTTGCGCCTCCCCCTGGTGCTCCCCCTGCTGGCCCGCCGGGTTCGGAGGCCGAGCAGTTCCTGGCGCAGCTGCAGGCCATGCCGCCCGACCAGGCGCTGCAGGTCATCGCTCAGCAGTTCGGGAACGACCCCGGCGTGGCCCAGCTCCTCGAGCAGGTCATGCAGCTACCACCAGAGAGCCGCGCCGAAGGGGTGCAGGCTCTCATCGGCACCATCGCAAAGGCCATGCAGCCCATGGCTGCGTAGGAGGAGAACCACATGGACTTCGAGTACCTCGGCACCAGCCACCCACCTGACGGCACCCAGATCACCAGCTACGGCACCCACGTGGCGGGTGGCGTCCTGGTGCTCATGGTTGTTGACCGCCCCGGTCGGCAGCCGCTCATCACGAGCCGCGTGACGGAGGGCGAGCTCGACTCGCACCCCGAGGGCTCCGTCATCGTCCCCGAGACCTGCTGAGGAGTCGGCCATGCCCCGCTACGGATACAAGTGCGCGAACGAGCACACGCGCGCAGAGCAGCGCCCCATGAACGGCCGCGACACCCCGGCCGAGTGCGTCGAGTGCGGGGAGCCCATGCTGCGCAACGACTTCGGCGTCGAGTTCCCGAAGGAGGAGCGGGCCAAGTTCAACCAGCGCTCGGCGGGGCGCCTGTGTCCCGAGACGGGGCGCCGCTACATGTTCAAGGACCAGTCGTGCACCTCGACTACCTGCGAGTGGAAGGATGAGACGACCGACGTGTGGCTCGACGCCAACGGTGACCCCGAGCCCCCGGGCGGGTGCCCTGAGTGTGGGGAGGCCACGATCTACGAGGTGTGCGGCACCTACGATCGGGCGAGCGAGCGCTACCCCTACTTCGACAAGGGCATGGGGATCATGCTGCGCAGCCCAGGCCACCGTCGCGCAGAGATGAAGAAGCGAGGCTGGGTGTGCCTCGAGGGCGAGGCGGCGAACGAGGCCGAGCGGCTCCACGCTCTGGCCGACCGCGAAGATGAGAAGCTCAAGGACTGGTGGAACAACGACTACGTCGACCGCTTCGAGAACGACAACGAGAAGAAGCGGATCCTGGCTCACCTGCGTCGCGAGAATCCTCACGTCATGGCGCCTCGACGCATCAAGTAGACATATAGATTGTGCCTGCAACAAGTACAGTAACTATGTGAGATCACAGGCTTTGCCGTCAAAGATGGTGCGTGCTACCGTCCGACCGAACGAGGTCGTACATCCATGCCTGCTGGCAACCCTGGCGCCTACGCCGAGCCCTCCAACGCTCCGATGCCCCCGCCTCCTGGCGGTGGTGCTGGCCCGGCGGATGTCGCGGCCGCCCAGGACCAGTCGGATGCTGCCCGTGTCGACACCCTTGCCGCTGCCGCCCCCGTGCCCGAGGGTGACGGGATCCCTGTCGCTGACCTCGAGCGGGTGAGCAAGGAGCTGGACGGTGTCCTCGACGCTGCCAACAAGGCGCTCGACAAGGCGGAACTCGAGGTGCCGGTGGAGCCGGTGCCTCTCATCGAGTGGTCGGCGCCCGAGGGCGTGAAGTTCTGGGACCAGCCAATCCCGCCCGCTCTCTTCCTGCCGCTGGCGATGCTGGCGCAGGCTGCCGAGGCCCTGGGCTTTGGCAAGCACTCCTTCGACCCGCAGAGCCTGACCTCGTCGGGCGCCGCCAAGAAGATCGGCGGCAAGCTGCATGGGATGGCGAAGGACAAGAAGTTCATCGAGGCGCTGGTGTCGACGGAGGCTCCGCCTCCCGAGGTCGAAGCGCCGCCGGCCAGTGGGCCCCCTGCAGAGTACGCAGAGGACGACCCCCTGGCTGCCGCCATGTGACCAGGAGGGGTCATGTCCGAAGTACAGAGCACTGAGGGGGTCCCGCCGGTAGCGCCGGATGTGACGCCCGAACCCGTTGTCACCGACGATCCCGCCGCGAGTCTCGCGACGAGTGACGCAACTGAACAGAGCCTGAAAGCGGACACGACTCCCGCGTCAACCGAGCCCTCAGTCGACCACTACGATCGGGTGCTCGAACTGGTGGGCGACATCAGCGATGACGACACCGACCCGGCCGACACGCTGGCGAAGTTCACCGAGAGGGACATCGAGAGGATGTCCCCGCAGGCTCGGCAGATGCTGCGCCGGATGGCCCAGCGTGAGCGGAAGCGGAGCTCTGCGAACGACGCAGCCAAGGCCCAGCTGACTGCCCGGGTCGAGGCGCGCGAGACCGCCATCGCAGAGCGCGAGCGTGCCCTGCTCAAGGGTCAACGCCAATACGCCGACGCCCTGCGCAGCCCGGAGATCTTGAAGAAGATCGCCGAGGCCGACAAGGTGAAGGCCAAGTACAACGGGGACATGTCCACCGTGGACATGAGCGACCCCGAGCAGGCCCGCGACTTCGTCAAGTACACGACGGGCGAGACGTGGAAGGAGTTCGTCGCGCCGGTCCACGACCAGGCTCAGGCTCTGAAGCGTCGCGAGACGCGCATGGACCTCGAGGATAGCCACAAGTGGTTCGCGGAAAAGGAGGGCCAGGACGCTGTCCGCGCCCGCGTCCGCGCCGCCATGGATGCGTCGAAGGCCGCTGCTCTCGCCGACGGAAAAGACGAGGCCAAGGCCACCGAGATCGCCAAGGCCTCGGTCCGCAACCGTCTCGCTGACTTCGTGAACGCCGAGGAGAACGCTCGGCTGCGCGCCGCTGAAGCGAACCGGAGGAAGGCCCGACAGGCTCGCGCCGCCCGCTCCGCTGCGCACATCGCCACGAACACAGCCGACCGGCCGACTCCCAAGACCCCCGACGGCCCGCCTGCAGGACTCACCGGCTCCGCAAAGCTGGACTGGTTCCGCAAGCACCCCAAGGCCGCCAAGACCTACCGAGCCCGCATGCGCGGGCACGCATCCTGACCACCCCCTCTCTCTGAGGAGAGACCATCATGGCCTCCAGCCGCACTCTCACCTTCGACACCGAAGAGCTGTCGAACGTCGCCATGTCCGTCCTGGGCGATGAAAAGCCAGACCTCCTCGACAAGAAGCTGCCGCTTTGCCTCGAGACGGACCGCATCAACGGCGTCGGCAAGCCCTCCAAGGACGGCGGCCGCAAGTGGCTGCAGCCCGTCGAGGTCATCGAGCACAGCGACGTGACTGGCATGCCCACCGGCTACGAGGAGGTCACCCTCGACATCGAGGGCACGGACCGTACCTTCGTCTTCGAGCCCGGCTACGCCAGCGCACCCATCGTCTTCACTCAGGTGGACAAGAACACCTACACGGGTGAGGCCGCCTTCTACGACTACGTCGGCGACAAGGTCAAGGGCGTCTCCCGCATGATGAAGCGGAGGTTCCACGTCTACAGCCTGGCCGGCACTGGTGCTGGCTTCCTGGCCTCGGGCTGGAGCCACCTCAACGGCACCGACGACGCCACCCTTGGCTACGTCGAGGAGGATGCCCACGGCACCCAGGGCAACACCGTCGGCGGCCTGAGCAAGTCGACCCTGAACGCTGTGCCCGGCATGAACAACTGGTCCTACGACATGTCGGACCTGTTCGGCAGCAACGGTCGTGAGGGCGTTCGGACCATCATCAACAACGTCCGCGAGTACGGCGACGCCGAGGGCCTCACTGTCTTGGCCAGTCGCCAGGGTCTCCTGAACGCCCAGCGCGTGATGGAGCCTTACATGCAGTACAAGCCGGGCGACAACCCCGACCTGTACTCGCCCGACGTCATGCTCATGGGCGCACCCATCCACCAGACCGGCGACATGCCCATCAGCGGGACCAACACCGCGGCCTCGCCGTGGTCGCTGCTCCTGCTCGACCTCAAGGGGATCTACCCCGTGTGGCTGCGCGCTGACACTGACGGTCACTTCGGCATCACCGACTTCCGCGAAGTCGGCGGCGGGCACCGTGGCGTGGTCGCCTTCATCGACTGCAACGGTCAGTGGTGCGTGAAGAAGTTCCACTCCACCGGCCTCATCCACTCCGGTGAGACCTTCTGAACCCCATGACGGCCGGCTGAGCTCGGCCAAGGAGAACTCCCATGCGTCGCGTCGATGGTGTGTTCAACACCGACATCTACGAGAAGTCGTTCCGTCAGCTGTACGTGACGGGCACGGGCTCGGCCAACGTACCTGTGGTCATCAACACCACAGACACCACCCACGGTCTGGGCAACAGCTTCAAGTCCTACCTGACCACCGATCCCCCCGCCCTCATCGGCGGGATTTCGATGGAGGCATGGACAGAGGCCGGCTTCATCGAGGTCCAGGTCAAGGGCTACAACACGGCCTTGCCGGTGGACGAGGACACGGTCGCGGGCGACATCCTTGTCGGCTCGGCGAGTGCTCACGCTCAGCTGATCGACTACACCAACTCGGCTGTCTCTGACCCCGAGAGCTACACCCATGTGGCCGTGGCGCTGACCGACGATTCGGCGGTGACCAACGTGGCGACCGGCATCCTGCTTGACCCCCTGGGTCTCGCCCAGAAGCCGTGATCTGACGCCTACAGAGCAGGGGCCACCCCCTCCCGCGCCCGGTGTGGTCCCTCCTGACTACGCCGGGCGCGGCTGTTTCTGGAGCCCCTGATGTCCCTGTCCAGCATGATGCAGAAGATCCTGGACGAGGAGTCGTTCGACCCGAAGATCGCGGCGTACCGTGACAGCCTTCGGCGTCGAATCAACGAGGTCTACATGGACCTTTGCCAGATGCGCCCGTGGCTGTTCTGCCAGAGGCACGTAGACGTCCAGCTCTACGCGAAGGTCGAGGGGTCCGCGACGCAGACGGTGACGTCGCTCAGCGGCAACCTGCGCCAGGTGAGCCCGGGGTCGGACTTCTACGTCCAGGGGTGGGAGGGGCACGTCTTCATCGACCCCAACAACAACGAGCACATCATCGGCCGGGTGGACACGACGCCGTCTGCGAACCTGCTGTGGCTGACCACGCCGCTGACAGCGACGATCACGGGTGGAAACACGGACGACTGGAGCATCCGCTTCGACCGCTACCGGCTGCCAGTGGACACCATCCAGGCGCTTGGTTGGATGGACAAAACAACGGGCGGCTACGGTCGAATGGGCAGCCTTTCGGCCCGCCAGGAAGAAATGCTCTTCCTGGACAGCGCTCAGGAGGGGCAGCCTGGGTTCATCATCGAGGATGATCATGTGCAGATCCGCCAGCCCGAGGCGAAGCTGACGCTGTCAGTCGCGGGGTCTGCCTCGGGCGACGACGGCCTGAAGGCCTCGACGAAGTACGAGGTCCGCTACACGCTCTACTACGAGGGCCAGGAGAGCGCCCCGAGCCCAGTGGCCAGCGTCACCACGACAGCGGTGAAGGAGATCACGGTCGCGGGCGTCGAGGAACTTCGATGGCTTCCGCCGGGTGGCTCGATTCAGCGGGCGGGGAAGCAGGCGTGGATCTATATGCGTGACGTCGACAACGGCGGGCGCTGGTACCTCTGGGAGAAGATGGAGGACAACGCGAGCCCGTTGCTTATCGACAACCTGCTGCCCAACTATGCCGTCGACCGTGACGACATCGTCTACTACACTGGCCCGGCCGGTCAGCGGAAGACGTTTCGGGCGTATGCGACGGCCAGCTCGAACCGCACGATCACAGCGCGGATCTGGTACCGGCCACCCGAGCTCATCGCTGGCTCCGACCAGCCCGTCGGGCCCCCGGCTGTCGAGAGCTACATCAAGAACATGGTCCTGTCGGACATCCTCGGCGGTGGTGAGTCGAACAAGTTCGAGCGGCGAGCAGCGACGTCGCTGCGGGTACTCGAGAGCAGTCTAGCCAAGAAGGATGAGCGCTACGTGGCTCGGAACTGGAAGGCTGAGCTGCAGTACGGGTCCAACCGGGACATCAACTATCGCCGCCTGACCGCCCCCCGCCGGGTGGACTGAGCCTGTGAGCACGCACGAAAAGTGGCAGAGCCAGCACCTGCAGGTCTACCCCCTGCGCGGGATCGACCAGCGGTGGAAGGCGTCGCCGTCGGCGGCTGCCCGCATCACGGACATGACGTGGCACCGCAAGGAGGGGTGGCGCACGGCGGGTGGCTACGGCCAACTGACCCCCAACGACGACGAGGGGGACAACTCCTTCGACAGCACGGCGGAGATCACCAGCTTGCACTGGTTCTCGCAGCAGGGCGGGACCCGGCAGTGGCTCATCTGGGAGACGGCGACTGGAGCGCTGAAGCACTTCAACGGCAGCCTCTCGCCGGCCGGCAACAGCAACAACATCGTGGACGAGGCATTCGATGCCTTCGACGGCACGGTGCGGTCTCGGGCCACGCAGACGGTGCCCTGGGCACGGACTCAGTCGGCGGTGTTTGGGGACTACCTCTACCTGGTGAACGGCTACGACGAGCCCCTGGTGTTCGATGGGGTGAAGGCGATGCGGGCTGGGTTCGGCCTCGCGCCGCCGCCGCCCGATGTCTACGTGGCCAACAAGGACGCAGCAAACACCGACCATCTCATATCTGACGCTCGAATCGGACTGGGCGAGGTCAGCAAGACCTGCGGCTACATATATCGGCGCTCATTTGTCAACGAGCGGGGCCAGGAGTCGGCGTTGTCAGAACCATCGGTGCTGATCACTTTCCTGAATACGACGTCCACGACGATCATCACATGTGAGTTGGCGCCCGGCCCGGACTGGGCGGTGGCGTCGCGCCTGTACCGCACGGCCGACGTCCTCGACAGTAGCGGCGAGCCACTGAGTCGCGGGGCCAACGAGAACTACTACTTCCTGACTGAGATCCCCGACAACTCAACACGGCTGTTTGCGGACCTGCTGCCAGACACATCACTCGCGCAACTCGCCGACCCTGAGAACTTCGGGGGCTTCCCTTCCGACGCGCACCTGATCGCAGTGTTCAAGGACACGATGTTCCTGGCCACGAAGCGTGGCGTGCACTTCAGCAAGCCCGGCCTCCCCGAGGAGTACCCGCCCGACAACTTCTTCGACCTCGGCGACGGTGAGGGCGGGCCCCCGACAGCGCTCTACTCGACGCGCAACGCGCTGGTGGTGTTCAAGGCGCGCGGCATCTACCTGATCAAGGGGGACCCGGCCTCGGGCTTCTATGCCCAGACGCTGTTCCGGGATGTGGGGACGACGGCGCCCAACGCGGTGCGGTTCCTTCCCGGCCTCGGCTTGGTCTTCGTCGGCGACACGGGGATCTACCTCCTCGAGGGCGCGCTGGAGAACACTGGCACGCCGACGAAGCTGGTGCAGCTCGACACGCAGATCCCTGACCTGTTCAGGCGGATCAACCGCTCCGCCCTGCCTGCTGCTGAGGGTGTCGTCTACCACGCAGACGGCGAATACTGGCTGGCTGTGCCCACGGTGGGCAGTCACAAGAACGATCTGGTGCTCGTGTACCACTACGAGATCGGAGCCTGGAGCACGCGGCAGGAGTACCCCATCGGGGCCATGGTCGTGACGGGGGACCGTCGGGGCTACCTGATGTTCGGGTCGAACGATGCCAGCAGCAAGCCCGGCGTGTGGGTCTACGGCCACGGCTTCGGCGACAAGGGCGGGACGGCGCTCTCCTCGATCTACGAGACTGCGCACGTCGACTTCGGCAGCATCTACCAGGCGGTCTTCGGGAAGTTCCGGGTGCTGGCCACGGTGGTGGGCCTAGGCAAAAACGACATCAGCCTGAACGTGACCCCGAGCCGGGCGATGGCGCCCATCTACGACAGCGACCAGGGCAGGGACCAGCGCTACGTGGTGGACGCCATGGCCCGGGATGGCAGCGACAACGACCTGCTGCCCGTCTACGGCACGATGACCTGGGGCGGGGCCGCGAAGTGGGGAGACCATCGACCTGTCGTGGTTCGCTGGGACGTCACCAGCATGGGGCACGGCCCCGTGCACGAGCTCCAGGCGACCTTCTCCTGGACGGGTCGGGGGGAGATCATCGGATACGACTGGGTCATCCAGGTCGACAAGCGCCGCAAGACGCTGCCGCTCACCGAGGTCTTCTCCGGGACGGAGGGGTAGATGTCGTTCCGCTACAAGACAACTTTTCCTTCCGACGACGACATCGCCGACCCGTCGGACTGGGTCGACAGCAACGCCGAGCTGGCCGGCGAGTTCAACGGGGGCATGGACAGGGACAACCTGCCTGAGTCGGCGGTGGATGGCACGCACATCTCTGATGGGACGGTTGCGGAGGTGTTCAGCGACCCGCTGTTCACGGCGAGCGTGAACCTGCCGACGAAGACCACGGAGTGGGTCGACGGCGACGGGACCACGGTGATCGGCAGGGTGGCGCCCACGATCGATGTCGACAGCGTGCTCGACATCGTCTGGTCGGGCACCTGGAACTGGAACATTGGTGGCGGCTACCCTCTGGCTGGGGAGAGCGAGTTGCTCGCCATCAGGCTGGTGGTTGATGGTGTGGAGGTGGCCCGTTCGCCCGTGCACTCGGACTCACGCGATTACGACTCGACGACGCTTTACGGCAACACTGTTGTCGGGCCGGGCTCCCCTGTGGTGACGGTGGAGTTCCGAACATACCGGGCGAGTGGTAATGGCCGGGCAGAGCGGACAGTTTCGATCGACTACGGCGAACTCATCGTCGAAGTCCTGAAGAGGTAGCCATGTCGCGCGTCACGGTGACCCCCATCGACGTCGGCGACGACGTCACGATCTCGAAGCCGAATACGATGCTTGCCTCGTGGGATGTGGCGACAGCGGTCATTGACGGGGAGAACATCAGGCTCGGCGGGATCCACCAGCGGAACATCGCGGCCGACACGGCCTCAGAGACCCCGACAGGTACCGACGTCTTCGAGAACGTCGGGCCGACTACGAACTCGAACGCGGCCTGGGCGGTGGCCGTGTGCGGCGCCAACATCGAGATCGGCGACCTGACCTACAACTCCTCGAACGAGGAGATGATCATCTACTGCTCCTTCGAGTACGAGGGGGAGGCCTCCGACAACACGGGGGCAGGCGACCCGCAATACATTTTCGAGTTCCGGCTCCAGTACGCTGACGACGGCGTTCCTACATGGAACACCATCGCCCGATCGACGCGACGTGAGAGCAACGGTAATGAGTTGATCATCATGCATGGCAGCATGGACATCGTCGCGAGGGTCACGGAGTCGGTCAACAGCTCGAACTTTCGGGTCCGTCTCCAGCAGCAGGAAACGAATGGCGCCAACGTCATCTTGACGAACTGTGCGCTGTTCCCCCGAGTGGTGAAGCTGTGATGGAGGCAGTGTGCCAACGAGCTTGACGAACTTCGTGAACGGCGCCGTGGTGGCAGCCGCAGATCTGCGCAGCCGTCTCGACGAGGTGCAGGACTACATCAACGGTGGGGTCATCGCTGGCGACCTGAAGACCTCGGCGAAGTGGGTCGACCCGGCGATGATCGACCCTCCCCGATTTTTTGTGGGGCAGCGAGCCTCGCGGGCGGTGATGGCGAGTTGTGATTTGCACTGGGTGCGGACGGGACAGTCGCACCTAGTCGCAGCGCACTTCAGCGACGACGCTAGCTCTGGCCGGTGGACAACCATCCCAGGGATGGCCACGTCCATCTATGTGAACCCGCCGAGATCGGGGGCGACGGCGACGATCTACGTCAACTACACGCTCTACTCTGCGGAGAGTGGCGCAACCTCTGGTGCTGGCGGAACCGAGGAGACCAACGAGGCCTGCCAGTTCCGTCTGTTCGTGAACGAAACCGGCTATCCGGTGACCGACCGACGGCTCTACGCTTCGACGCAGACCGCCGAATACTACTTCGCCCGGAAGAACGCGACGGTGTCGAAGGTCGTCGCCGGGGTGGCGTCTGGTGAGAACAAGATCTCGGTGAGGATCAAGGTCAACGACAACGCTGCCACCGGCACCCGCGCCTGGAACCACATCTTCGCGCGTTCTCGGTTCCTTCGGGTCAGGGTTCAGTACCTGTGATCAGGTACACCACGACCGGTCCGCGTGCTTGTCGAGGGTGTCGATGGCGTAGCAGCCGGCTTGGTTGTAGGCGTAGCAGTAGTGGGTGGGGCATGAGCCATCCGGGTCTGCGTCGGGCACCAGCGGGAGAAGCCCGTCCTCGCAATCAGCCGTCCCGATTTCCTCACAACAGTCGGCGAGGTCGTCCTGGTCGCGCTCCAAGTCGACACAGCGCTCGTATGGGTCCCCCCCCGCGCATCCCGATGGGATGGCGGCGAGCATCAGCAGTGTGGCGACGACGGTGGTTTTGGTTCGCATGGAGACCCTCCTGTGTCCGAAGTGACTACGGCCCCCGTAGCCCACTTGTTGCACTGAGGGCCCCGGTTCTGCCGGAGGCATCGTCGATAGCGCGGCTTTCGGGGCCATGGTACGGTTACTCCGTTCACTCGGCGGAGGCCCCGTGTCGGAAGCCCTGACATCGGCCCTGCAGGGCGCAGCGACGGGCGCAGCGGCGGGTTCGCTGACGGCCAACCCAATCGGCATCGGTGTTGGTGCTGCTGTCGGCTTCTTCACGGGCCTCGCTGGTGGCGCCATCAGCGCGAAGAAGCAGAAGAAGGAGGCACAGCAGCTCGAGAAGCAGCAGGAGAAGCTGCAGAAGCAGCAGGCGGACGCCGAGCGGCGCTCGTCGCAGGACCGTGCGGCCGCAGTGGCTCGCGCACAGCGACCCCCCGCACCCCGTGACGTCGGTGACGATGAGCTTGCGTGGGCCGCCGGCAACAACTCCACCTTCGACGCCTGGCGCGCACAGCGCTTCGGCGGCTGAGGAGAACGACTATGGCACCCCGTCTCACCACCCGGCAGAACCCTTTCGGGACAGGCATCGACGAGCGCTCGGTCCTTCACGACGATGATGCGTGGGCCGACATCCTCGCGACCTACGGGGAGCAGCCCACCTACCAGAGCTACGCCGACCCCTACGCGGGCGCGCAGGCCGCCTACCGGCGCAACCTGTACTCCAATCTCGGGGTGGCTGGCGCGCTGCAGCTGGGGCAGACGGCGGTGAACCTCGCGCCCACGCTCCAGGACAAGCGCAACAAGGAGAAGCTGGCGGAACTCCAACAGCTGGAGGAGGCAGACGACCTCGGGCTGACGGGCAAGAAGCGGGCTCACCTCGAGCGCACGATGATGGACCCCGTGCGGGCCCAGGCTGCCCAGGCTGCTCAGCAGAGCGCGGCCCAGCAGGCGGCCATGGGTGGCACTCGGTCTGCGGCTGACGCGAACCGTGCGCAGCGGGAGTACCGTCGGGACGTGCAGCAGTCGGCGCTCCAGGCTGGCCATGCCATCAATCAGGCCCATCTCCAGGAAGCCAGCGACCAGCTGCAGGAGATCGAGAACCGCACGAAGTACAAGTCGGAGGTCCAGAAGCGCCGGCGCGCGGCGACGTCGCAGGGCATCACCCAGTTGGCCGGGATCGCCGGGAAGGCGCGGGCCGCCCAGCGCGTGGCCGAGCTCGACCCGTCTGCACTGGCCGCGCAGGGCGTGAGCGCGAACGAACTGCAGATGGCCATGAAGATGGCCGGCAACGACCCTGACCGGGTGCTCTCGTGGCTCATGCTGGCAGGGCTTCGCTGATGGCCGCCTCTCCTGCCGTCTCGCAGTACGACCCGAGCTACGACCCGGGGCAGCCGGCGATCGTAGCCTTTGCCCTTACCTTCATGGGTGAGCGAAGTCGCATCAACGAGCAGATGCGGGCGGAGCGCCTCAAGCGGGCGGACCCGACGCAGTACGACAAGATGATCGAGATCGAGATGCGGTCCATCGCCGAGTTGCAGGAGCGGAAGGCGAAGATCCAGCAGAACAAGATCCAGGGCTACGCCGACATCAGCTCGGACCTGATGAAGGGCGTCTGGCAGCACGCGGCCCAGCAGGAGGCGTCCTACGCGAATCGCAAGGTCGCGGAGATCGAGGCCCAGGCGGACCTGGACCGCACCTTCAGCGAGGAGCGGAAGTTCCGGGCTGAGCTGCTGAACATCCCGGCTGATGTAGCCGCTGGGATGCAGAAGGGCATCGATCGCGTCGGCGACATGGACGCCACGAAGCCCGCGGACCTTGCCACCGAGGTGGAGTCGGTGGCATCGGGGGCCATCAGCAAGGCTGGCGGCACCGCGTCGGCGCGGGACGCCGTCAACTACGAGATCTACCAGCAACTCGAAGAGAAGCGGGTCAACGCGGAGTCGCGGTACCTCGCTGCCGAGAAGGCTGGCGATGCGGGCGCGGCCGCTGCGCACCTGGCCGAAACGAACAAGTACGTCGAGGCCATCGAGCACATGCGCGGGAAGTTCCCGAACGGTGAGCCCAGCACCCACATGAACACGCAGTATCCGAGCCTCCTGGAGTCGGAGACGCGGAAGCGCGAGGCCAAGGTCAAGGCGGGCGTCGGCCCGCCGCAGGACCCCATGGCGACCTTCCACGAGGCGGCCGGCACCATGTTCGGCGGGACGGGCACGGTCCCGGCGCCCGCTGCGACGCCCGGTACGGCCCCGGCACCCGCTCAGGCGGGCCCGGCTGGTGCGGCGCCGCCGGCGAACACCCCTGCCCAGCGACGCGCTGCTCAGGAGCAGGGCGGCGGTGGCGCTGGCGGAATCATGGGCATGCTCGACGCGGCGGTGAACCCCGTGGTCTCTGACATCGACGCCGACATCGCAGCTGGCCAGGAGCGCCTGAAGCGGCTGCTCGACAAGCGCGAGACGGCAGCGAGCTCGAGCCTCGACGAGGCCTTCTTCGGGAGCGGCCCGAACTACCTGCTCAGTTCTCCGTTCCGTGGCCAGCACAAGGGTCAGGCGGTGCTCGACCGTCTGGCGGCGATGGACCCGAAGACGCGCTCGGCCTTCCTGAACGAGATCGTGACCGAGGGCGGCAGGGTCCGCCCCCACCTGCGTCGGGTCGAGCGCGAGGGCGTGGAGGCCGTCGGCGACGCGCGGCTCCTCGAGGCCGACCCTGGCTCGCACTACGACAACTGGTTCGAGGACCAGGCCGGCGAGCGCCTCTACCAGTGGATGGCGTCGCAGCTGACGCTCGCGGCACAGGAGTTGGCCACCGATGGCAGCCAGCGGCAGGGCTTCGAGCGGTACCAGAGCGTGCGCAACGTGGTTGCCGCGCTGCCAGAGTCGGCCGTTCGCCGGGCGACGCCGCTCATCCAGGCCTTCGTCGAGGCCGATGCCGAGGTGATGAAGGCGGCGGGAGCAGCGGAGGCGGCGGCCAGCATCGCGGCCGTGCTGCCCCAGGCTCAGCCCGATCTGTGGGCGATGGAGGACGACATCCTCCTGGCCGATCTGGTGGCTGACGAGATCGACGTGGCGCTCTCCCACCCCGACAGCCGAGCCCAGTTGGAGGGTCTTCGCGCGCTGTCGGCCTTCACCGACGTCGTGCCCGACGACCTCGGGGGCGAGGTGGCGTCCTCCTTCTCCGAACTGGTCGACGAGGCGGTCAAGACGGGCGACGGCCGGGCGCTCTTCACCGGCAGCAAGGGCATCCGCGACCACGCGACGCGCATCGCTGGCGAGCGGGAGAAGACCGAGGGCCCCGACGCTGAGGCCTGGAGGAACCGGCAAGACGTGCGGAACGAGAGTCGCGGCGACAAGATGGCGGCGGATGCTGCTGCCGAGGCGGCCGCGCGTGGGACGACTCCCGAAGAGAATGCGGCCCGCCGCCCGGATCTGGAGAGTCAACTGAATGAGGCTCGTGAATCGGGTGACGATGAGCGGATCGCGTCCGCGAAGCAGCAACTGGATTGGAACAAGGCGGGCCCGGTGGGAGGGGCGGCCACCGTCAATGACATCGAGCCCGACGTCGTGGGCCGTGCCCCCCGGGAGCCCGAGCAGCCGCTGCAGGCTGGCGCAGGCGTGGGTAAGGCGGAGCCCGTGGCCCGCCCGCCCGCGCCCGCCCAGGCTGGGGCCCTCGTGGACCCGGCGACGGGCAAGGACATGTTCGACCTCGACCCGACAACGGCCACCCTGGGCATGCTGTGGACGCAGCGCGACGTGCTCAAACAACTCACCAAGGTCGAGCAGCAGGAGCGTGCTCTGCGCGCCACCGACCCCGAGTTGCAGACGGAGGAGGGCCGTCTGCTGCAAGGCCGGAAGCAGGAGCTCACGACCCAGAACGACAAGCTCGAGGGCGCGCTGGGTGAGTTCGAGCAGGACGACCCCGACGGCATGGGGCGCGTCCTCGACCTGTTCGAGCAGGAGGTTGCGGACGCACGTCGTCACCGTGAGCGATGGCGATCCCGCGAGGCCGCCCGGGCCGCGCAACACCAGCAGATGCTCAAGGACACGAAGATCGAGTGGGCGGACCCGGCCTCTGCCGACCCTCGGGACGAGAGCCTCGAAGACATCCTCAACTCGGCCATGTGAGGAACAGTGCCTACGACCCGCGATGAATTCATCGAGCGCCAGGTAGAGCGTGGCGTCAGCCAGCGCGAGGCCGAGCTGCTGTACGAGCAGATGGAGCCGCGCCTGTCGGCCCCGGAGCCCGAGCCTCAGACGGAGTACCAGGACGAGCTCGACATCGCGCTGGGCCCCGACCCGATTCATGGCCATCTGCGCGAGCCACAGATGGTCGGCGGCGGCGCACACGAGGAGCCCGCGCATCGCACCCACGAGTTCGACTACGAGTACCCCAAACTCGCGGTCAACCGGCAGAAGCTCCTCGACCTGAAGGAGGAAGAGGTGCTCGGCCGTGGCTCCGAGGTCACCGGCAAGCAGGCCCGCAAGGAGGCCCTCGAGTTCGTCGACCACCTGGAGATCGTGAAGGGCAAGCCCGTCTCGCAGGAGGTCATCGACGCCCACGTCTCGGGGCAGCCGGGCAACGAGGCGGCCGACACGGCTGTGAAGGCGGCCATCCGCACGCTGTACCCCCGGCTTTATCAGGTGCCGCGCCGGAAGACCGACCGGAAAGAGCGGTGGCAGGGGTACGAGGCGCAGGGCGTGAAGGCTGGCGACCCCTTCGAGGGCGTTCTGCCGGCCGTGGGCCGCGCCCTGGTGGCGCAGTCGCCCGTCGGGGCTGTGGCGGACTTCGCCGATGTCGACGATCTGGAGAGCGGAACGAGGGCGGTCTCTGGCCTGCTCTTCCCGGTCACCCGCATGGGCGAGGCGTTCGATGCTTTTGTTGAGGACGAGGATGCGCCCAAGGAACTCACGGAGGCGGTGAAGCGAAAGGTCGAGACTCTCAAGGATGCGCCGAAGGAGCTGCCTGGTGCGCAGACGGCCCAGCTCATGTACGAGCACTCGCCCTTCGCTGCGCTCCGCGACGTAGTAAAGGCCGAGGGCATGGGCGAGAAGTGGCTTGCCGCACACGCCTTCGCCCTGCCGTGGGCCCGCTCAGCCGTTCTCCATTCGATGGAGCCCGACAAGCTGGCCGAGGCTTCTGACGAACTAGCTCTGGCCCTCGAGCCTGTCGACCTCGTGGAGCTCAGTCCTGCCGCGCCCGGGATGACCGACGAGGAGAAGGCCGAGGTGATGGGGGAGGGCACGGTCATCGAAGGCCTCCCGAGCCCGATCTACGTGCCTCGCGTAGCGGCCGAGACGGCGCAGTTCTTCTACGACCAAACCTTCAAGGCGGGCCCGACGGGCAAGTTCGCCTCCCTGGCGGAGTGGGCGGGCGCTGAAGAGGGTGCCGACCTCTGGCGACGGACCGCTGCGGCGAAACGTGCTGGCCGCCGGAAGGAGTCCTTCATCCCCATCGAGGACGCCATCGAGGCGGGAGCCCCCGACGACGAGGTGCTCGGCGACGTCCGTAGCCTGCGCTACCGTGACCTCCCCGTGTCGGCTCGGCTCCAGCGTGAGTTGACGGGCGACGAGGTGATTGCTGCTGCAGACGCTGAGGGCGTGACCAATCCAACGATCGAGGCCATGCGCGAGGCTGGCTGGGGCGACCCCATGGCGGCGGTCGAGGGCGTCGAGCCAGACCCGTCCATCCTAGAGAACATGTTCATCGGCGAGATGCCGGTCGCCATCCAGGAGCGGCTCTACAGCATCGACAGCCTGCGCAAGGGCGTGGCCGAGCGGAAGCGGGCCAGGGCCGCCACTGGTGGTGCCACAGTCGACGTGATGAGCGGGGTTCTTGAGGGCCTATCGAGCGATACCACTCCTATCGGGGAGGATGGATTCTTAAAGGCAGAGACGACCTTCGGCTGGCTGATGCGAGTGCCGGCTGGCGTTACGCAGACGGCGGTTCTGCAGGCTGACATCGACGCCCCCCCCGTCGTGCCGCTGATGGCATGGTCGTTGGCCCAGCGTGTACTCGGTGTCGAGGACACAGCCGGGGCGATCCAGGATGAGCTTCGGTTCCCCTCGCTCTACGGCGTCGACAAGATGCTCGGTTCACCGGCCATCAGCCGCATTCTCGGAACTGAGGACTACACCCGGCTGTTCTCCGACGACAGCACGTGGGGTGGCCGGCTGACGACGCACCTCAAGGAGGACCAGCAGGGCCTCGCGCTGAGCCTGCCCGACATGGCCTACAGCCTTGGCTACGGCGAGGACACGCTGGCCTTCCAGACAGCGCTCCAGCTCGGGCTGGCTTTTGACTTCCTCATCGACTGGGAGAAGATTCCCTCTGCGCCGGTGGGTGCGGCCTGGTCTCGCGGCGGGACGGGCATCAGCTACGCCCGGCAGATGAGCCGGGCAGCGGCGGCCACGAAGGGCGACGTGGGCCTTGCCTTCGGCGCTGGCGCCGCCCCCGAGTTGTTCGCCGGCCGCTTCGAGGCGCGGACGGGCACCCCATGGGACGTCTACGGCGGCGTCGTCGAGACGGGTGTGCGCCGGAACGCGGTGCGCGGCGCCAGCTTCAAGGAGCAGGTGGCCCGCGACCAGCACGACGCGGTGCGCGAGGTGCTGCGGGTGGTGACGGGGAAGAGCCCTGAAGAACTGAACGCCATGCTCGGCGAGTACGACGAAACGGCCGAACTCAACGGGTTGGCCCACCTCGACAACATTCGCAAGGTGATGAAGAGCAACACCCCGCGGCAGCAGGCGCTGCGGGCGACCCCCGACTACCAGGCGATGCGCGCGGCGGCCGAGCAGGCGGAGGCCCGAGGCCAACTGCCGAAGGGCGGTGCCGACTGGGCCATGGCGGTGTCGGAGATGGAGTCCATGCGGGCGGTGATCGACGGCAAGGTGCCGCGGGTCGAGACGTACTTCGAGCAGTTCCGGCTGAAGTCGGTGGACGCCCCTGGGCCAGAGGTGCCGAAGACGGGCGTGCTGGCCGAGGGTGACGACGTCGCCAAGTTTGTCCCCGAGCCGCCGAAGGTTGCCCGGGCTCGGGCCCGCTTCGAGCAGGCCGCCCTGCGGGCCGGGATGCACGAGGGTGAGATCATCGCCGCGCTGAACAACCCGAAGCCCGACGAGGTGCGGACAGCGCTGCGCGGCGTCAGCCCCGAGCTGGTGACTCTGTGGGACGAGTGGCGCACCCAGATGGGAGGTGCACACGTCTGGCACCCCGCTGTCGTTGGCAGCCGGGTTCGTGTCGAGCCCTCCGCTGATGGTGGGCGCCCGATGCGTGAGTTCGAGGGCGAGGTCGTCGAGGTGTACGAGCCTGGCTCGACCCGACATGAGGCTGGGTACCGACTGAAGGTGCAGGCCGGCAACGCGCGGATGATGGTGCGGGCGAAGGACATCGTCGAGGTCGAGCCCCCCGCGGCCGCCCCGGCCACCCCCGGCCCCGCCTGGTTCTCCCGCCTCGAGGAGGGCGCCGTCGAGGCCTTCCCTGCGTCGGGCTCGATGCGGGCGAAGGGCGTGGTGACGAAGCTGAAGGCCCTCGCCAAGAAGGACCCCGCGCTGGCCGAAGAGCTGAAGTGGATGGACCTGAGCGAGATCGAGGAGTTGGGCCGCAAGAAGATGACGGTCGACGAGTTTCGGGCGTTCATGCGTGGGCAGCGTGTCGAGGTGCGGGAGGTCCAGAAGCGTAGCGTCGAAGGAGTGGCCCTGGAAGACGGCGCCATGCGGGCGGAGCGCAACGCGCTGGAGTGGGCCGTTGGCCGTGCGGACCTGTCTTTGGGAGACCTGCACGCGCTGGTGGCGTTTCTGCGGGAAGAACCTGACGGCGGCCTACTGGCCGAGCGGCTGGACGATCTGGGCGTTGAGGGCCCGAATAGGGAGCCGTTGGAGAACGCCGCCATTGACTACATCGCGGCCTACAGTGACCGCGGATCGGAGGACCCCACCCGCTGGTCCGAGTACACCCAGCCCGGCGCCGAGAACTACCGCGAGGTGCTGCTGACGCTGCCCGACAGCGTCAGCTCCAGCGGATGGGTCGCGACCGAGGTGGATGGCCGCCCAGGAACCTGGGATGTGATGGACGCCTCTGGCACGAGGGTCGCGCGGTTCAACTCCCCAACCGCTGAGGCCGCGATCTCACGGGCACACCAGTACGAACTTGAGGCACCCGAGCGTCGGCGTGGCCGCGTCTACGATTCTGCCCACTGGTCCGAGCCCAACGTCCTCGCCCACATCCGCCTGAGCGACCGCACGACTGCGGACGGCAAGCGCGTGCTGTTCGTAGAAGAAGCCCAGTCAGACTGGCACCAAGCCGCTCGGAAGCATGGTTACGTGGAGGACACGCCCGATGCGCGCATGCGGGAGCAGGAGGTGGCCGGCCTTCACGCCAGCATGGAAGCGCTTCGCGCAGACCTGAAGGATGCCGAGGCCACGAACGCACCCGATGCTCGGAAGATGGCGCTCACTGACGAGATTCTCGCCGCCGCCGGGGAAGCGGAGAGGCTGCGGTCCGCGCTGAATGCGCGAGTCCCCGACGCCCCCTTCAAGGAGAAGCGCTGGGCCCGCCTCGCCCTCCGCCGCGTGGTCCGCATGGCCGCCGAGGAAGGCTACGACGGCGTGGCCGTGGTCCGTGGCGAGGACATCCAGCGCGTGGTGGGCGGCGGCCTGGAGGGCCAGAAGCGCTTCTACGACGTGAACGTGCCCCGGTACCTGGCCGACATCGGGAAGCCGTGGGGGGTGCGGCCGGGCGACACCACGATCGGCGGGACTGCAGGTTCTGTCGACCGGATGGGTGAGGCCCTCGGGTGGGGCGTGTGGGAGCGTGACGGCGGCAGTGCGCCGGTCGAGATGTTCGGCACAGCGGATGAGGCCCGTGCGTTCGTGGCTCGGCAGGGCGACCCCGAGCGCTTCACGGCTGGCGAGTTCGGTGACCTTGAGACGCACGATGTGCCCGGTGCGCTGAGCGCAACCATCCTGGACATCACCCCCGACATGCGTCGTGCGGTGGTCGAGCGCGGCTTGCCGCTCTTCCAGGACGATGCGGGCCGTGCCGCTGGCGCCGTGGCCACCGAGCCCGGCCTCACCCCGGGGCCGATGTGGTACTCGCGGCTCGAGGAGGGCACGCTCGAGGAGTTCCCGGCGTCGGGCAAGCTGCGGGCGAAAGCCATCGCCACGAAGATGAGGGCGCTGGCGAAGAAGGACCCGGCCCTGGCCGACGAACTGGAGTGGGTCGACCTTGCCGAGCTCGAGTCGAAGGGGCGGCAGAAGCTGTCGGTCGACGAGTACCGCGAGTGGATGCGGTCGCAGCGCCTCGAGGTGAAGGACGTCACGAAGGTTGCCGGGCCCGACATGTTCGCGCGGCCCGAGACGCAGGCAGCGATGGCCCAGCTGCGAACGGCGGTAGAGGATGCAGGCGGCGGGCCCGGCCTGTTCCACGAACTGCAGAGCGCGCTTCGTCCTGGGGACCATCCATTCGGCACAATGGAGGGGGACAACCCGAGGGTTGGCCACATAATCAACGACATCGCCGATGGCGATCCGATGCACGTGGAGCGCATCTCGGAGGCCTACGACGATGTCGTCGACTCGCTGGTCTACGAGGGCCCCGATGAAGCCGACGCCGCCCGTTGGGCCGAGTACCAGCAGCCTGGCGGAGAGCGGTACCGGGAGATCCTGCTGACGCTGCCTGTGCCCTTGGCAAAACTGCCACCAGGGCATCGCGTTGTGGAAAGGGGGCCGGGCGACTGGGCTGTGCTGGACGGTGGTGGGGCGTTCTTTGCTGGCGGCGAGACACGGGCGGGGGCAGTTGCGTATGCTCACCGTGTCGCGGCTGAGAAAGCTGGCGGCGCCAGGGGCGAGCGCGGATTTCGATCCCAGAACACGTACACCTCCCCCCACTGGGACGAGGCCAATGTCGTCGCCCACATCCGCCTGACGGAGCGCATCAGCCCCGACGGCGAGCGGCTCCTGTTCATCGAGGAGATTCAAAGCGACTGGCACCAGGCGGGCCGCAAGAAGGGGTACCAGCTTCCAAGGTCGGAGATCGACAAGCTGGAGGCGCGCAGCCTTGATTTGCGCAGGCGGATGCGCCGAGCCCGCGCCGAGGGTGACGAGGCGGATCTCGCCCGCGCGGAGCGAGAGCTTGCGGAGGTCAGCCCCCTCCTGGCGCGGAACACGGAGGACGCCTATGGCGTCGTCCCCGACGCCCCCTTCAAGGACAAGCGCTGGGCCCGCCTCGCTCTCCGCCGCGTGGTCCGCATGGCCGCCGAGCAGGGCTACGACGGCGTGGCCGTGGTCCGTGGCGAGGACATCCAGCGCGTGGTGGGCGGCGGACTGGAGGGCCAGAAGCGCTTCTACGACGTGAACGTGCCCCGGTACCTGGCCGACATCGGGAAGCCGTGGGGCGTGAAGCCCGAGCGTAAGGGCGGCATCTACTCGCCATCCCTGGACCCACACGACTCGCCGTACTCAGCGGTTGACGCGCAGGAGCCAGGGGGCCCTGCCGATGCACCCGAGAGGTGGGTCGTCGAGGACGAACATGGCGCCCGCTTCGGCGGCGTTCGCGCCGGTCGGGCGGAAGCGGAGCGGGTAGCTGCTCAACTCAACGATGAGCGCAAGCCGCCGTCGACCTACCTCCCCATCACCCCCGACATGCGTCGGTCGGTCGTGGAGAGGGGCCTGCCCCTGTTCCAGGAGGGTGCCGACGGTGCCCGCGGCTCCCTCGAGACGAGCGGTCCCCTGGCGCCCACGTTCTACAGCGCCGTCGACAACGCCATCGACCGGGTCTTCGCCAAGGGGGCCAAGTCCATCAAGGCAGAGAGCTTCCTGGCGATGGTGCGGAAGCAGCCCGACGTGAAGGCGGAGGAGATCGACTTCCTCGGCCTCGAGGAGTGGGCGAAGGGCCAGGGTCGCGTGACGCGCGAGGCGGCCAAGGCCCACGTGGCGGCGCACGCGCTCGAGGTTCGGGATGTCCTGAAGGGCGGGAAGGACCCGAAGGTCGAGGCCCAGGCCTCTGAGGTTGAGCGGCTGAACCAGCAGCGCGGCCAGATGATGCAGCGGGCCCCGCTGATTGAGTTCCGCGAAGGGCCACAAGAGGTGGCGGGCACGCTGCGAGGAGATCTCCAGGGCCGGCTGTTCTTCCACGACGCCAAGCCGGCTCGCGGCTTCGGGGAGCCCGACGCTTGGACCGTGCGCGAGCTCAAGGACATGCGGATGCACGTCACGACGCTCGGCCCGGAGCGGATGGCGCAGGTGCAAGAGGCACTCGAATGGTCCCGCGAGTACCAGGCGCTGAACAACGAGCACGGCATGGCCATGCGCCACCTGCAGGAGCTGGAGCGAGAGTCGGTAGACGACCCCACCCGCTACAAGGACTGGTCACACGACGGCGGCCGCGGCTACCAGGAGCTGCTGCTGACGATGGCGCTCGACGAGTCGGACCTGCCCCCGGGGGTGGAGGTCCGCGAGCGCGTGAGCCACGGGACCCGTCACTTCGTCGTCATCGAGGACGGGGAGCGGATCTCAAGTGGCGAGACCCCGGAGGGTGCGGTTCGCGCCTACTTCGACCAGAAGGGCGGCGTCTTTACCTACGACCACTGGGACGAACGGAACGTCCTGGCCCACATCCGCTTCGACACGCGCATCGACGCTCTGGGCCGTCGCATCCTCTTCATCCACGAGGTGCAGTCGGACTGGCATCAGCAGGGCCTGAAGCGCGGGTACCTCGACAAGGGCGCGGAGACGGGCCCGACGAGGGCCCTGCTGAAGAAGCGCCTCTCGGACGTGCAGACCGAGCTGAGCACTGCCAGAAACGCCTTCCTTGACAAGGAGCTTGAGGCGCGCGGGCTGACCCGCGATCAGTATCGCGGTCGGACTCTCTACCAGAACGCCGACATCATGGACGCGCTGGCTGAGTACAACGACTCGCCGGAAATGCAGCGGATGCATGAGGCTGAGGGTCTTGCTCGTCGCGAGTACGAGAACAGACTCATCGGTTGGGACGAAAAGGGGAGGGTCCCCGACGCCCCGCTGAAGACCTCGTGGCACGCGCTGGCGATGAAGCGGATGGTACGCCTCGCCGCCGACGGCGACTACGACGCCATCGCCTGGCCGACGGGTGTGATGGAGGCCGAGCTGTTCGACCTCGGCGGGCACGTCGACGTGCTGCGGTGGGAGTTTGATGACCCTGCCGATGTCGAGGACGGACGCCTCGTGGCCATCAAGGATGGCGAGGAGGTCGACCTCCCCGAGGACTTCGGGTGGGACGATCTCGAGGAGGCCATTGGTGACGAGCCCGCGCGCCTCCTCAAGGAGGACGCCAAGGCAACGGCGGCCCGCTGGCGGCACGACGAGTCTGAGCTGATCACGGTGCACGAACTGACCGAGACCGACATCGAAGCGTGGGATCTCGAAGGCGCGGCGGTGCCCGGGCAGCATGTGCTGCTCGGCTACTACGGCGAGCCGCACGACGGCGTCTACGGCGACATCACCGTCTTCGATGACCCGGTTGAGGCGGACAAGGCGCGGCGCGACAACATCGTGTGGGGGAGACTGGACGCCGAGATGAAGATGGGGGAGATCAGCGCTGGCGAACTGAAGATCGGCACGAAGGGCATGGAGGCCTTCTACGACGGCAAGCTCGTGGGCTGGGCCAAGAAGTTCGGCAAGAAGATGGGCGCCCGCGTGGGCATGGCCGAGCTGCCCGATCACCCCGACAGCCCGAACGTCCACATGATGACGCTCAGCCCGAAGATGAAGCGCCTCGCGCGGTTCAAGGGGCAGCCGCTGTTCCAGGAGAAGGGCGGCCGGGCTGCGGGCTCCATCAAGGTGTCGAAGGCGAAGGTGGCTCTGGAGCGCCTGCGCCGCACACCGTTCGTTCCGACTCGCATGATCGTGGAAATGCTGGGCGATCGACCCGAGTACCTCGATGGCGTCATCGAGTTCCTGGCTGAGCAGCGACAGAGGCTGGCGGCTGGCAAGCTGACGAACCGGGACGTGGCCAAGGCCTACTTCATGACGGTGGCGTCGATGGGCTCCGACGCCGTGCGCGCCTCGCTCGTTGAGGGCAGGGCCGGCTTCCGCATCCCCGAGGACTTCGTCACGTACAACAAGAAGGGCGACCGGATGGTCCGCCCGGAGGAAGCGGCGGCCGCCTGGCTGTTCACCGACGACGGGCAGCGGGCGCTGAACGCCATCGAGCGGGGCGAGTTCGACGCCGACGCCTGGGGCAAGGGCGCTGACGTCCGGTTGACCTACGGCGACGATCGGGTCCGCAACAGCAGCTCGCTGAACGAGCCGAAGGTGAAGGAGCGTCAGGTCACCATGCAGAACCTGCAGGAGGCCACCGACGCCATCAACAGGGCGGGCACCGACGCCGACGCGCTGTTCAAGGCCGCACAGCGTCTCGCCGGCATCGGGGAGGCCAAGAAGGCGTTCATCGGGCACCTGCTCGGCATGGGCAGCCGGGCAACCGCTGACGCCGTTGAGATCAACGTCTGGCTGACGGGCCGGGGCGACATCGGGCGACTGAAGGGGAAGCGAGCCGAGGTTGCTCGCCTCGTGAAGGACACGAGCAGCAAGCGGGTAGCGCGGGAGCTTTCGCGCCGGGTGAACCAGTCCATCCGAGGGCTGAAGCGGCGCGGCATCGGCACCGACATCCCAAGCGAGATGTTCGGGCACGTCGTGCACCACTGGATCTGGGACAAGGCCAAGGGGGTCGAGACGACCCACAAGGGCATGTACAAGGCGCAGCGGCTCGCCCAGAAGTCGGAGAAGACAGGCCGGGCGAAGGGTTCCATCACCATCGAGCAAGCCGACGACATCATGGCCAGCGACGCCGAGGACGGCCACTTCGCCATGGCGGCGGCGAGCGGCCACGTGGTGGAGCCCCCCCCCGACTGGAAGGATGTACGCTTCAAGCGCGACCTCGACAGCCTCACCGCCCCAGAGCAGGCCGCCTGGGACCGGGTCATGGCCCAGCGCGATGACCGGGCCCGCGTCGAGGCGCAGCTCAAGCTGCACAAGGGCACGCCGTGGGCCCACCAGGCCATCGAGGGGGCCATGGTTCGGGCCTCGATCATGGACGCTGTCGCTGGCAGAGAGTCCAGCGTGGTCTCCGCCCTGGACTACTCGGTCACCGCCAAGCGACTCATCCAGGGCGCCAGCAGGGACGGGGTGTGGGCCTACTTCAACAGCACCGGGAAGTTCCTTTCTGGCGCGGAGAAGCCGGTCAACAACGTCAACGGCAGCTTCCTGGACTGCAATCCGTCGAAGGCGTGCGCGACCTACTGCTACGCCACCGACGGGAACTACCGCTACTTCGGGTCGGTGGTGAAGGCGGAGCTCGTCACGGCCGCCATCGAGGATGATCCCATCCGGGCCGCGAACCAGATCGCCGCTGAATACCGGGCGACGTCCGAGTTCCGCGAAGGTAAGGCCTTGCGCCTCTTCGACAAGGGCGACCTCTCCAAGGCGTGGCTCCCCGTCATCGAGGAGCTGAACAGCCAGGACGTTCGGGTGCAGGTCTTCAGCAAGCGGCCTGAGAACCTGCGCGAGGTGAGCGACCGGAACGTCCGCCTGCTCTCCATCGACGACGGCCGGGTGGGCGCAGCGGACGCCAACCCCGACTTGGCGACGGCGGTTGTCTACCGCGGCGAAGAGGACATCCCGCTCATCCAGACACTGCTCGAGCGAGACCAGATCGGCGTCATTCTGCCAGTGAAGGCCTCGCTGGCCTTCAAGGCGCAGGCTGCCGCGAAGCGCGCAGTGAGGGCGCTCCGGGAGCAGGTGCCCGCTGCCAAGAAGCGGATCTGCCCGATCGACTCAGGCGTGCTGCGGCTCGGCGTGGCGACCACCATCACGCGCCCAGTGATGGAGCGCCTCGTCGAACTAGTCGAGGCTCACGGGGAGACCTCTGGCCTCCACAGGTTCCGCCGGGAGTACGGCGGGTCGCCCAAGAAGGACAAGCCGAAGAAGGGCCTCCTCAAGGTGCGAGCCGACGAACGCGACTTGCGGAAGGTGCGCAGCGCGCTCGCCCGTGGCGAGGACAGCGTCGTCCTGGATCGCACCTTCAACTGCACGAAGTGCGATGCTCGCGGCGGCCTCGGCTGCTTCCTCGGCAAGTCGACCGAACGGGTGATGCAATCCTCCGACGTGACGGGGCGTACCCCCAGGCGATACGCTGATCGTGTCCAACAGCTCAGGGAGCGTCTCCGTGCAGAACTTGCAAGAGGTGTCGAAGGTGAGGGCGATCTGGGGCCGGATGGACACCCTGTGCCAGGACGAGTTCACGGGTTTCTTCAAGAGGTCGATGCGCTCTTTGGCGAACTACTCGGAGGACGAGGCGGCGTTCGACGAGGGCGTGGGCGTGATGGTGACGGAGCTGGGGCGGATGGCGGACTCGCTGGAGGAGAGCGGGGCGCTCGACCCGGCGTAGACGAGGAGCCGCTATTCCAGCGTGGTGCGCCAGCCGAGGAACTCGAGAGCAACCCCCTCGACGTGACCCCCGACACGGTGGGTCCGCTTCGTCGCGGGATGAGCCTGGAGGGTGCCGAGTCGGCGCTGCGGGACAACGCAGCCGACGTCGAGCACGCGGCGGTCTTCGACGCAGAGGGGCGGCAGGTCGGCCGCTTCACCAACATGGCCGACGACTCCTTCTGGGGGGGGCTCGACAAGGCCGACACGGAGAAGATGGAGTGGGCGCTGTCGAACATGGGGCTCACTCGCGGCGAGGCGAGGCTGGGCTCACTCGTTCACGTTCCCGAGTGGACGCGCAAGGCGGCGATGGAGGCCGGGGACTTCGTCTTCACGCACTACCACCCGAGCGGGGCGCCGCTGTCCCTGCAAGACCTGCAGGTGACTTTCACCATGAACCTGCGCGAGATGCGTGCGGTGACGAGCGAGGGTGTCTACGTCCTGGCCCGCCCCGAGGGCGCGGCGGAGTGGCAGTTCCTCACGCGGGCAGAGGGCGTCGACCGCAGCCTGCGCGAGGCGCACTGGGCCGCGAGCCGGCGTGCCAGCGAGCAGATGGACGCGCAGATCCGAGCCGCGGGCGGAGCCCCCGGTAGCACCACAGCCAAGGGATACAGCGATGCCGACTTCAACAGGTTCTACAGCGATGCCCTCCTCAAGGGGTACAACGACGCCCTACGAACTCTCGGAAGCGACGCCCGACTCGAGTTCCGGCCCCATTCAGCTGCCGAGCGGCGGGCTGGTGTGGCAGAGCGAGGACCCGCTGCCGACGTACCAGGCGCCCGAGGAGCGGGAGGCGTAGACGAGCCCCTCGCCCAGCGTGGCTGGGCGCCGACGCGGCCTCCCCTGGTGGCCCGCAACTACGTCTCCCCGCGCGACAAGGTGCGCATGTCGGCGGCCGACAAGCAGACGCGCGACGTGGCCTACGCCCTGAAGCGCGGCGACCCCGAGGCGGTGGCCACGGCTGCCGACGAGCTCGCACAGCGCGTGCCCCAGGGCGCCGTGCTGGTGCCCGCCCCCGACTCGAGGGGCAACACGGCGGGGAACCTGGCGCTGGCCGAGGCCATCGCAGAGCGTGTCGGTGGCGAGGTGCGCGACGTGCTCTCACGGGCGGCCCCTGTGGAGTCGAGCCGGGCGATGCGCGAGCGTGGCCGCGTGCGCCGGCCAGCCGAGCACGGCATCGAGGCCTCGGAGCAGCTGCCCGACGCCTTCATCGTCGACAACGTCATCGCGACGGGCGGGACGATGCGCGCAGCGCAGGACGCCATGGGTGGCGGGACGCCGCTGGCGTGGGCGGACAGGTCGCAGCGCTGGGGCCGCGAGCAGATGCTCATGCAGCGGGCCGACCCGGTGGACACGCCTGAGTTCAAGGCGTGGTTCGGTGACAGCAAGGTGGTCGACGAGCAGGGGAAGCCGCTGGTCGTGTACCACGGGACCCGCCGAGGCTTCGACGTCTTCAACACAGAGGGCCTTGGGGCCCATTTCGGAACGGCGTCTGCCGCCAACGCCAGGGTGGGACTCCCTCTGGAGGAGGGAGCCGCGATCGAGCGGGCCGCGCTGGACGATGATCTCGGTGATGTCGCAGGGTCGCTGGTGCCCGTGTACCTGAGCGTCAAGAGTCCATTCAGAATGCCAGACCGGCTGTCGTGGCTGCCCGACATGGTGCTGGCAGACATCGAGAAGGCGGGCGCACTTGAGCCCCGCATTCTCCGTCAGCTCAGAGAGGACCCAGACATCGAAGCACTTCTTCGGGGCGAACTCGTTGGCGATCCTCCCACCGTGCTCCGCGCGCAGGAGGCGATCAAGGAAGCGCTGGAAGATGCTGGCTACGATGGGATCGTCTACCGCAACCGCGTGGAGGGCGAGCCCGCCGACTCCTACGCTGTGTTCCGCCCAGAGCAGATCAAGTCGGCGACCGGCAACCGGGGCACCTTCGACCCCGCCGACCCCAGCATCCTCCGTCAGCGCGCCGAGGCCGGCGAGGGCCTGACCGTCGCCCAGGCCGAGGACGCCATCCTCGAGCAGTTCCCCTTCGCTGGCCCCCTCCTCGACGGGCGCCTGCGGGTGGTGGAGAGCTTCGACGACATCGACGGCGGCCGCTGGTCGGACCTCGACGACGGCAGCCAGACGGCGATGTGGGTGCCCGACGGCGAGGGTGGGCCGGGCACGGCCTACATCCTGGCGCCGCGGATGACCCCCGAGCTGCTGCAGAGCGCGGTGGTCCACGAGGTCGGTGCTCACATGGGCATGCGCGGGCTGCTCGGGTCTGAGGAGGCCCGGCTGCTGGACCGTGCTGCCGAGCTCGCCCGGAGCGCCACCGACGGCCCCGCCGCCCGGGCGCACACGAAGGCGATGGCGGACCTCGAGGCGCGCGGCGTCGACCCTGAGTCGGCCCGTGGCCGCGAGTTGTACCGCCGTGAGGCGCTGGCCTACCTCGTGGAGGTCGACCCCCAGAACGGCATCGTGCGCGACCTCATCGCCCGCCTGAAGGCCTGGCTGTTCCGCCAGGGCCTGAAGCTGACGCTGAACGAGGCGGACCTGCGGGCCATGGCCATCGCTGCCCTGCGCAACGAGGCCCGGGTGGCGGCGGGCGAGCCCGTGCCCATCGGCGGTGGCCTGGCCGTGGGTCCCGCGCCCGTGACCTACGGGCTGCACGACGTGGTGCCGCTGCCGAAGCCCCGCCGCCGGGCGCACATCGACGACATCCCCGACGTCAGCCGCCCCCGGGCAGAGCGGACGTGGTCGGAGATCACGACGGAGGACGCGGCGCCATCGGACACGATGCCGATGTTCCAGCGGGAGGGCGCCCGAGAGGCCGAGTGGGAGGTCGAGGAGTTCGACTTCTGGGGCGAGCCCCGGTACCGGCTCGTGGACCGCGCCGGCATCTTCGAGGACTACATGGGCGAGGCTGACCTCGCCGAGGGTTTCCGGTACGAACACGAAGCCCAGCATGCTCTTGACAGTGGGCTCGTAGCTTCCGGCGAGTATCGCGACATGCGGACGGGTCGTGTGGAGCGCGGGCCGCTCTTCCAGCGGGGCGACGGCGAAGCCGCAGCGGGTAGCGTGGAGGTCGCTAGCCCTGGTAGGGCCCCGACTGCGACTCTGTTCTCCGGCGGTGGCCTCGTCGAAGAGGGTCTTCGCGGGGCCATCAAGCCCATCTACGCCGTCGAGTTCGACGAGAACGTGGCTGCCCACTACGCCGTCGTGCACGGGGACCACGTCCGTGTCGGGCGGGTGCAGAACCAGGACTTCACCGAGGCGTCCGACGCCGACTACCTGCACGCGAGCCCCGTCTGCAAGACCTCCAGCCTGGCGAAGCTCGGCCGCAACGAGGCCCCGCTCGACGTCGAGACGGCGCGGTCGACGGCCGAGGCGCTGCGCACGATCAGGCCCCCTGTCTTCACCCTCGAGAACGTGGCGGCCTACGGCAAGACCGAGGCGATGCGGGTCATCACCGACGAGCTCGACAAGCTCGGCTACAAGTGGGACACCCACGTCTACGAGGCAGCGGACTACGGCGCCCCGACGCGCCGCAAGCGCCTGCTGCTGCGGGCGGTGGGGCCCGACCAAGGCGAGCTGCCTCCGCGGCCTGAGCCCACCCACGGGCCGGGTGCAGACCAGCCCCACGCTGGCTGGTTCGACGCTGTCAGCGACCTCGTCGACGACCTGCCCGACCAGCCTCTGGGCGACTGGCAGCGGAAGCGCCTCGAGCGCCACGGCATCGACGTCGACAACATCACCGAGCCGCTGCTCGTGATGGGTGGGAGCACGAACCGGAAGACGCTCCCGCACGCCTTCGGTGGCGAGCCTGCCCCCACGATCAAGGCCACCCCCCGCGAGCTGCACCGCATCGTGATGCCCGATGGCCGGGTGAAGCGGGTCACTCCTCGGGTGATGGCACGCATGACGGGCCTGCCCGACAGCTACCCGCTGCCCGGTAGCCGCATCGTGGCCACGACGATCATCGGCAACGGCGTGCCCCCGGCGCTGTCGCGTGCGGTGTTCGAGCCTCTGCTCGAGCCGATGATGGCCGAGGGCCCCGTGCCGAGCCGGCGCATGTCGGACGCCGACGTTGTGGCCGCCATCGAGCGCGTGCAGGGCGACAAGTACACCGCCCCTCGGCGCGAGGCTCCCCGCCGCGCCCGTGGCATGCTGGGCGGATCGTCGGCTGGCCTGACGCCCGCCGCTCGCGCCGAGGTCGACGCCCTGCGCGAGCGTCAGGACATCATCGAGAACCGTCTGGCCGAGGCCGAAGAGGCAGGGCGGCACCCCGACGAAGACCTCCTCGCGGAGTCGGCGGCCATCCAGGAGCAGCTCGCCGGCTACGAGGACCACTTCGCGGAGCAGGACGACATCGGCCGCTGGCAGGAGTCGGGCGGGATGGATGTCCGCATCGCTCGCACTGTAGCCAACCGGCCCAAGATCGAGTCGGCCGAGGCGCTGATCGCCCGTCAGCAGGCACAGCGTGGCCACACCTCGCCCACGCAGACGATGGTCATGCTCGGGCGCCAGCTCGACAAGCACATCGACAACGCGCTGCGGCCCGACGCACGGCGGTACTCCCCACGTGATGTCGAGGTGCGCGCGGCCCGGGTGGCCGAGGACGCTCTCGTCGAGGAGTACGGACCCGACTGGCGCGAGATCGTGGCCACCCCCCGGTCACTCCGAGACGTGCGTCGCATCTTCGAGATCCAGAAGCGCTTCTGGGACGACGTCGAGCTTGGCGACTGGCGCGAAGGCCTGCGCATGGCCGTCGAGCACTACTACCGCTCGGCCACCGACGACCTCACCCGGGCCCAGCGTCCGAAGCGGCGGCTCTCCGACGCTGAGGTCGAGGACATCGCCAAGGACATCGCAGGCGCCGAGGGCGCGCGGCGTGGCCGAATCAAGAGCCGCGGTGTTCGCCCGGGCGAGCCCGCTCGCGTCGAGCGTCGCCTCGACCTCCTGCGCCTGGCCAAGGTCCCCGAGGCCCGGCTCCGCCGTCTCGGGTGGACCGACGAGCAGCTTCCCGGGGACATCGCCGGCGGCGAGCCGCTCTACCAGCCGGGCGACGGCGGTGCCCGCGGCACCTTCGACACCACGACGGCGGTCATCACGCTGTACCAGGGCTCGACGCTGCGCACGCTCTGGCACGAGAAGGGCCACCTCATCGACCTCGTGACTGGTACCCCCGAGGTTCGCCAAGCGATGGACGCTGCCTTCGAGCGGATGCCCGAGGCTGAGGTGCGGGCGCTGGCTGCCGAGGCCCACCGCGTGGGCCCGAAGCAGGCTGCCGACGCCCGGGGCCTCGACAAGGCCGACGCCATCAACGCACAGATCTACGTGCAGGACGGCGAGAGCGGCCCGATGCGGACGGTCGAGGGCCGAGAGCAGATGGCCCGCATGTTCGAGGTGTGGCTTGAGCGGCGCACCGCCCCCAACGGCTGGCTGCGGATGCAGTTCCAGCAGCTCCAGCAGGGGCTCGCCGACGTGTGGGCTCAGGTTCGCGGCCGGGACCTCGAGGTCGACCCTGCGGTGGCGGCGGTCTGGGACCGCTGGCTCCGCCCCGAGCGCATCGCCGACTCCGTAGCTGTGGAGATCGGGGCCGCCGAGGGTCTCGCCCGCTTCCCGCACGCCGTGGTGCCCGAGGTGGGCCCCCTCGACGACGCCGTCGGCCGGGCCGGTCGTGCTCGAGAGGCTGGCCGCGTGAACCTCCGCCGTGAGGAGGTGCTCCAGGACATGGGCATCCGCGCTGGCGAGGAGGTGCCGCTGCACGACCTCGTGGCGAAGGCCATCCGCTACGTGGCCACGGAACAGGCCCGCCGCAACGCTCGAGGCATCGAGCTCGTGGCGATGACGGCACGGACGGTGGTGCCCGCAGGTCGGGCCGAGGGTCTCCAGCGCGAGGTGCACGCCTCGCTGTCGACGGCCATCGGCATGTCGGTGATGGAACTGGTCGACGAGGGTCGAGCTGCCGACGACGCCGTGTCCCTCGACCGTGCCCAGCAGGCGGGCCTGCGCACACTGGCCAACCGCGTGGCCAACAACCCGGTGGTCGACCCGAGGGGCTTCGAGAAGCTCATCAACCCGCGGTCGGACCTGAGCACCGTCTCTTTCCAGGAACTGAACGCGCTTCAGGAGGCCCAGATCGACGTCATGGCCGGGCCCGGCGCGCGGCGTGATCTTCGGGCTGAGCGCATCCCCCCGACCCTGGGTGTGGCCCTGGCCCGCGCGCTGTGGGAGATCCCCGACAAGCTGCACACGGGCACGGGCTCGGTCCGCACGCAGAACTGGAAGCGGCGGCTCTCGGACATGTTCACCACGTCGCGCCCGGGCGACAAGTACGTCGATCCGCACGTGACTGAGGCGTGGGACCGCGCCACCCGCGAGGTCGGCCGGTCGCAGGACTGGGTTCGCACGGCCGGTCGGAACATCCGCGAGGGCGACCCCCAGTCGGGCCTGGTCGACACGTTGAAGGGCGTGATGAGGCAGCTGACGACGCCCGTGTCGATCGCGAACGTGCAGGTGCTGGGTCGCATGCGAGACCGGTTCAACGGCCGCGACGAGGTCTCGAACGTGCGGGCGCTGCGCGGCGTGCGCGACGAGGTGGCGACCACCGACCCCCTGCGCATCGACAGGCTGCTCGACCCCGACCACCTGAGCATGCTCCAGGGCGTCATCGACGACGTGCCCCACGGCGCGACCCCCGAAGAGGCCGCTGCCATGCAGCTGCTGCACTTCCATGCGGGCGGCATCACCCAGGCGCCCCCCACGCCGGCGCCAGCCCCAGCGCCAGCCGCGGGGCCCACTGGGCCGCGCATGGGCCGTCGCGAGGCCATGATCCAGTCAGGCATCGACGAACTGCTTCGGGAGCGGACGGGCACCAACCCTCGCAGCTCTTTGGGCGCCGACCAGATCCACATCGTCCGAGCCATTGACCGGCTGCTCCGTGAGCGCCCCAACGACCCCCGGGTGCTGGAGTACCAGCGGCTCATCAGTGGCCGGCAGGCGGCGCCCTCCGCTGGTCGGCGCCCGTCGATGCGGTCGGCCATCGAGCAGTCGGGCCTCGCCGAACTCCTGCGCCCCCGGCTCGGCTACGACCCCCTGGCTGGTCGCGCCCTCGACCAGGGCCCCATCCTGCGCGCCGTCAACCAGCTCATCAGCGACATGCCGCACGACCCTCGGGTCCGCGAGTACCAGCGCTTGAAGGGGCTGCAGCAGGCTGACCCGCTGCCGCCACCCCCGCCCGACAACCTGCTTACCCCCGACGAGATCACCGCCGTCGAGGCGGCGCTGGCAGAGATCAGCGAAGCCCTCGACCGTCGGTGGGGCCTCGTCAGCGAGCGTGCGGCCGACATCGCTGCCGCCTTGACTGGCACGGCCGGGATGGAGATCAGCGGCTCCGGGAGCACTGCACGAGCATCCTCGATCCTGACGCTGACCGACCGCTCGAAGCTCGAACTGTACGAGGCCTTCTTCACTGGCCGGTGGGCCGAGAGCGACCTGCCGCCCGACCTACCAAACGCCAAGCGGCCGGTGACCCTCGAGAGCTGGACCGAGTTGCGAGGACACAAGAGCGGCGCCGACCCGCGCACGGTCTCTCGGGTGGACCCGAACGTCATCAGGACGGAGATCCTGGTGCGGATGCGGGCCCTCGAGGTGCTGGGCGAGTTCTCGGAGACGCTCGCTCGGATGGGCATGCCGACGTCGAAGGCCGACGTGGCTCCCGCCGGCGCGAAGGATCGCGGCGCCTTCATGGACGACGTGATCCAGTACCTGAACGCCGAGATGTCTTGGTCGCTGACGCACGCCGTCGACCCAGAGGGCCTGACGGTCCACTACCCCGAGGTCGGCAAGATCAGCCCTGTCGAAGAGGGCCTGACGAGGCAGCACTACCCGGAGACCATCAAGCAGGACGCGCAGGTCCACAACATCGAGGCCTACACCGAGGCCCAGCGTCTGCTCGCCCGCTTCGGCTACAAGCGCGGCAAGGGCGGGTGGGAGCGCGTGACGCTGCCCGACGGGTCCGAGACCATCATGCCGTCGATGCTGCGCGAGCCTCTCGACCAGGCGCTCGAGCAGGCCGCCGACGTGGGCCGGGCCTTCGACAGCGTGGCGGCGCCTCGGGTGCGCAGTGTGCTGCCCGTCGCTCGACAGGTGGCTGACCCGGCCACCCGAAGGGCCATGGACCCCACGAAGCCGATGGGTGAGCGAGTCGCAGACCGGCTCAAGCGACTGCGACCCAGTGGCCGCGCCGATGACATCTCCAGGCCGTGGTCGATCCACGCCGCCATGACCATCGGCGAGACCATCGACAGCATGCTCGGCATGTTCCCGATGATCTTCACGAAGATCCGCATGGGCCTGACGGTGGGCCCGCTCATCCCGAACCCGCCCTACTTCACGGCCAACGCCATCGGCGCCCTCCTGCAGGCCTACATGGGCCGTGGCGCTCGAGGTGCGGCTGCAGCCCTGGGTAGGCACCCGAAGGTGACGGCGGCCGTCGTGAAGCGGCTGTGGGGCAACTACGACAGCTACCCGGGCGGGGGCGTCATCGTGACCCCCGACGGCCGTGTCTACACGGCCGACATGATCGCGGACATGGCGAAGAGCGAGGGTCTGTCCTCGAGCTACATCCAGAGCGAGGCGACGCCGTCACTGCTCGATGACCTGCGCGACATGCACCGGGGCGCCTACGAGCGCTACGCGAACATCCCGTTCATGGCTGGCCGCTGGCAGCAGTTCCTGATGGACTCCGCGACGGGCATCGACAACTGGATGCGCGTCGGCACCTTCATCGACGAGCTCAAGCTGGGCAAGTCGCCGGCTGAGGCGGCGAAGGTCGCCCGGCTCGTGGGCTTCGACTACTCGAAGCTGTCGACCTTCGAGAAGGCCATCGCCCGCAACGTCATCATGTTCTACAGCTTCCTGAAGCTGAACCAGGAGCTGATGTGGCACACGCTGCTGCGGAACCCCTACCGGGTGCTCGGTCAGCTGCGGGCGCTGAAGGGCCTCACCCGCGAGCAGCTCGAGGAGGACCCCGTCCTGGTGCTGCAGGAGTGGAACGAGGGCCGCCTCGCCGTCTTCTACGAGGACGCGAACGCGGCCAACGAGGTGGCTCAGCGCCACGTCTCCATAGCTCGCATCGACGGCTTCCTGTACCTGGCGCCGCCGCTGCCCATCAACGACGGGCTCTCCCTGTGGGCCAACATCTGGGACGCGGCCAAGGGCGACGAGAAGGCCCTGGGCGAGACGGTGTCCCGGGCTGCCCCCTGGATCCAGGCTCCCTTCGTGATGACGACGAACCGGGACATCTTCTACGGCCGGGACCTCGAGGCCTACAACGACGTGCCCCCGTGGTTCGTTGAGACCGACCGGGCCTGGACGGGTGGCGCCCTGGTCGACGGCCTGATGCGCCTCGACCCGCCCATGGCCGAGGCTGACTCGGCACGCCGCTGGACGGCCGAGAACCACGACGTCTACCGCATCACCGACAAGACGGGTGCGAAGTGGTGGTGGGCGGCCAAGAACCTGGGCGCCTTCGCCCCGGGCTTCGGCCGCAGCATGCAGACGGTGACGGCGCTCGACCGGTCCTTCGAGGACTACGGGCCTGTCGAGGCGCTGGTGCAGTCGAGCCGCGTGGCCCGCAACCACTGGGCCGATCAGGAGCTCGTCGCCCCGATCGCCATGGGCGAGGGCGACACCGCTCACCCCCGCGCTGGGCTGACCGTCGGCTCCGAGCGCCTCGGCCTTCTGGGCATCCGCCCAGTGCAGATCTTCACCCGTGGTGAGGTTCTCGACCGGATGACCGCCGAGAAGCTCGCCGAGCAGACCGAAACCATCTCTCAAATCGACCAGAGCTTGAACCGATGAGCCGTGCTACCCTTTCCCCCAAATGGCCCGTCTGGGCCCTCTGACAGGAGTTCCTCATGCGTGCCCCCTGGACCCAAGGCGGTCAGTACCTCGAAGGTGAGATCGACATCCGCCCCGACAAGGGGGGCGACTCCTCCACCACTGCGGCTGCGAGCAACGCGAAGGACACGAACCTCCAGACCGGCGCTGGTGGCGCAAACACGGGCGGAGGCGCGACTGGTGCTGGAGGCGCGGGTGGCGATGTCACAATCGCCCTTGGCGCTGGCGGCGCCACCAACAACACGGGCTCTGACGCTGGTGGCGCTGGTGGCGCTGTCACAATCACCAGCGGCGCTGGTGGTGCCGCGTCTGCGGGCACCGGCGAGGGCGGCGCTGGTGGCGCTGTCACAATCACTGCAGGCGCCGCAGGCGCCTCTACTGGTGGGAGCAGCACTGCGGCCGGCGGCAGCGTCGTCATCACTTCGGGCGCGGGCGACTCCTCGGGCAACGATGGCGCCATCCGGCTGGTCGGCCTTCAGGTCGGTCGCCAGGCCGCTCCGGCTGCACTGACGACTTCCGCCACGCTGACCATCGCGCAGCTGCTTGCTGGAATCGTCACGGGCACACACTCAGCCGGTGGGACCCAGACCTACACGCTGCCCACCGGCACGCTGATGTCGGGCGGGACCGAGATGAGCGTCGGCGACTACTTTGACTGGACCCTGATCAATCTTTCAGCTGCTGCCGCAGACACCCTCACCGTGGCCGTTGGCGCTACCCACACTGTGGTTGGCGGGATGGTTGTGCAGTCGCAGCACGCAACGACGGGCGCTCTCTACGGCGCATCCGCGACGTTCCGCTCGCGGATGACGGCGGCCACCACCTGGGTCACTTACCGGATCTCCTGAGATCCTGAGCCTGGGAGGGAGCCAACATGGCCGCAGACTCTGGATTCATCACGAACGCTACGGCGGTGACTACGATTCAGCAGGCCCACACGGTGGGGCTGCTGGTCAAGCTGGAGGCATTGAAGGCTGCCGACGCGAAGTCGGAGCACGGCCAACTGCCCGCTTCTGGCGCGCGGTGGTCGCACCTTGCCCTGCGCCTTGATCGCACGGCAGGCACGCCCGTCACATGCACGGCGCGTATCTACGAGGACTCCACTGGCGATGACCTCGTCGCTGGGCCCACGCAGTCGGCGTTCACCCTGGCCCCGGGCCTGACCACCACCACGTCCTACAGCGTGGTCATCCCGCTCGATGACATCGTGCCGACAGACACGGCCCAGAGGACCGCAACCGGCGAGGTCTACGTGTCGGTGGCGGTGGATGCTGGCACGGTGACCGTCCCCATCGCCGGCGCCAAGCTCTTCTGGAACAGCGTTCGACGGCAGGCGTGACCCATGGGCATGCACGGCTCAATGGCTGTGGCGCAAGGGGCCGCGCCAGTTCAGCCCCCGTCAGCCACCACGGAGTCCGTAGCCGCAGGCGGCAGCCCTGCCGGCAAGACCTTTGGTGCCTTCACCGATCCTGACGGAGCGATTGCCAGCTACACCGCTGGCATCAGCAACGCGGTGGGCTCAACGAGCATCAACTCTGGCTCAGGGCTTGGCGCCTACGCGGTCACAGGCTCTGCGAATGGCAACAGCTACACGCTGTACTTGAATGCCAAGAACTCCGACGGTGACATCGTTTCGACGGCGCAGCACACAGTAAACATCGCGGCAGCAGTGTCAGGTGGCTGGACCACCCAGAGCGAAGTCGACTTCACAGCTGATGTCACCAACGTGGTTCTCTCGAAGTCAGACGGACAGACGGTCTATGAGGCTGACGGCACCACAGCAAAGGCCACAGTCAACGCCAACGATAGGGTGGGGACGACGACATCCACCTACCAAGTGATCAGCGGGACCGGCCTCCAGGCTGTGTGTGCGAGCGGGTCTGCTACATCGACTTCGCGCTATGTCTCGGTCAACCTGGACACGTCCAGCATTGACTGGAATGCAGCTGGCGCTGTAGCCGTTGACTTCATCACATCCGGCTTCAGCATGGGCAACACCAACGACGCCATGCTGCTGGGCTTGAGCACTGACACAAGCCCCGTTTCGGGCACCAACTACGGCGCACGCTACGACTTCGACGGAACCAACCACGTTCAAGCAGCATACCGGCGTCAGGCAAGCGCGGGAACCACAGGCGCTGACCAGAACTCTGACACGTCTGCGCCCACCGCGATTGCGTGGCGGGTCATCCTCTGGGGGGGCCGCACCGCTATTGCGTATTGGCGAGAGCAGTCCAGCTACCTTGAAGGCATCCCGTCAGGCTCAGGTGTACTGGTTGGCGAGGCTGGGCGGGACGCCCTGGCGCAGTCGACAGCCGAGGGAGCTGACTTCGGGTCGACAGTGCGCGCCGCCCTTGAACTTGTCACTAGGGACACCTCGAACACGACCGTCGTATTCGAGAAGTGCCGCCTTCAGACGTTTGCGTGAGGCCACGATGGAAATAGCCACACCTCACCTCGCACGGTCAACGAATGACGAGGCCGCCGTGACGGAGGTCGTTCGTCTGTGCGTCGAGATACCGGTGGTTGAGCTCGAACTCGCCACAGGGGGCTGGGGCAGCAACGACGCCAAGCGGAAGGTGATCTGCGACCAAATCAAAGCGAGGGCGCTCGCATGTATCCATGATGGCGAGGCGTAGTCATGGGCATGCACGGGTCGATGGCTGTGGCGAAGTCCACCACCGCCGCAGTGACAGAGGGTCTACGGACAATCGATCTTGCTGATGGGTCATGGACCCTGCACGACCCAGACGGGGTGATCAGCTCATCAGCCACATCGTCGGGCGGCGTGGTGTCGGTGCCGGTGGCTGGAAACGATGGCTCTGAAATGGGGACCTCGTCGAGCAACTCAGCTGTCTACTACCGAGAGGCGCTCGATCAGGACGGCAACGCCATCACATGGGGCGAGTCGAAGCGGATTGTGGGTACCTCACACATCGACTTCGACAACGTCGCGACGGTGCAGAACGGTGGCATCGGGCTGGGCTGGGGGTTCATCTACGAGGGCGTTGGCACGACGACTCCGAAGTGGATTGGCTATGTAATGAAGTTCGACAACGGGCAGGCAGGCAAGGGCAACCTGCTTCATGGAGGCAGCCAGTCAGTTGCTACCTCCTCAGCGGTTCATGCCGACGCGGTTGATGCGATTGCCATGGTTGGCCGAGAACTCAACAGCTCGTCGGGCATCGTGCGAGGCCTCAGCGAGGGGGCCTACACCTACGATGTCCAGGTCGATCTCGTCCTGGAACAAGGCGAGGGCACACGCAACGTGGCTGGCTCGGAGAGCAGCGCGTCGAGCGGAACGCTGTACGAGTGCATCTTCGTCGGCACGTACAAGAACAGCACGAGCGACACGATCCAGTTCCACGGCTCACTGCAGAACGTCGTCATCGACGCGCCGACCTCGTAGGAGTCGTCATGTCAGACTACATCGTGATCATCGACGCACCTGACCCCGCAGACGCTGCGGCGAACGCGGCGCTGTCTGCGATCAAGACTCGGATCGATGGGTTCAGCACCATGAGCTATGGGGCACAGGCCGACGGCAGCACAGCGGTCCTGTGCAGCCCTTCGCAGCTTCAGCTGATCCGCATGTCTGGACTGTCGACGCTGGGTGAGGCTGTTGTGATGGCAGCCCTCGATGACGACGTGTTCTTCGGTGAAGCCTCGACTATGCTGCGTGCAGCATGACCGACGCCGAACTCTTCGTTGCCATCTTCGTCATTCTTGGCCGCCCCTATGGGTGGGGCGGAGTCGACATCGTCGGCGCCGAGGACCAGTGGCCGCTGGGCCAGGTCACGCGCAGTAGCGACGGCATCCCAGTCATCGACTGTGGCGGCCTGCTCATCCTGGTGTCCGGTGTCGCGTGGAAGTTCCTGGACCTGCAGGTGCTCCACGATGCCGGCGTCGATGATCTCAACAGCACCGGGCTGCTGAACATCTGCGACCCGGTCATCCTGAAGGAGCGGGATGTCGCGAGCCTGCGCAAGCTCCGCCCTGGCGACTACGTCCTCTACCCTGGGCACGTCGGCCTTGTCGTGAAGGCGCTGGGCGAGGACGACTCTCGGGTGATGATCCTGGAGGCGGCTGGCGGTGGACGGGAAACGCACGGCAAGAGCCCGAAGGCCTGCGTTCGCATCATGCCCATCGACTACCGGTCTGACCGAATCTGTGTCGGCCGCCTCAAGCCGGAATACCGAACCGACCTCTACCAGGCCTACCTGGACAACCCCTAGGAGATCACATGGCACTGACGAAGCGCGAGCGCGACAAGCATCTGGTGAAGGCCGAAGCGCTGCTGGTCCAGGTTGTCGATGCTCTACGTGACGGCAAGCTGTCCATCAAGGAGCGTCGACAGCTGGTGGTGTCGGTCGTGAAGTTTTCAATCTCGTTTCTCGTCGATGTTCTCGACTGATGTCTGCCACCGACAAGTTCCGGGCGGTCATGCCGCAGTCCACTGCAGCTCAGGCTGGGCTGGGCGTGGTTGTGCTCGCGATGATGGCGGGCGGTGGCACCTACATGGGCCTCCGAATCGAGCCCGAAGAGTGCGCCGAGGCTCGGACACAGGTGGCTGTCTGTGAGGAGCGAGAGGCCTCAGCAGAAGCGACTCTGGCCGAGGCTCGCGCTGATGTCGACCGGTTGCGGGCTGAGCGTGACGAGTGCGTCACGCGCGCCGCGGTAGAGCCAGTGTCTGAGGGCGGCTGACGGCTACCCTGCTGCCGCCTCTGCACCGTCTTCCTCGTCCCACTCGACACCCAGCAGGGCCGCCTGGGCCCGCCGCTCAGCGAGGTAGGCGGCCTCGGCCTCACGGTCACGCCTCCAGACCAGCCCACCGCCGGGGGTCTCGTGGAGTCGCATCCTCACCCGTCGACCGTCGGGTAGCTCGACGAGGCACGTTCGCCCTGGGAGCAGCGCCCCAGCCTGTCCTGCCCACAGGTCGTGCATCCAGGCGGGGACCACCGCACCCAGTGGCGCGGGCTGGGGGCCCTCGACGTGTCGCTCCTCCTCAGCGTCGAGGACGGCGATGGCGGCCTCAAGGAGGCCGGCGATCTTACGCGCCGGGAGTGCCACCGGTATCCTCCTCCACAGGCCTGACGTGCTGGTCGATGCGGGCGAGGATGGCGTGCATGTCTCGGTCGGCCTGCCGTCGCCGTGTCAGCTCAGACTCGGCATCCTGCACCCGCTGCACCAGCGACACGTGGCCGTGATCGGGCTTGACCAGCAACCGGTGGTGCTCCTCGACCAGCTTCTGCAACGACCGCCACGGGGCCAGCAATTGCCCGAATCCAGCAGTGAGCGCCGACACCACACCAACGAGGGCCGCGACCTGCACCAAGGTCACCTCAGTCAGCACCGGGTCACTCATCGCCACCTCGTCCCTCGAGCATAGCCCGCCACGCCCACCGCCACGCCTCGGTCGGGGTGAGCCAGCCGCACGCGACGTGGAGCAGCACAAGTGCGGCGGCGGCCAGGGGCCCCAGGCGCTTCATGGCGCGCGATGCCTACTCGGTCGCCGCCATCCGGTCGGCGAGGCCTGGCAAATTGGAGATGAGAAACATGGCCAATTCGTCCCACACCACACCGTCGATACCCTCCAAAAATCCCCCGACCGGACCACGGAACTCGAAAACATGGTCGAGGATGTTGCCCACGGCATCGGCATCCTGGGCAAGTATTGCCGCCGCGAGTTGGTCGAGGTCGGGGGTGTTGGTAGTGATGCGAACGAGCTTCACGCGGGGCATGTTGTCCTCCTGACTTAGTGCTGTTTCCGGTCTACCACGCGAGGGGTCGCACTGGAAGATCCGAGGCTATGAGACCTCTAGCTGTGCCGCCCAGAGCCACGAGGAGCGCGTCGAAGTGTCCTCGACCCCGTCCGTCCCGTCCCGTCCGAAGGTGATGCACGTGAGGCGGTCGGGGTCGTACCCTCCGCCCTGGGTGAGGTCGAGGTCGATGGTGGATTCGGTGTTGGAGTTGGAGGACGCACTTGAGTCGCTGATAGTCGACGAGGCCGTGTAGTCCCAGACGGGCGAGGTCCCGACCTCCGCGTCGGCGTCAAACTGGAAGACCCGAAGGAACCAGCGCGTGTTGCCGTTCCCGGCGCCGGAGTATGGCCCCCAGCTCCATCGGGCGCGGAGGGTCGACAAGTCCTCCGGTAGCCAACCGCCGCCGCCGTAGTCGTCCGTGGGGGACCACCACAGCATGTCAAGGGCGGAATATCCGAAATACCAGAATCGAGGCTTGTAATTCGGGCTGCTGGCGAGTGGGCGCGATCCCACTAGGGGCCGATTGTCCTGGCCCCCAGCTAATCCGCCTGGCAAGACGCTCCACCCCGAGGCGGCGCCACCTCTCACTACGTTTTCGTCGACGCTGGCGCTCTGCTGCTCTGGTCGGCGGCCCTGAGATCGGATGGCCATGGTTTACGTCCCCTTCTGGACGCCCGTGCGGAGAATGACGAAGCCATCCCCAGGCGTTCCACTCATGGCCGTGATGGCACACTGGACGGGCTGCTGCGCGAGATACTGGTAATACACCAGCGATTCGGTCTCGCCCGCCGTGGTCTCGTCCTTGACCCACGCGCCATAGACCTCTTCTCCGTCTCGGTCCAGCGTCCGGACGTACCGATAAAAGGCGACGTCGAAGCTCGTGATCCCGGCGGGCATGATGATCACCCACTGGACCTCGGAGACCTTCGCCAGCCGTTGCTTGATGCCGTCGTTGTAGGTCGTCGGCGCCGACTCGGCGGCTACCACGCCCTCCCGCACGATCTTCGTGTCGGTGGCGAGTAGGCCGCCTGCGCGGGAGTATTGACGGGGGGTTGACATCGGTGGCCTCCAGGGGGTCGCCTACAGCTTCAAGGGCCGCGGCCATTCTTCGACATAGATCGTGAGTCTGCCACCCTTCTGCATCTGGGCGGGCGCGGACGGCCCCCCCTCCTGCTCTGGTGGCTCTCCGTAAGGGTAGTCCGGCGGTGCGCCGCCATAGCCATCCTCGGCGCCGTTCGCAGGCTCGCCGTACCCGTCGTCCGGTGGCTGCTCTGAGCCCTCGCCCGGCGGAAACTCGCCGCCCTCCGGCTGCTCCTCTTCGCCGCCCATGGCCTGCATCTGCATCGCTTGAGCGAAGCCCGGATCGGTGGGCCAATTCCACGGGTTCGCGTCGTACTTCTCGCGGTCCTCGTCGCTGAGGTCGTCCAGCTCCTTCAACGGCCACCACGGTTTCACCGGCGCATCGCCGGCCTCCAGCCGGATCTCGTTGCGGGTGCGGTAGACGCGGCTGCTCACCTCGTAGGTCTGCGCCTCCTTCTGAGGATCAAACCCTCCATACTCGAAGACCACGCTGAGGTCGGGGTGGCACGTCCGCGCCCACGGGGTCAGCACGTTCTCTGCGAGGTGCTGCAAGTCGCCCTGGAGCCCTTCGGCTTTCGCGTATTGGAGCTCTGCACTCCGGTTCGCCTCGCTGAGGCCAGGCGACGACCCGCCTGACCACGGCTTCGCGTTGATCTCGCTGGGGTCCATCCTGTAGACGGCCGTGCAGAGGGCCGTGAGGATCGACATCCACCCTTCCCACGCCGTCTCGCGACTCTGGGCCTTGAGGTCGATGACCTGGAGCGTTCCGTCGACCGGGAGCGGCATGACCGGGAGCGAGTGCGCCCGCTTCGTCCCTTGGGTGGCCTCGCGGAGCATATCGACGAAGGCGTCCACGTCGTCGTCGTGGACGTCGCCGCTGATGCCGAGGATCTTGTCGGCGACCATTCCGCGCGTGAAGAAGATGCTGTTGAACTCGTAGGCGTTCATGAAGCCCAGCACGAGCTCGATGGCCTGCTCCACGTGCGACGGCGGATAGCCGGCGTGTCGGATGTCGGTGCGGTTCTGCTGGGGCGCGACCACCAGATCGTCGCGCGTGTAGACCGCCTCCAGTACACCCTCGCGGACGAGACAGTAGTGCGCCCCGCCGATGTCGAAACCGACGATGTTGCTGATGAGGTTGAGGGCGTCGTCGTCCGTCAGTCCGCCCTCGTTGCCCACGTTCCACGTCGGGTTCTCCGCCAACCACTTCTCGAGCCACGCGAACGTCGGCCAGATCAACGCACCATCGACGGGCCGTCCGCCGATGATGCGTTTGTCGTCCCACGCCGACCGCAGCAGCTCGAGGACCGGCCGGTTGATGGTCAGATAGTCCTCCTCCAAGCCCACGAGGAGATCGCCGAGTGTCGCGCAATACTGAGGAGACGGGCACTCCAGCGTCCGCTCGAAGCGCTTGATGTAGGGGTCGATGTAGTCGGGGACCTCGGCGTTGTAGGCGTGGTGGTCCCGATGGACGACCCGCCAGCCGATGTCGCCGCGCTTCCCGCTCCACTTCCGGCCCATGGCGCGGACCTGGTGGTGCCGCGCCGAGTGGATCGGCATGAGGATCGGGCTCGACTCGCGAATCACCCGCAGCGACTCCAGAGTCAGCGTCTCGAAGCGGCCGAAGCCCTTGCGAACACCGACCCCGCCACCGTCGCGGACGACGTGCCGTGGGGTTGAGGGGACCGTACTGACGGTGTGCCGCCGGATCCGCTCCGACCGCATTTTGCGCACGGCACTCGCGTCGAAGGTCATGGCGCCGTCAGCGCCGACCTTTACGCCCATGCTCACCAGCCGATCGATCGCACCGTGCGGGAGGCCTCCGCTGCCCTTCGCCATACTCGACAATGGGCGCCCAAAGCGGTCGACGAGTCCTGGTTCAGCCATGCCGGCGCTCCTCTCTCACGAGGTTCTGGACGCCCCACCTCGTGCCGCATCCCACGCACACGTGCTCCGCCGGAAGCCGCAAGCGGTGGAGTTGGCGGTTGAGTGCGCGCACCAAGTCCATACAGCATTCGCGGCCATTCAGCACCATCGCGCCGGTGGATGCGTCGAGACCGAGCTGGCGGGCCTTGCGCCGCCGTAGGAACGCGCTGGGCCGCTTGCCCTCGTCCATCGCGGTCGCCTCGACCAATTCCTCGAGGTCGCCCACGGGGTCCTCAAGCAGCACAAGGGTCGGCGATGCACTGACCCCTTCCATGCCCCGGCTGATCTGCCGCTCCACCGTCTTCCCGGTGATCCGATCCAGCAGTCGTTGGTTCGCGAAACTACGCACCATCACACCTCTCGAGGGCGTGTAGCCCGGCTGATCCTGGCGAGCGCCACGTCAGCATACAGGTTCGCATGAGCAAAGTGAGGGTCGACACCCCCCACATGCTCCGCGATGACCTTGAAGTCGTCGCGCCGTTTTGCGTCGTCGTTGAGGTAGACCTTTCGGAACGCGACCGATTGCTGGTGGGGCCAGTAGACCGCCCGGCAGATCGGCGTGGGCGTCATCCGGCCCACCCGCAGCCCCGACGTCAGCATCACCCGGCTCTTCTGTTGGGGGAGCATCACCACCAATTTCTCCGGGTGCGGTGTCTCGTTGAGGCGGTGGCTCCACCTTGACAGCGACCAGTGCAGGCCCGTCGTGCGGTTGATGTTGACGATGAATTTGAAGCCGACGTCGCCGCGCTGGTCGGCCTTCTTCCCGCGGTCCTTCCACGAGACCATCGCGGTCTTTCCCTTGCTCCCGCCTTCGTCGCCGTAGAAGGCCAGGAACACCCGACCCAACCACTGCCGAGCGAAGCGCCGCGACTCGTTCCAGTGCGGCATCGCATCGACCACGCAACACCGCACGTCGTACTCGTGCATGAGCTTCCCCGTCTCCTTCCACGGGTCATCACCATGCGGCACGGCGAGGTGGATGGTCCGGTACTTCCCCGACTCTGTCCGCTGCTTGATGACGCACACGTTGTACCCGGCCTGGCAATCGACCCCCATGGCCGTGTTTACGCAGTGCCGCTTCCGCCACCGTCGCGACTGGTTCGCCGGCCACACGATCGTCGTGTTTACGCACGATGCCAGGTGTTCGTCGAGCACGAGCTGGCTGTCGGCGTCGAGGTAGGGCAGCCCGAGCTTGCTGTTGTGGAACTCTTGGATGTCCAGCGGTTGCTCTGGATCCGAAAAGGCCTTCCACGTCCGCGATGCCGGCCACGTCCAGCTCAGGAGTTGGGGCATCTGGTAGCTATGCGCCCATGCCTGGGGATTGTGCCGCTCCCAATAGCCCTCGCGGGGATCGACGATGATCTCGCCGCAGTCGGGGCAAATGTAGCAAGCGTCTCCCCACCGCCTACGCTCCTCGCCGGTGAGCCCCAGGTAGGGCATTCCCGCGTGTTCGTAGGCGTGGGCCACCTTGTTCAGCAGCCCCGGCGTTGCCTTCGTGAGGTCGGCCACGCAGTCGGGCCACCGCTTCGCCAGCACGACCCCATCGGAGCACCCGCAGATCGTGTGGAAGTAGCGCTGGTCTCCGGCAAGGAAGGCCGCGTTTATGTCCTGCTTAGGGTAAAACGCCGTGCTGACCTTGATGTTGATCGGGTTGGCTTGCGCGCTGGTCCGCTCCTCGGCGAGTTGGATGTCGTGCGCGTCCATGCGCCGGACCTCGTCGAAGAAGATCCCCTGCATGGGGAGCCCTTCGGTCATCGACTTCCCGCCCACCGACAGGAAGAACACCGTGGACGGCCCGACCGTGCGGGTGAGTACCGCGTCGGTGCCCTTGCCCCGCTTCGAGCTCGCCCCGACCCACGATCTCAGATCCTCGGAGCTGCCCATGAACGGTCGGAAACGGCGGGTAGAGAAAGCGCGGGGAAGGTGAAGATCGGGGAAGTAGTAGCCGAACATCCCGCCCCACTGGCGGAACGTCTCGCGGGTGAGGCGAGCCAGTAGATAGCCGGTCTTCCCCGTCTGGGCGCCGGCCTGGAGCGTCACGTGCGGGTGGACGTCCCGATACACCGGTACGAGGTGCTTGTACTTGATCCAGTCGAATGCGCGGCCGTCGAGGAGGGGGTTGTATTCCTCGATGAAGTCGTAGGCCGTCGAGCACGGATCCAGCGGACTCTCCGAGCCGCCCGCGGCCTCGGTCAAGGCCTTCGACATCGCCCGCCCGAGCCGGGCGATGTCGCGCTGGCCGCGTCGGTTCAATCCTCACCCTGCATGTTTCGATACTCGGCCGCCGTTTCCAAATTGAGGGCCTGCAACGCACCTTCAAATTCGACAGCTCGCGACTCCGGAATGAAGCGGCGCATGAGGGCGGTGACCTTCATGGCGTGCCGGCGCATGATCGGCATCGCCTGACTCACCAGCACGTCGGCCATCGTCCGCTGTTTCTCCGCGGCCACCTGTAGCCGGCCATGCTGGGCCGCCTGGCGCCCCGCTTGTGCGATGAGGACCTGGGCCATCGTCTCGAGGTCGCCCGGCGCTGGGTTCGTGATGCCCTCCCCCTCACAAAAGCGCTTCAGCGTTGCCAGCGTCGGCGCCGGGTAGGTCTGCTCCAGTGCGACCTGAGAGACCGCCACCGCCCGCCGCGCGTCGGTGAGGTCGTCGTCGTCCATGAGCTCGTCGATCCGCCGCTGGACGGTTGGGCTGTTTCCCTTGCGCAGCCGGATCGAGTATCGGCCGTGCTTGATCGGCGCCCCCGACCGCCGGCCTCCCGGCTTGCCGGCTCCGTGGTACACGCAGACGTCGTGCCCTGGACGCGCCCACTGACCGCACCGGTTGCCGGTCTGTCTGCTCGTAGCGCTGCACTTCTTCTTCGGCGGGCGTTGGTCGGCCATCTACTTCTCCCGGCGCCGGTGATGGTTCACCGTCCGCAGTTGGGCACGTACAGGGGTGCCCCCCGATGCTAGCCCAGCACTCCGGCACCTCCGGAGTACACCGAGGGGTCTGCTTGGGTCGCTCGCTCACAGCAGGGCTAGCTCTGGCAGACCGACCCCAGCCTCGTCCATGAGTCCGACGATGACGGACGCCGACGTGCGCGTCCGGACGCCCTCGACACCGGCCGCCTTGAGTGCCTTGCGTGTCTTCGGGCCGATCTGACCGTCCGGCGGCCCCGGCCAGTGCCCGGCCAGCAGGAGGCGACACTGCACATATCGCTCCATCTTCTTCGTCCCCGTGAACGTGCCGACGAGGACGTTGCCCACCATCGCGGTCAGTCCGTAGGCGTTGCGGAAGTCAGGCGACTCGTTCCGGTGCGCCACGAAGGCCGCGCGGACGCCGGCCAACGGGCCGAGCCGGTCGAAGTGCCAGCACTCCGACTGCTCCAGCGACGGGTTTTTGATGATCGGCGTGAAGCCCAGCGGTATCGCCAGATCCCAGAGCTTCGACAGCGCCGCGTTGCCCTTGAGCCCTGGAAAATCGAGTGCGTAGACGTGGAAGTCGACGGCGCCGCCCCACTGGTGGTTCGTGAAGTTTGGAGGTGCGATGTAGACCGTGCGCATCGCCCGCGACTGGTAGCGAGGGGTGCCCGGCGACGGCCGCCCGGCCTCGACCCACGTGTCGTACTTGGCCCGCTCGGTGCGCACCCGCTCCACCGGCCGCGTCACCTCGGTCAGCCGCACGCCGGCACTCCCGGCCGCCTTCATCGCCGCGTCGAGGTCTTCGAGCCCCTGGCACATGCCGGGGGGCGCCTTCCACGCGCCATCTCGGTCTCGAGGTGCAAGCTGGCCCACGGTCGTCAGCTTGCTGTGCGGCCACGGCCTGCCGTCGCGACCCATGGTCGCACCGCGCGGCCCGTAGGACGTCGCAAGGTGGGCGGGGAGCGTCCGGTGCGGGACGATGGATGTGAGTGCGTCAGCCATGGGTGAACCTCGTTCGCCTGATGTCTTCTAGGATGCCCGACCAGGCGGCCGTCGGGATCCGATACTTCCAGAGCCCACCGTCGTCATGGTGCGGCGAGATCCACTGGTCCGTCGCGCCCATCGGGACACGCTGGCCAGCAGCGTTTCGCGCGGTGCTGTTGAGCTGGTTGGCGTTGATGTGGGCGTTGCGCCCCCCACTCAGCCCTTGCTGTAGCAGCTCGGCCAGAGCATCGACGTCGTCGCGGCAGCAGTCCACCACCTGCCAGACCATGCCCTCGCGCCACATGCGCGGGATCTCGCCGTGGTGGACAACCTCGCCGTCGAGCTTCCACGGCTCCCGCTCCAACCCCTCCCGCAGATAGTCCAACTTCGCTACGTGCGGGTTGCCCGACTCCTCGCCCAGCCACGCGAGCGGGTCGAAGGTCCGCGCCTGGAGCTCGGCGGCCAGCTCCGCCCGGCTCATCGCGAGGTTCGTTGTACCCGGCGGCACGAGGCGGGAGTAGTCGGCCCCCCGCTGCATCCACTCGCCGAGACGGTGCCCCATGGCGCGGGGGAGGCCCCCGTTGGTCATCCACCGCGCCATGAGGGCCGCACGGAACCGATCCCAGAGCTTCGGGAGGTGGGCGAACTTCGGGATCTCCTGCTCCATGCGCACGATCGGGAACCGTTGGATCCCCGCTGTCCAGAGGTGGCCAGCCACCGCGGCCACGGCCTTCGGGTCGGGGTGTCCGAGGTACGGCCCGGCCATCGGCGCTATCGCCTGCGAGACAAGGAGGGGGATGTCGAACCGGTGCCCGTTGTAGGCGCAGAGGGCGTGCGCCCACGGCCGCAAAAGGTCGTCGGCCATCGCCACCGGGCTCCAGTAGACGTTCGTGGCCAGAATCGCCCGACTCACCGCGGCGCCGTTCTGCCGGTAATGCACCCACGAGACGACCCCGCACGCAAAGCCCATGCGCTCGTGCTCACTCCAGCCGCCCACCTTCGTCGGGTCGTACTTCGTCTCGATGTCGTAGACGGCAACCACTAGGTCAAGGCTCACTGGTGACTCCTGCGCGGTCTGCTACTGCCCGATCGTTCTACCACGTCCGGCGACGGGCTCACCTGCCGACTCATTCGCCGCACCGCTGGTACGCCTCGAAATAGCATAGCCGCCACCCCCAGGCCCGGCCACTTGCACCAGGACCCCATGAGGATCCCCGGCATCCACTAGCCCATGGGGTTCCATCCCGACCCCCTCCTTGACAAAGCAGCAGGACCCCCACAATCCAGCAGGGGGGATCCGGATGTGGGGGTCCTGCCGACTCGTGCAGGAGTGCGACGATCGAGGTGCTTTCAAATGGCGGCAAGCCCCGCAACCCGCGCGGCACCGGTCACGACCCGCCATCCGTCTCTGGGGTGAGGAGGGCGCAGCGATCCGAGCACTGGGTCAGCCGATGCCGACAGAGGGTGTAGCCGCCGGGCCACGGGCACGGACGATTAGTGCGCTCACGCTCTCCGTCCGTCGATGGCTCGGGGCCTGGGGCGGTGAGACACTCGGGCCAGGGGCGACCGCACCTAGGGCAACCTCGGACCCCCTCCTCCCACGCCTCGTCGGATTCGGGCGTGCCGCAGCGGCATATCCGGGGCTTGGGGCCTGGGGTGAGGAGGGCGCGGAGGCGGCTGGCGGCGTGCTTGCTGGCGCTGGCGACGCCCTGCGCTTGGGACGCCGATCGAGGTCGCCGTCTACATTCGTGCTGGAGGCGGTCACCCTCCGCCCCCTCCTCGATGCCGTCAAACTCGACAACGAGCCCCTCGATCCGCCCACGCAACGCGGCGTGCGCCTCATGCTCGGCGGCGAGGGCCCGCTCTGCCGCTTCGGCGCGCTGTTGGAGGCGCTGGCCCTCCTGCGTGGCCAGCAGCATGCGCTGCTGCTGGAACTGAGGCTTGCTCAGCAGCCAACGGACGAAGGCACGGGTGCCCTGTGGGTCTCCAGGTAGGGGCGGAATCTGGCTGGCGTCTTCCGCTGCGGCTTCCAACTCCGCCACCCTCGCCCGCTCGGCGTCGCGCTCTGCTGTCACCCTGGCCACCTCCGCGCGCCACGCATCGGCCACGGTTCGGTCGTAGCCCTCACGGATGCGGAGGTGCATGTCGTCCTCCAACTCCGCCACCTTCGCCCGCGCGGCCTCCAGCTTTCGGCGGGCGTCGATGAGGTCGGCCTGTAGTTGCGCCACGCGATCGGGGCACAGCAGGGCGGGGGGTGTGCCCCGGTGCTCGATCAGACACGAGCACGACCACCGCGTGGGGTCGCCCACCGGATCGGGCTGCGTCCATCTGTGCAGTAGCGTGTCGCTCATCGTTCCCCCCCCGCCCATCACAGCCCCCGACGTCGGCGCACGAAGGCGCGGGCCGCGTCGATGCGTGAGCTGCCCCAATGGACCTCGTCGGCCTCGCGGGGCGGAACAATCGGCCGGAGTTGCTGCTGGCGCTCGCCGCCGCACTTCCAGGCGTTGATCCGCCACGGCATCGAGGTCGCGGAAGCGTTGTCGCGAAAGGCGGTCACAACCCACTCGCGCCGATACGGCCGCAGCAGCCCCTCCGAGCTTGCCGCCTCGCCCATCACCTCAGCGTAGTCGAAGCGCTGCCCCAGCGCGGTCTCGATGCCGATCTGGCGCGCGTTGGGCGCCAGCCTCCGATGGCGCTGGTGCCAGACGTAGGCCGAGGGCACCGTCACCAGGCCAAGAACGAAGTCCCGGCCGATCTGGGTGAGCCGGTACATGCCCGACGAGCTCTTCGAGTCGTCCCCCGGATCCGGCTCCGCCCGCTCGGTCAACTCCCACCCGTCGCCGGCCGTGCGCGACCAGTCGCCCGCCACCGCCGACGCCGACTTCGTCCCGCACATGATGCGATCGACGTGGTGCCACTGATGAGCGTCCTGCTGGTACATCCAGATCAGCCCCCGGCACGCGGAGCCCGACAGCGACCGCGGCCTGGCCTTCGACCGGTTGCGGCAGATCGGGCACGTCGTCGTCGTCCCGCTGGCTCGGTCGCCGTCCTGCTTGTGGCGGTAGGCAGCCATGAGGCGGCCGAGGCCGTCCCCGTCGAGTCCGAGGTCGCGCATCACGGCCTCGAGGGTCTGGGGTGTCGTTGTCATCGTTGGGCTCCTGCTCAGTCTGCTTGTTGAGTCCCCACTATGCTATGGCGGGTGTGTGGCACCGTCAAGCGGGCGCACCCGCACGTCGACCAGCGACCGCAGCCGCCGGACCCCGCACCAGGACCGGAGCAGCTTGCGCATCGCGTTCGCCGTCTCCCCACGGCGGCCGACGAGGTAGCGCACCGACGACTCCGGCACCTGTACGACGAAAATGTGTTCATCGTGGAGGACGTGGTAGTCGATCCGCAGTGCATCGCGGACGGCCGCGTCGAGCAGGGGGCTAGCTATCGCCTGGATGTAGTGGGTGGCATCGACCACAGTTTGCGGGGTCATCATCGACATCGACGGATCGCTCTTTGTGCCTTTCCGAGTCTGTTGGCCAGTTGGTCGAGGACGAAGGCGCGATCCTCGGTGTCTGGTTCCTGCTGCTCTGCCGGCGCCAACACCGTCAGGTCACGAGTGAGACGATCGAAGACGACCCACCCAACCCCTACCGGTAGAGCCATGTGCTCAAGCGGCTCCAGGTGTAGCGTCTGCCCGTCGTGGGCGATGGTCAAACGTCGAGCGGCTGCGACCGTCACGACGTAGACGAGATCGGCCGCTTTGCAGTAGTGGCGGAGCTGGCGCAGTGCCCGCGCATCGAGGGGCGCGAGGGCCTGGCCCGGCTCCGCCATCTTCAGCTCGAAAGCTGTGAGCTTGGTGTCGTGAACGTGGACGAGGTCGAGCCGGCTGCCGTCGCGTGTAGGGATCTCGTCGTGGATCCGCCAGCGGGCAAGGCCGAGGCCGGCCACTAGGGCATCCTGAACCACCGGCTGCCATCGCTGCTCATGCACGCTCTGCTCGCTTCGTCTCTGTTGAAGGGTCTACCACGCCAGACCCAAGGCCCTCAATGTCTACAGGCTCAAGGGGGAGAGAGGTGACCTTATGGATCTCTTCTTCTATCTCTTCTTCTACGGCCTACCGGAACGTCTAGGAGTGGGTGGGGGCGGAACGTCTAGGGCCCCTCCCACACGACTGGATCACCCCCTCCTAGATAGATCGATCCCCGATGTGGACAAACCTGGGGAGAAGCGGGGAAAGTGGCCCCGTACTTGCGTCTGGTATGCTGTAGTGGTAATGCTGTTGGCATGACAAACGACGCACCCCTGAACGACGAGTGGGCTATCCGGCTCCGATGCCGCGCCGCCCGCATGAGCAACGGCCTATCGGTCGCGAAGTGCGCCGAGCGCGCTGGACAGGCCACGTCCACCATCACCTTCTTGGAATCGGGTGGGCGGCGCAACGTCTACCTCGACGTCGTGTGGGGTGTGGCGAAGGCCTGCCGCGTCCACCCACGCCACCTCATCGGCGGCTGGCGGGCCTGGGACAAGACGGTTGAAGCCGCTCGACGCTTGACCATCGCCCTGGAGGTGGAGGCGGCGAAGCCTCCCACCCTCCGCGGCGCCATGCCCGACCTCGAGGCCGCCGACCTCAACACCCGCCGGATGATTCGCCAGCTCCGCGGCGTCCGCGGCACCCCCCAGGTCGCCCGCGATGCGTGGGGCAAGGCCAGCCAGCAGAGCACGCTTGTCCGCTGGGAGTCCGGCGAGTACCGCCGGATCGACCTCGTCCGGCTCAGCCAACTCGCCAAATACTTCGGCGTGACCACCAACGACCTCGTCTTTTCACCAGCCACCGGAGAGTGAGCACTATGTCGACCCCCGAGCAGACGGGCGCATCGCCCAGCACCGACATCGCCCGACTTCGCTACGACGGCCTCAAGCTGAACCGCGCAGCCATCACCGCCCTCAAGACCGGCGACCGCCGCGGCCTCGTCGCCGCTGTCGGCGCCGAACTTCTCGACGACTCCGCACTGGACCCCCGCGCGATGGTCGTGGCCGAGCGGCTTGCCGAGCTCGCCCTGGACGTCCGCCGCCAGAAGGTGTCGGTGCTGGGCAACCACGAGGCCTTCGTCCGGCACACCACCGCCGGGGCGCTGCACCAGGTCCTCGCCCCCGTCCGGCTGTCTATGGAAGACGGCACGCTATGGCAGATCAAGGGCCGCCGGCCCGTCTGCACCGACCCCCAGCACGAAGGACGCGCCTGCTTCGGCAACGCCGTCAGCGAGCGCGGGCGCAACGGCCACAAGGGACAGACCGAGTGGAAGGACGTGGTGATCGGCGACCGGAACAAGGCGTCGGTGACATACCCCGGCTACCTCCGGATCAACGCCACCGCCGGCTGCAACGTCATCCAGCCGCCGCGCGTGATGGTGGACGGCGAAGAGCGCACCAACCCCTACGTCCAGCGCGCCGTGCGCAAGGACGGGCGGCCGGGCGACGTGCTCCGCATCGTGGTCGCCATCGTCGTCGTCGGCCCCGCCCCGATGACCGGGAACCCGGTGATCGTGAACTACACGCTAGACTACGAGCCGACGAAGGATCTGGCGAACATGCTGTCGAACCTGGCCAACAAGACCGGCTGGGGCAACGAGTCCGACACCCTCTTGCACGCGGAGGACGTCTACCTCGTCAACGAGGCCTTCCACGAGGCCGAGAAGGGCTGGGGCTACATCCCCGTCGGGTCGGGCATCGGCTACACGTTCAACCTCCGCTGTCGGGCCGTCGCTCAAGCGTTCCAGGCCTACATCGAACTCCAGGCCAACGCCCTCAAGAAGGCGATCACCGTGGCCCGCCGGAACGCGATGAAGGCGCACCCCGCGCTGGGCTGGCACACCGTCAGCATCCAGAACGGCGCCGCGGTCCTCGCCGTCACCGGCTGGGCTGGCGACGACGCCGCGATGCGCCAATGGCAATCGATCAGCGCCCGCCTCCAGCGCGGCCTCGACCTCCCAGAGGTGGAGGTCATCGACATCGGCGACGTGTACGACCCCGAAGCCGACGCCGGGCAGGGGCACGTGGAAGCGGAGCTGCGCCCGACCGACGACGACGACGGCCTCGACCCGGAACTCGCCGCCCGCAACGCCCTCATCGAATACATCGACCAAGGGCTCGGCATGGTCACGCCGCGCCAGAGTGCATCGCTCAACTACGATCCCGCCGAGATGACCGACGACGAACTCCAAGCCTGCCGCGTCCGCCTCGACGCGATGCTGGACGCGAGCCTCTGAGCCCATACCTCAACCACGACAAGCAGACTGAGCAGGAGCACCACATGCAACTCACCCGAATCGCCGGCACCACCCTCCACGGGCGGCTCACCTTCACCCACGCCATCGACCCCGTCACCGTCTTCATCGGCGCGAACGAGTCCGGCAAGTCCACCCGACTCCGCACCATCGACCTCGTCGTCGCCGGCCCGAAGGGGTCGCGGTTCCCCGTCCTTGGCGTGCCCGACTACGCATGGGCCGCCCAGCTTAGCTTCGACGACACCACCGTCGTCACCCGCGCGCAGGAGTGGAAGTCGCACCGCGACAAGCCCCGCAGTCTCGAGCACGGGCTGGTCTACGGGTGCGGGATGAACGTGAAGACCGGCGTGCGCGCCGCCGGCTCCGCTGTCAAGAAGGCCGTGGGGCAGGGCGGCGTGTGGGACATCGGCGACTTTCTGGACCTCTCACCGCAGAAGGCGCTCCGCTTTCTGGAGGACAAGGTGCTCGCCGGCACCACCTGGGATCCCGGCGAGGTCGCCACCGCGGTCTCTGGCATCGCGTCCACCGACAACGAATTCTTCGAGCTGCTGGACAACCTCAACGTGCCGGGGTGGGCGACCGAGGAGGCCGCGGCCGTCTGCACCGCCAGCGACGGCCGGCCCGCCCTCATGGCGCTCATCCAGGCGACCCGCGACCGCTACGACAACCAGCAGGCTCTCGCTCGCTCGCTGGGTGGCGCCATCGACCGGGCGAAGGCCACCCGTGACGCCAGCGACCTCCCCGGCGGCACCGTCGCCGAGTGGGAGGCGAAGCGCGCCGAGCTAGACCAGCGCATCGGCGCCCAGCGAGAGGCCATCGGCATCCAGAAGGGCCGCGCCACCGCCGTCGACGCCGCCCAGCGCGACCTCGACGCCGCCCAGCGCGACCTCGACGGCTTCCGCTCGCGGGAGTGGGACAAGGAGATCGCCGAGTCCAACGCCCAGCGAAAGGCCGCCGACGACGCGGTCGGCCAGGCCGTCGCCGCCGAGACCGCAGCAAGCAAGGCCGTCCCCGAGGCGGAGGCCGGCGACAAGGCCGCCCGAGCAGCCGACCGGAAGGCCGCCGCCGCTGCCAGCGGCGCCCGCGCCGCCATCGCCGCCGCTGAGGCGACCCGTGAAGCAGCCGACGCGGCCATCGAGGTCGTCACCGCCCTCCAAGTCCTTGTGGAACAAATCGAAGGCGACGACCACGCGCGGAGCGCTACGCATGAGGGCGCGGCGGTAGCGCGGGAGGTGCTGGAGGCATGGACCCCGCCGACCGACGCCGATGTGCTCCGCCTGCAAGAGGCCTTCAACAAGGCCGACACCCACCGCCGCGCGGCCAGCACCGGAGCCGGCGCCGCCTCGCGTAGCGCCGACCGCGCCCGCGCCGCGAAGCGGGCGGCCAGTACCGCCGTCACCGCCGCGGGTCGCAAGGCCTCCACGGCTGTCGACCGCGTGGCTGCGATCACGGCCGACCAGCAAGCCGAGGTCGGGCTGGCTGAGGCCGTCACCGCTGCCACCATGAAGCTCGCCGATCTCGGCAGCAGCAACGTCGACGCCGCGACCACACTGCTCACCACCCTCACCGAAGAGCGTGCCGAGGTGCAGGGCAAGATCGACCGGCTCGGCGACGTCGCGGAGGCCATCGCCAACCTGCACAACTCCCGCGCCCAGCTCGCGGAGACGCAGAAGGCGGCGAAGGCCACCCACGCGGCCCACCGCGCCCTCGTCGGCGTCATGGAGACCTTCCTGGGGAAGATGATGGAGCCCCTGGCCGCGCCGGTCAGCGCCATCACCTCCCGCGTCCTCGACGGCGCCACCTTCCACCCCCGCGTCGCCAACGGCTTCCGCTACCGGCTCGACCGCGACGGGCGCTCGCTCGGCCACGGGAGTCGGTCGGTGGACGCCGTCGCGATGATGTCGCTACGGTCGGCTGTCGTCTCCCGGCTCGGCGGCTGGCGAATGCTCGGCCTGGACGACATGGAGAATCTGGAGCCCGTGCGGCGCACCCGCTTCCTCGAAGCGATGGTGGAGGAGGTCGCGGCCGGCCGGCTCGACAACTTCCTCGGCGCATGTGTCGCTGGTGACGGCTGGGAGCCTCCCGCCGGTGTCCGCGTGGTGCGGCTGCCATGAACCCCGACAAGCCCATGAAGATCACGCTGAGTAGAGACCTCCCCGTCGATGAGAAGCACGGGATGCGGAAGGGCCGAACTTACGACGTCCTCGATACCTGCCAGAAGGGCACGAAGGCTAGCCAGCGACGCGGCACCGGCGGGTGGTGGGTCATGGGGGACACGGGTGAACGTGTCCTCGTCCGCTACTACGAGGCCACCCCCGTCACCGATGGAAACCAGGCCGGATAGTTGGCCGCAGCAGGAGCAGCCCATGAAGCGAGCAGCCTACATTCTCACCCTCTTCTACCTCACGGGGGGCGCCCTCGGTGGGTGGCTCTTCCTGATCAACGTCGTCGCCGTCGTCGTCGATGAGTCTGGGATCCTCGCGATGGTGTCGCCATGAGTGCCGGCCTCGCGGGGAGTTGGGTGACCGAGTGGTTGCCCGGCGCCAAGCGGATCGCCCACCTCGAAGCCAACCACGTCGACTACCGCACGCCGTCCCGCGTGCAGGCGACGATGGACCGGCTACGCCCCCACTGCCGCCACAAGATTCGGCTAAGTGGCTGGACCTCGGCGGTGACGCTTTGGTACACGGTCGACGTCGTCCCATCGGGTGAGCGTTGGCGGCACCTGTCGCTCCAGGTCAGCGTCGAGACACCGTCGCGCGAGGGATCGTTCAAGGCTCAACTGGCCGCGAACAAGGCGTATTTTCTCGACCTGATGACGCCCGTGGTGCGCGCCGTCTACCCCTTCCACGACGCCATCGCCGCCAACGTGCGCGTCTCCGACGCGGTGCCCGTCCACCGCGGCCGGCAGGTAATGCTCCGGAACCCGGTGACCTTCGATTACCTCGTGCGACACGACACGACGGACGGGATCGCTGGCGTGAACCGCGGCCAGCACACCGGTCGGGCGCCGCTTCTCGGTCCAGACGGCAACCCGATCCGGAGTCGCGACGAGGTCAACCTGGCCACCGATCAGATCCCGCTGTCGGTCCCCTCAGCGATGCCGTCCGAGGACGAAGTCGACCGAGCTCGGCGCGGCCCTCTCCCGCCGGCTGTACGTGGAGACGTCATCGCCCTCGAGGGGCGCCGCGCAAGGCGGCGCCGCGCACGACGCGACAAGAAGAAGAAGCGATAGCAGAGATCACCACAGCGAGCAGACTGAGCAGGAGCCCCACCATGACCACAAGCCTCATCACCGGCCTAAACCCCCAGCAGCGACAGGCCGTCGAAAGCGACCACCCGAGGATCCTGGCTATCGCCGGGGCCGGGTCGGGCAAGACCGCGTGCCTTACCCGCCGCATCGCCCGCCTCATGACCGGCGGCGTGCCCGCCGAGAGAATCCTGGCCGTCACCTTCACCCGGAAGGCGGCCGACGAAATGAAGAGCCGCGTGTCCAGCCTCATCGAAGACGTGATGCCCGACTACCGTGGCGGGATGCCCACGGTGCGGACGATGCACTCGTGGGGCGCCCAGCTCCTCCGCCGGTTCCCCGACCGCTTCGGCCTCACCCGCCACTTCACGATCTACGACGAGGCCGACAGCGAGTCGGTGCTGAGGGCCGCCGCCGAGGCCGTGGGCGAGACGTCGAAGCGGTCGTCGACTCTCCGCCGTCGCGAGCCCGTGATGGAGGAGTACCGGGCGATGCTCAAGGCCGGCAACGCCGTCGACTTCGACCAGATCGAGGCGATGACGCTGGAGCTTCTGGAGTACGATCCGGCCGCCCGCACGGCCGCCATCGGCCACTACGCGCACGTCCTCGTCGACGAGTACCAGGACACCAACCTCGCGCAGGTTGCGATCGTCAACGGCCTCGGCTCGGCCAGCATCTTCATCGTCGGCGACCCCCGCCAGAGCATCTACCGCTTCCGCGGCGCCGTCCCGGCCACCATCATCGCCCTCGCGGCAGATCACGACTACGAGGTCATCCAGCTCACCGCGAACTACCGCAGCGACCAGTCCATCGTCGACCTCGGCAACAAGCTCGTCAAGGGGCCGACGGCCGTCTTGACATGGGAGCCGATGACCGCCGAGCGCGCGGCGACCCCACACCCCGACATCGGCGAAGGGGCCAACCGGGTCCACGCCTTCATCGACAGCGACGAACCCGCACTGGTGGCGGCCAAGCTGAGCCGGCTGCACGATCTGGGCGTTGCCTGGAAGGACGCCGCGGTGCTCTGCCGCACGTGGGCGCCACTCCGCGAGCTCGCCGCGGAGTTGGAGCGCCGCGGGGTGCCGCACCGCTTCTGCGGTGGCTCCGGCGACCCCTGGGAGACCGAGGACGGCCGGAACATCGCCCGCGCCATCCGGCTCGCCGCGAACCCGGCCGACGACAACCTCGCCCGGATGCTGGCCGAGTGGGGCGTCATGGGGGACGCGCCGCGATTCAGGGAGTGGGCGACCACCCGCGCCCTCGCCGCGAAGATGCGGTGGACCCTGTTGAGGGCCATGGCCGCCGGCCAGGGCGATCAAGAGTGGGGCGCGATCTACCGCGTCGTCGAAGGCTTGCCCGACGCTACCGACCTCGGCGCCGCCGAGATCGCCCGCGCCTTCATCGGGTATCTGGGTGTGCGCGAGGCCTACCGGTCGCGGTCGCTCACCGCCCGCCTCGACCTCATCGGCGCCATCCTCGCCGACCTCGGCGGCACCTCCGCCGCCGCGTTTCGCGACTGGTGGACCGACCGAGCCACCGTCGACCGCGTCCGCTTCGACGTCGACGAGGTGCCGCTGATGACGATCCACGCCTCGAAGGGGCTGGAGTTTCCGGCCGTGGTCGTCATGGGTTGCCGCGACGGGCTGTTCCCCAGCTCCCGCAAGAGCGCTACGCAGGAGGACAAGGACGAAGACCTGCGCGTGCTGTACGTCGCCGTCACCCGCGCCCGCGACCACCTCCTCCTCACCTGCCCCGAGCACTTCGCAGGCTGGAGCGGCAAGCCCCTCGACACCAGGCCCAGCCCCTTCCTGGTCGGCGCCCGTGTCGAGTTTCGGTGGGAAGCTACACCGAATGGGTCCTAGACGACAGAGCAGGAGGGGTATGTTATACCGGTAACGTACCGTAGCAGACTGAGCAGGAGCCGAGACGTGGCCAGCCCCCAACCCACCCCCTTTGTCCGGATCTCGCAGGAGTGGCTTCGGGCGGTCATGCTCTTCGGCCGACTCAACGGCAGCGAGTGGGCCGTCCTCATGGTCATCGCACACGACACCTGGGGCTTCTCCCGCAAGGAAGCGTCGATCGGCATGGCTCAGTTTCGGGCGAAGCTGCCCGGCACATCGGAGGCCGCGATCCGCAAGGCACTCCACCGCCTCACGCGCCCGACCTCCGACAACCCGAAGCGCTCTGGCTACGCGCTGGTCCACGTCGTCGCCCAGCACACCGCCGAGCGGTCCACCCGCTACGAGCTGAATAAGGATTGGGAGACCTGGCCGTGGCGGACGGTCGAAGAGCTGGAGCACGCCCGCGTGAGGCTCGCCCCCTTCGAGAAGGGCAAGGGTACGAAGGATCCGCCGAAGAAGTCGCGGACCATCCCCGACAACGTGCCGCCACTCGCCGCCGGCATCCACGCCATCGCGAACCGGGTGCCCCACGCGAACATCCCGACGCAAGACCTCACCGACGCAACGTGGCGCCGCTGGTGCGGGTCCATACTCGACCTCATCGAGCGACAACACACCGTCGACGACATCGCGGCCTGCATTCGGTGGGCCGCCCACGATCCCTTCTGGCAGTCCCGCCTCACCGGGCGCAACGCCGATCGCCGCTTCGTATCGGGCTTCGACACGATCTATGCCAGTGCGTCCGCGGCCAACAACCGGAGAAGATGATGCCCAAACCTCGCACTCTCACCGTCAACGCCCGCGTCTCGTGGCGCCATGGACAGGGCCGGATGACCGGCCGAATCACCAGCCTCACGACGCGCGACGGCACGGAAGTCGTCGGCCCCGTGCCGTCGCACTCTCACCACCGCGCCCATCTCGAGACCGACAACGGCAAGACATTCACCCGCGCCGTCTCCCTCCTCACCCCAGAAGACTCTCAGGAGTAGTCCGTGCCGTTCCCATTCAGCACCTCCTCGCCGCTGTTCGTCTACAAATACAGCATCGAAGGCGGCAAGAAGCCGCAACCCGCCAACCTCGCCCGCCTCCGCGACCTCATGCACTCGCAGACGACGACGACGAAGCTGCCCGAGTCTCTGGCGATGTCAGAGTCGCACGTGTGGCGCTGGGCGTGGCTGGACGCCGAAAACCCCGTGTCGGCCGGCGGGTGGATCGCCTTCCTCTGCCGGACCTGGGTGAAGAAGGTGCCAGGCTCGACGGTCGCCGCCCTCTGCGAGGTGCGCGAGGCCGCGTGGTGTGAGGAGCACAGCGCGGCCAAGATCCCCAAGAACGCGAGGGCCGAGATCAAGGAGGACGTGGTGCGTGACCTCACAATCAAGATGCCGCCGGCTATCTCCGACGCCGCCATCGCCATCGACACCCTCAACCATCACCTCCTGCTATTCGCGTCCGGCGCCGCCACCCGTCAGGCCATCGTGAGTCGGCTGCAACGCACTCTGGAGCCCATGCTGGGGAAGGGGCTGCACTTCATGGAATGGACGCTCGACCACTACCTCAGCCGCTCGCGACCAGGTGCCGCACTGCCCGCTGAGATCGACCACAAGTGGCTCGGCTGGCTCGCCCAGCACGGCCACCGGCAAGAGTGGCTGGAGGTGCCCAGCCGCCACAAGTCGGAGCCGATCGTTTTCCGCGTGACGCTGGAGGACAAGCTGCGCCTGATGTCAGACGGCGGTGAGATCAGCGTGCGCGGCGACGACGCGGTGGACGTGGCGATGCGCCGCGTGGAGGAGGAAAACCACACGCGGGTCGCTGTCCTCAAACTCCGGATCAAGGTCAAAGGGGCTCGATCCTACGTCGTCGTCATCGACCACCAGGGCCGCCTCATGCGGGTCGAACTGGTGTCCGGCGAGACGTACCGGGCGAAGAGCGACAACCTGGAATCGGCCACCCTGGACCGTTGCGACGACTACCTCCAGGCCAGCAAGCTCGTCCGGCTGCTCATGCAGGCCTTCGACTATGGGCCGATGCAAGACTGGATCGATGAAGCGCCCCAGACGATGCTCTGGCCAGGCGGAGCGACAGCGGCGGCCTTCTGGCACTCCAGCGATGCCATCGTGGACGAGGACGACGCACCACCGGGCACCGACTCCCAGCAGGGACTCAACTTCATCGCGTCCGCGAACCTTTTGAAGGAGGCCGAGGATGCCGTCGAGGCGATGATCGAGGTCCACGGACTACGCCCGCCCGACGTCCGCGCCTGCGCCCGCGACCTTGACACCATGAAGGTTTACGCGCGAATCAGGGCGGCGGGCCTTTCGGTGGAAGAGGCCCGCCACCAGATCCTCGATGCGATGGTCCACCACGGCGCCCGCTACGTCCCCGGCCGCGAACCGGCGGCGAACGGGTGAGCGCCAAGAACCGCGCGGGGAGCTCCAGCCCCGACCTGGACGTCTGCCCAACGCCGCCGGCACTCGCTCGCACGTGTCTAAGGCTGCTGGACATCCGGCCGGGGATGAAGGTGCTGGAGCCGTCCGCGGCCGACGGTCGGTGGCTGCGCGAGCTTCGGGCGCTTCACGGCCCCAACTTTCACGCCCACGCCCTCGAGCTGCGGAAGTCGATGGCCGACACGCTGGTCGAGGGCGTGTCGCCGTTCAAGGCTTGGGATGTCACCACCGGGGTCCGCTACCAGGACTTCATGAGCCGGCCGCGCGGCGGCTTTGACCTCGTCGTCGGGAACCCTCCCTACACGTTCGCCAGCGACTTCATCCGTCATTCGATGTTCATGCTGGGCGACGGCGGCATCCTGGCCTTCCTGCTGCGCCTGCCGTTCCGAGTGCCGAAGGCGCGGCGGGCGCTCTTCAAACAATTCCCCGTCTGGCGCTACTACGCGCCCGAGGACCGCCCGAGCTTCGACGGCGATGGCACCGACGCCACCGAATACGCATTGTTCGTCCAACGCAAGAACCGGCCGCGCGACGACGACGGTATCCTCCGCACTTTCGCGTGGTGCCCAGAGCGGCGCGAGTCATCCGTCATCGAGGCGGACGTCGCCGAGATTCGCCGGCTGGACATCCGTGTCGCGGCCTAGTGGGTGGGTTCCACCGCCGACACTAGTGTCGGCGGGTGCGGGTGCGGGTGCGGGTGCGGGTGCGGGTGCGGCAAGGGCAGTGTGTCATCCAGGGCGCCAGCGGTGTCGGTGGCGGCACAGTCGCCGGGCGTGAGGGCTTCGCAGAGCGCTAGGGTCAAGTCCGCCTGCCGCTCGGCCTGCTTCTCCAGCTCCCCGGCCACCTCCGACATCACGGGGGTCGGGGTCTGATCCTCCATCACGTCGGAGGTGTGGACGGTAGGCCCCGGCTCCGCGGTGGCAGGGATGGCCATGAGGGCAAGAGCGAGTAGGATCCGGCCTGTCATCGTGGGCTCCTTTGGTCAGTCGCGGCGGGTACAGTCTACGCCGAGCTCGAGTCGCTGATTGAGTCCGACGCACAAGGACACGGTGATCGTCTCCACGCCTCCCACCACGGTCCTCACGGAATCGAGGCGATCGGTTGCATCCTTCACGTTCTCCTCTACCGCACCGACCCGCGCTTCCAGCCGAGCAATCCGCGCGCCATGCTCCATCCCAGCCGCCGCGGTCTCCGCCTCACGAATGTCCAGCCAGCGTTTCGTCGCTTCGCTCTGGAGGATCCAGCGATCGATGCCGTAGGGTCCGCCCAGCACGAGGACGGCAAGGCTGACCGTCGTGGCCGTCACCTTGCCCGAATGCAGGAGCCGATCGGCAAGGCCGAGGACCCCGCCAGCGTTTTCCGCGTCGGCCATTACTA